AAGACATTGACATTCACGCAAACAGAAGTATTAGAAGTCCATTATGGAAAACCTTATATGGTTGGGAATGTGAATTTAAATTGAATGGTAAAAGACACTGGTTCACATTTGGTAAAGGTGGATGTGGTTTTGAACCATCATTACAAGCATACATTAGAAAATACTGCAAACTTGATAGTTTTGACGATTATAAGGAAATTAAGAAAGATTATCCTGATGCTACATTAGAAGATATTAGAAACATTGCAACAATGGGGTAAGTATGGAATTAAGAGAAGCAGAAGAAGTCTTAAAGAACAATGGCTATCTTTTAGAAGCTACTAACACAACTGAGATTGACTGTAGTAATTGGCACTGGGTAAAGTCCATGTCTAGTTATAACAACAATTACTATTACGATACTTTGAGTGATGTTGAATTTTATCTTGAAGAATGTGATGAAGATTATGGAGATTATCTTTATTACGCTTGCGATAAATCAGGAAAGAAGCTAAAATACTTAGGATATACAAACCGTGAAGGCAGTGTTGAAAATTGTAATGGTAAACTTGTATTAGATACAAGTATGCCTACATAGTTTGGAGAATTTACAATGAAATTAAGCGAAGCTCAAAGAATTTTAAATAAGAATGGCTTACTAATGGAAGAATCATTAGTTGATACCAGATATATTGACAACAAAATAGAACAACTACAAAAGATTAAATCAGAGTTATTCTCATTGGGTATAAAAGTAGAATCTATTTATCGTAAACTCGGAATTACCGGAACTAAATACAACATTTATGCTAATGGTGATGAATGGTATTTGGTTACAGAATTTGAAGATGGTGGTTCATTTGATTATTATGTAAATGGTAAAGAAATTGAAATAAATTACACTATTAATGGATATGGTTCAAAGACCTGTACTTATGATAGATTGGAAATTACCATTAAACGCATATTTAGAAAACAAGATAAGGAATAATTTATGTGTAAATTTTGCGAAGGCAGTGATAGAAAGAATAGTGGTAAATTCGCCATCTATATGACAAAATGGTCAGATGAAAGAGGAACTACTTTGAGTGTAGATTTTGATGGTTTTGACGAAAGTAGTGATACTGATTTTGAAGTAAACTTTTGCCCAATGTGCGGAAAACAGTTAAAACAAGTTCAAGAATCCACCGAACTCACTGAAGCATTAGAAACATTAAAAGATAATGGCTACATTTGTGAATCCAACAAACATTTTGAATTTTGGCAATACAAATTACAAGTTAAAAAGAACTTAAATAATTGGATAAAGACTCAAAAATGGTATAAAAATTTTGACGAATTGAGAGCAAGTATTTCTTGGGAACTATATATTGATATAGTTAAAGAAACTATGAAAGATTATTTTGATGCTGGCAGTTCACCAGATGATTGTGCCGTTGAAATTATAGAAATGGCAAAAGAAGCAGCAAAGAAGGGTTAATTATGAATTTACAAGAATCATTTGAAGTATTGAAAGAACATGGTTTTATTTGTGAATCAACAAGTAAAGAAATCTACAATGTTCTTTCACGAAATTATGATGTAGTAGATGAATACAGCGATAGTCAATTTAGAACAACATTTACTTGTAAAACAAAAGGTATTCGTAAAGCTGATAGATATTTAATGACATCTAAAGGTGGATTGGCTATAAGAAAGGGCGACCAATGGGTTCTTATTGCTAACGATTTAGCTGAACTTGAAAATTATTTTGCTGGGTAATTTATGAATTTACACGAGTCCATTACATACTTAAAAACTGCTGGCTATCTCGTAGAAAAAGTCAATATAAGTAATTTAGTAGAAAATTTAAGCGAAGTTCTTCTACGAACATTTGAGTTAGAAGAAGCCCACCAAATTAAATCTACTACACCAAATACTGTTGCTTATACATTGAGTGATGGTATTCACGATGTTACTGTGATATGTGAATATAATCATAAAACTGATATATTAAGAGTTACATTGAATTATGGTAATTTTGAAGATACATTCAACGATTTATCACAAAATGTAAGAATTGACAAACAAGGTAAAATTGACATTACAGATAAACTTGATAGATGGGCAAGTGATGTAATGGACGAATGGACTGACGCATTTAGTTATTAGGAATTTATAAAAATTAATACATATAACATTGTTTAAGAGATTGGTGAAATTATGATTAATAATAAGCGAGTAATTGTTTCAATGACTTCCTGGACGAAAAGAATAGGAAATGTAAGTCATGTGGTTTATTCATTATTGAAACAAACTGTACAACCTGATAGTATTGAAGTAAATTTGGCTTTGGAAGAGTTCCCAAATATGGAAGAAGATTTACCTGAAGATTTGGTTACTATGTTAAATGAAGGTGTAATTCAAATTAATTGGGTTGAAAAAAATACAAAAGTATTTAAGAAATTCATTCCTGTATTACAAAAATACTATGGTGAAGATTATTATGTTTTAACTGTAGATGATGATTGGCTTTATAATAAAAATTATATTGAAACAATGGTTAAACGATTAGGTTCAGCCGATGCTTATTGTTTAATCCACGATGCTTTCCACGGATATTGTATGATTTATCGTAGCAAAATTTTCAAAGAAAATTTTTGGCAAAGTGTAACTGATAAAATGATTTCATATAGTATATCTGACCATTATATGCGTGGTTATATTTTAAAATTTGGTGGTGCTTTAAGTAAAGCAAAACATAGTAATAAAAAAGATTATCTAACAAGTTTCAACCCAGTTTGTCCTAATTCAGGAAATAAAAATCCAATGAGTGATGTTTATGATACAGCAAGAGTTGTAAATGCTTATAAAGAAATTAACAGAGTTTTAAAGGCTATGAAATGAAACAATATAATGGTGAAAAAGCAATTATTTCATTGACCAGTTGGAAAGCCAGGATTACAACAGTAGATAAAACTATATTTAGTTTGATGAAAAATTGTCCAGGTTTTCATATAGTATTAGTTTTAGCTGAAGAAGAATTTACAAACAAAGAAAACGATTTACCTGATAATCTTAAATACATTATTGATAATGATTTAATAGAAGTTCTATGGGTAAAACGAAATTGGAAATCAATAAAGAAAGTAATCTTTACGATGGAAAAATATAAATCGGTTCCAATTATAAGTGCAGATGACGATTGTATCTATGTTTGTAATTATGCAGAAGAACTCTATCAAAAATGGTTAGATAATAAAAAACAAATTAATCCTATTGCTTATAGATTATCTAAAATTCCATTCTGTTTATGCGGACCTGCTTCATTCTATCCACCTGAATTATTTGATAAAATTTTAGAAGGATTTAAAACAAGTGAAAGAATAAACATTAATATGGATGATAGTTTTATATCTTCTGTTTTAATGAAAAATAATATAAAACCTGTTTATTATAGTGATAAATTTCCTTGTTATTTTCACGATGAAACAAAAGCATTAACTGGTTCTAAAAATAGACCTGAATGGGTGAAATCACAGAGGTTTGAATGATTACTGATAATTTAACTTTATTCACTTGTACATATAATAGTAATTTTTTACTTAAAATAATGGTGATGTCCTTTTTTAAACAAATTAAAAAAGATATACAAGTAGTAATTCTTGATAATGGAAATAAAGAGCCTTGTGATAGTAATTTTGCTGAACAATTTACTGTTATTGATAATAAAAATTATAAATTGACACCTTATTTTAAAGATAATATATCACAAAATCACTGCGCCAGTATAGATTATGCTTTAAAAAATTGTATAAAAACAAAATATGTTTTGTTATGTGATTGTGATATTATTTTTAAGAAAAGCATAAAAACTTTTTTTGATTATCTTGATACACTTGAAGATTTTGATTGTATTGGTGAAGTTGGTTATGATGTATTTCCACCTAATAGATTATTCCCATATTTCTGTTTAATTAATGTTGATAAATTTAAATCAGATAATATAAATTATTTTGATAAAAAAAGATGTGCTATTAGAAAACACGGTGTAGGATTATATGATACCCGGTTATTCTTTTTATGCTGATATTAGAAAAACTTGGAATATACAAAAAATAAAAATTGACCGATACATATACCATTTAAAGAATGGTACATTTAAATCACAAAATTTAATTGAATGGTTAAAATTATATGAACGAACATAAACAAATAATTTTATTTGAATCTTATCCAGATTTCAGTGGTTCACCACTGGAGATTTATAATGAACTTGTCAAAAGAGGATATGAAGAAAAATATGATTTAGTTTGGGCTGTATATTCTAATTTTAATGAAAAGACTAATTACAAAATAGTTAAGTTCCACGGTTGTGATACACAAGAAAAAAGAAATGTTTTAGCAAGAACGAAAGTTATAATTGATAGTAATAGATATATACAAAAGCCAAGACCAGATGTATTTAGAATACATGTAAGACATGGTTTAACATTAAAAAAATGTCAAAAGTATTATAATGATATTGGATATTTAGATGCTATAATTACAACATCAGATGAAATGTTAAAAATTGAAGAAAAAGCATATCCTTCTTATTTAAAGAATAAATTTATAATAACAGGTATGCCAACTACTGATAGATTATTTCATCCAAATGATTTATATAATGGATTTATACAAGAATTAACAAATAATAACATAAAATATAACAAAATTATTAGCTGGTTACCTACATATAGAGAACATCGTTTTTCACACTTTGGTAAAAATAAGTATGAGTATGGTCTTACAGCATTACATAATAAACTTGAATGTGATACATTAAATAATGTATTACAAAATAACAATACATTACTTATTATACAGATGCATCACGCACAAGCAAAAAATTATCAAAATTTGTTGAAGTATTCAAATATAGTTGTTGTAAATGAACCTATTAAAAATAAGTATTTAATTACAACAAGTGATATTTTAGGAAATTCCGATGCTTTACTAACTGATTATTCTGGAGCATATCAAGAATATATCATTTTAAATAAACCAATAGGTCTTATTATAGAAGATTTAGTAGATTATTCAAAAAAAGTTGGTTTCTATTTAAATTATTTAGAATGGATAAAAGGTGATTATTTGTTAAATAATAAAGATTTAATAAACTGGGTAAATGATATAGCAAATAATATAGATAAGAGTAAAAATGAAAGAACAGAAAGTTTAAATAAAACACATTTATATAAAGATGATAAATCTACACAACGAGTTGTAGATTATATAATTAGTAAAACTAATTTATAAATGATATAATTGAATTATAGTATTTGTTTATAGTTGTTAATGGTAATTCTATTTTATTCACCAAAATAGTTTTACATAATTCATCATTACGAGTTACACTTTTATCTTTTGTTATTATTATTCTTTTGTAATCTGAATTATTATAAGCAATATCTTTTATTGAGTATTTACTGTTAGAGTTTGCATAAGCTTCATCCCTTATTAAGAAAATTGGTTTATCTTTACATTCTAACATTCTTTGTACTCTATCCAGATATTTTTGATTAATATATTCCCATATCCTACAATAATATACTTCATTTGTATCTTTATTTGTGTATAGTTTTGTTGCTTTTGAATCAAAATTATAATGAACATAATGAAGTTCAATAACATTTTCTACTTTAATAATATAAGTATTTTTTTTTAATGTTGATTTTTCAAAATCATAATTAAACCAATTTATTTTATTAAAGTTATTCATAACATACATTATTGAATCATTAGGACAAACCATCCATATAAAAGGATTATTAAATTCTAAATTATGACGATTATAAAATCTTCCTCCACAGCAATTATTACTTATAACTAACATAATTATACCTTAATATTTACATCATTAGGAAAATGATTATCTGCTTGGAGTTTAATTTTTTCATATATAGTTTGTTTTAAATTTGTACTACTAACACCATTTCCATAAGGAAAATATACAACAGTAACACCTAAATCTTTTAAATAATCATATTTACCAGCCCAATCATCACCTACTACAAAAATATCAAAGTTTAATTTCTTTACTTTATCTGTATGGTCTAATGATTTTTGTGGAATAACAATATCAGGATATTTTAAGGCTTTAACCATAGCAATACGTTCTTCAAATGGAACTATCAATTCAGATTTATATGTATTAACTAATTCATCTGTATTTACGCCTATGATTAGAATATCACCAAGTTTTCTAGCATATTCTATCATCTTAATATGATTTATATGTAATAAATCAAATGTACCAGATGTATATACAACTGTTTTTCCAGCTATCATAATAATCCTCTTTTATTCATATCATCTAAAGCATTAAACAAAATATCATTATCATTAATAGTTAAATTACCTATGTGACCTACTCTTAATATAGTATCTTTTAATTTTCCACCATTAGGACAAATCCATATATTATATTCGTTTTTTAAAGTGGTGAATGTATCATAAGCAGAAACATTTAATGGATGTAATGGTGTGACTGCATTTGATAATGAATTAGATGTTATTTCAAATGGGTATTTTTTAATTCGTGTTCTAAAATCATTAGCAATTAGGTTTATTCTATTGATTTCATTTTCAACACTACCATTTTTATCTATATTTAATAGTCTTTCGTGTATTTGTAAAATTATACTTACTGCTGGTGTAAATGGAGTTTGACCTCTTTCAGCATTTTTTAAGGCATCCTTTAAATTAAAATAGTAACATTTAATATTATTATTTTCAATTCGTTTAATAGCAGTTTCGTCTAAAACCAATATAGAAATGCCTGGTGGACAGGCCAATGCTTTTTGTGAACTTGTTATCACTATATTAGCCGAATAATTTTCCATATTAAATGGGTCAGCTAAAAATGAACTTATAGCATCTACAATTAAAAATAGATTATATTTTTTACAATATGAACTAATTAAATCCATATCATAATGTACCCCAGTAGATGTTTCGTGTACATTTACTAAAAATCCAGTATAATTATTACCATCAAATTTTTCTAAATCTTTTTCTGTTAATTGTTTACCTGATTCTAATATAATTTCATCATACGATATATTATGAACTTTACATATATCAGCAAATCTTTGTCCGAAATTTCCACCATTTACTATGAGTACTTTATCAGTTTCATTAAATGAATTTATTATAGAAGCTTCCATAGAAGCTGTACCAGAACCAGTAATAAATAATACTTTTGATTTTGGTGGTGCTTTTATAAATTTTTTAATATAGTATTCACTTTCAAATACTATATTTGAAAATTCTTCTGTTCTAAAATATGGAACTTGTTCGGAACCAATTTTTAATACATAATCATTTGTTTGTACGGGACCAACAGTAAAATTTATCATTATTCACCTCAATTTATTATATTTATAAGTAAATATAAATTTAACAATAATATAATAAATTATAATTCAGTATACAATAAAACAAATTTCATAAGCTGGCTATTGAAAACATAGCTGGCTTTTGTTATATTATAGAAATGAAAAAGAAAATCCCATTTGATGCTTGGCACAGATTAATCCAAACTGAAGACACTTTAATTCCACAATGGAAAGGTCTGTTCTTTTGGCATAATTACCACTTTAGAGATTTTTGCCAAGACTTTAAATATGATTATGTAATCTATTTTGATACTGCACATCAAGAAGATTTATGTAATCTTCAAGAAATTTTTGAAGAGTTAGATTTTATTAGAATACAAAAAGATGGTGTTTGTTAATGAGTGCTATATTTTTAATTGGTTCAGTTGTATTGTTCATTATATTGCTGGTAATTGAGTATCGTAGTGAAGATGATTTTTGTAGACCGATAGAATACAAAAGAGAAATTGAAAAAGAAAGGAATTGTAAAGATAAATGAATCCTAATGAATTATATCGCAGTCTTTGTAGGATGAGAATTGCTTATGCTCAGTCCCAAATCTATCTACTTGAAATGGATGGAGATAGTGTAAACCCATATTATACAATGGCTAAATCCATTAAACTAACTGATTTTTGGACTAATGTAAAAACATATTGGGAAAACAAATTAAAATATAATTTATATCATACTGGAGAATAAAAATGTATAGTGAAAGTTGTAGTATAGAAATTGATAGCCGCGTACGCGGCGTAAAACGAGCAATATATGAAATTGCTGACGATTTAGGAATATCTGTTAGTATAGATACAGATACTTATTGTGATGGTGGATGGTTTTTTAAAACTTATACAACTGAGTATAATATAAGATTTAGTGGTGATAAAGACAAAGTAGAAAAAGCCATTGAAAGGCTTCACGATGATTGTGAAGAATTTAATGCACGAATACATAGACCAGTAACTGCAACAACAGGATTTTAATATGACTACAATAAATCAATTTCTTAAAAAGAATTACCCAGACATTCTTAAAGAATGGACTGAATTCCACGAAAAAGAAACCAAAGAAGCCAAAGAAGCAGAGGCTTTAAAAGAAGAACAAGACCGACAAGAAGCCATTAAGAATAGAGTACCATTGTTTGAATACGAATTTTATTTTTCGTATCACGAATATGGTTGGGATAAATCTACTCACAGTAATTTTTGGTCTTTGGGTGAAGCATTTGAATGGATAACTGACTATAAAGTTTCTTATGAAATGAAACCTGGTTATATATCATTTGCCGATTTTATTAGAGAAAGTGGTTTTAAGACCGAAGAAAAGTTCTTTAAACAATGGCTAGATAACATTCACGCAAGAAGTGCAGAAATTGAAGATAAAGTTCAAGACCGATTTGACTGCCAACTTGACGAGGATGAAGGTCTAAGTGAATGTGGTTGTACTTATGTTTACACTGATGAAGAAATAAAAGATATTTTCAAGAATTGTTTTTATCAAAAGATAGATTATGAATAATAAAGTAGAATTAACAAAAGAAATGAAAGAATGGATTAGAGTAATTGAAACACTTGGGAATTGCGAAGTTGATGTAGTAATTGGTAAGCCTGATTTAGGTCTTTGTGCTAGATACCCAGTACAACAAGATTTTTATATTGACGAACACGAACAAGATAATCCAGTTATAGGAATTTCAAAAGATGACCAGAGAACACATTGAAGAAATGTATTACGCAGTATTACCTGCTGAAAAAGCCGAACATCACGAAACCTTATATTTTTGGTTTTCCAATTATGCCAGCAGAGGTTATCCAAGTGATTATGGTTGGAGTAATAGAGAACAAGATAAGAAGTATGCTTCCAAAGAAATTCTAATGGAATTTCTACATAACACATTGGCATTGGAAGTAGACCGAGGTCATTGGAGTTTAGACGAAGTAGAAGGTGTACAAATTCATAAAGTAATTGAGAAAACAATTACCACTACTGAAGATACTCTTGAAAATTATGGAGCCGGTATCAAAGAAATCAAGAAACTCGGTAAACAAAGATATGGATGGGATGTATAATGTGGATTTTAATTTTAACTCTATTAACTAATACTGGGGCTGCTTTAACTGCTGCTGAATTTGATACAAAGAAAGCATGTATAGAAGCAGGTTCTGGTTGGTACAGAGATATGAATAAAAAAATTGGTGTTTCAGCTTCATATCGTTGTGTAAGCAAAGCAAATCTTCCACCTGACCACATTTATAATAGGTAGGTTTATATGACTAAATTTACTGTGAATGTACCATTTGAAAAACTTAAAATAACTGAAGAAGAATTAGCGAAAAGACAGGAGCTTATTAAAAAGCACACTGATGAAAATGGCAATATCAATTTATATCTTGTATTTAAAGAATTTTATGAATGGTTAACTGAGAAGGATAAGTAGTGATATGACATTAGAAGAACTTGAAATGGATTATGAAAACGAATATGCAATTTATCGTTTTCCTGATACTAAAGAAGAAGTGTTTAGGTATCATGTTCCAACACTTGATAGTTTTAATATGACTGTTGAAGAAAAAGCACTTGGACTTCGTCTTTGTATTGAAGCTCGTTTAAAAGATGGCTGGACAGGTGATATATTAGGGAGATAATTTTATGACCCTTGACGAAGCAATAGAACATTGTGAAGAAAAATCTCAATGCGGAACTGCTTGTGGAATGGAACACAAACAACTTGCTGAATGGTTAAGAGAACTAAAAGTGTTTCGTAGCAATATCAAAGAAAACGAACTAACCAAAGATGACTATATTCTTTTATTAGAAAAAGAACTTGAGATTTATAAAGCAAAATGTGCTGGTCAAGCCGAGCAACTAAAAGAATTAGAAGCCAAATACAATTTAATTAAAAGTAACTATAATACTTTAATGGAAGTTTTGGCAAATAATACAAATCAACCAAAGTGTAATACAGGATTTCTATAATGCCTAGAATAATTGGTGAAGGTCCACACGAAACATATTACCATACACCAGATGGTAATTGGACTCATTTGGATGCTAATGGTAAATCGTGGAAAACATTAGAAGAAGCAAAGCAACATTATCACCAAACACATTCAAGCGAAACTGACTATGGGTGTTTGTTTCTGTTTGGGTTATTTGTTATGGCTATCTTCTTTGCTCTTATATAAAAAAAAGGTGGTTCAAACGAACCACCTTTTATTTTTATTCATCCATTCCGAAAGGGTCATTTACATATCTTTCTTCATTATGTAAGTCATTAAGTTCATTTTTGTAATTTTCCAAATCGTCAATACTCCAGCCCGCCAAAGTATAATAATCCAAATCGGAATCACACATTGGGTCATCCAAGATTTCTTCAATTAACTCATGCTTATCTGGTGAGATTTCTTCCTTGTTGTATTCCAACAAAAAGCCTTTGGAATGTAAAATCTGTTGTGCTTCAATCAATTTCATATTGTTTTTAACCTTGTATCTATACTGGTCAATCATTTGTTTAGCAATAGCAGCGGATTTTTCACCTTTCATTCTTTCAATAGTTTTGTATTCATTTTTAAAGATTTTATTTGGTGAAGCACCTTTCAAATTGTGTTCATAGTCCAACATATATTCCAAGTCACGAAGTACTTTATCTTCAATAGAACTATTGGGGTCAAATCCTAAACCAAATCTATCTCTTACACGATTAGTAATAAAATCTAAATCTGTAATACCCAAATCTGTGTATTCTTTGATTACCATTTCAATAATCTGCTTTTTGATTTTTCCACACATTAAGTCATGAAAATCGTCAGGGTGTAAATCATTTTGTAACTTTTTTATTACATTATCGTATAATTCTTCCATACTATTATTTATGTAAATTTAATTTTACATAATTTAGTCATTTTTCTATTGACAAACTGCATAAAATAATCTATATTAATAGTGTAAAACCATTAAAAAGAGGTAATAAAAATGTGGATTCTCATTATGACATTAGCATTTTCTAACTTTCAGGGTCATGGTGGTTCCGGAGGTGCTGCCGTTGCGACTGCCGAATTTAGCACAGAAGGTAGATGTAAAGCAGCTGGTCTCAGATGGGAACTTAGCATTTCAACATATAATCACGAAATCAAAGACGCTGCCAAGTGGGTTTGTGTTCAAAAGTAAACGAGGTAACAAATGAATGAAATGAAATTTCCTGAGATTTGGGCATTTTACATTCCGTCAGAGCATGATTATGCCCGTGGTAATGGTGGTATTCGTACATATTCTTCAAAAGAATCAGCATTGAAGCAGAAGAAGTACCACTTAGACGCAATTCTTGTTAAACTCACAGCAACATGGGAGGCATAATATGGGTGGTGGTTCTATGACACACAGTTATTTTGTACAGAAAGACGAAACCGAACGAGATTTCAACCATAAGAAAGAACCCGAGCCGGAATTGGTAATTTATAAGGGTGAACTTGTTGTTACAGAAGGAGCATAATATGAACAAACTATTTCTTATTCTTGTATTTGCGATTACCGCATTTGCCCAAATGAATTACACACCGAAGACTGAAGAATTTCAGTACACAGAATCAATGTGTTGGATTGTGTATGGAGATATTATTTGTGATGGTGGAGAAATGAATACAGAACAGGCGTATGGCCGAGTAATTGCCGACACCGTTCCAATGACAGATTGTATTTCGTTTGATTCACTTAAAAATTGGGAAACTAAAATGCAAATGAACGATTCTGTTAAGTATTATGTATCAGCTCCGAGAAAATCCCATTTGCGAGATAACGAACTAACTTTGGATTGGTCTTGTACTGACCCATTTATACGCAAAACACGAAGTCTAGCACGTCATTGGGAAAAATTAGGCTATGAAGATGTATATGTTAGGATTTGGAAGATAACATTGAAAGGATATGATTGCCCCGAAAATCCAACAAAGATTTTATATTCAAATCCCTGGTTAGCCGAAATGGTGCTATATGAATGTGTAGAAAATCCTGACGATTATGTTGTACACGATTTGGAATATGAAGAATGGATTAGGAAAAATGGAATTGTATATCCAGGAGCAATTATAAGGAGAAAGTAAAATGTTTTATTCAATTATCCACAACTCAAAGAGATTGTTTGATATTCACCAGCACAAAGATGTAGATGACGCAAATGAATATATCCGCAAGGAAATGCCGAAGTATGCTAAGCGTGGTTGTGCGGAAGATAAGTCAAAGAGTTTCCAACTCTACAAGAATACAGATGCTATTTGGCACATGTATCACGATTTGCCAGTAACTGACGCATTTTGGGTTGACGAAGGAGACCACGATATGCACGGTGTGGTAGTCCACGCAACTAAGGATATGAAGTGGGCATACATTCATTTCGGTCAGTTTGATGGTGATGGTTTCCCATGCGATGTTCAGTTCTTTAAGAAGCGAGAAAATGCTATTCACAGAAAGAACATTGAATACAAGAAGGTATTGAAGGAATGTATTGATGGACAGAAAGAAGATGACAAGTTGTATGGGATAACGAATTTCCGACCACTCAATCACCAGGAAGAAGATGAATGTTCTGCGATTTCTTGGGATGATGGTTGTGGTGGCACGGTAGAAGTTCACCTGGTTATGGAAATTAACTAATAGGAGGCAACTATGTACGAAGCAATCGGACAGAGAATTAAATCAACTGATTTCCCACTCAAATGTAGGGCTATGTATTATTTCTCAAAGGGCCGTCATGACCACCAGGAACGAAAGGGCAGTGGGATGCCATATTATGTTCATCCTCGTGGTGTAGCATACATTGTTATGGAGCATGGCGGAACTGAAGACCAAATCAATGCTGCTTTCGCTCACGATTTGATGGAAGATACCGAAACTTCATATCTTGAAATTAAGGCTGTATGTAATGAACATGTGGCAAATATGTGTGCGGAACTTCGCAACAACAATTTCAAGAAAGAACAAATGGGAAAAGAAGCATATATCACTGAAAAACTTCTTAAAATGAGTGAAGATGCTCTATTGGTAAAACTCGCAGATATGGTTTACAATTCTTATGATATGCCAGCAGAGAAGGCATTGAACAGAATGTACAAGAATGTTTGCGAACTACTAATCAAGCGAGAACTCAATCCGACATGCCGAGAACTCGCCACTATGGTTATTCTCGCAGACCCACAAGAACCTGAAGATTAGTTAGCCATACAAAAAGAAAAAGACCCTCGTAATTGAGGGTCTTTTTTAAAGTGCTAATATATCTTTTAGATTTTTGAATTTACCATATAACGGTTTTAATTCGGGTAGATTTTTATTAACAACATAGAACTCGTTATCTTTCAAATCAAAATCTATTTTAATTGGAATACACCCATTTAAAACCGCTTCCATATTTTGTTTCATACAAACGAATGATGAAGTACAAGCAAGTGCATACAAATGACAACTTAGATAAATTTCATTGTTGGTATTTCTTGATTTTACCACCATATCATTACTTCTTCTCATAAAAGACGAAACAATCATAGAAACATACTCGTCATGCCAACGATGAAATCCAGCTGCTGAAGTATCTAAGTCATATTCTTGTATATCAGGTTTATAACTGGTCATAGAATGGGTCCTTTTTCCATTGTATAGAAAAACTTCTAACTTGGTCAGGAATAGTCCACCAATGTTCAATACCTACACCAACTTCATATCCAGCATCTTTAAATGCTTTTTCTATATCGTAAACATTCTCTATGCTAATGTTATATTGACCAGGCCATTCTAAATTAAGATAACCATAACCATTTTCGGCTCTCTTTTTACATTCGTTCACTAATTTATCAATAGTTTTTTGTGTTTCTGTAATTTGTTTACATTCATTTATCTTTTCAATAGATATAGAACTTTGCCTAATTTCATTTATATTTGGAATCATTTTTACCACTCCACATGAATGTACAAGTTGTTATCCCAACTCTCTCTTTTATAACAGGTATATCCATTTTTTTCAAATTCTTTTATTGCCAAATCTGTATTCACACAACAAAAATAATCCGAACTATTTAATGAATAATCCACTTCTCGTTTTCCCTGACCTGATGCTTCTTTAATGAGTTTAGAGATTTCTTCTACAATATGCTCTTTTCCTTTATGATAGTTTTCTGTTGTAATTTTGGCTAATTCACTAGCCTTTATTGAAACTGTGTACATTTTATCCTCTTTTTATAAAAATATACATTATTTTAATTCTTTGTAAACATAGTTTTACATTATTTTTGTTGACATTAAACTGAGGATTTACTATATTAATAGTATAAAAGAGAGGTAACTATGAAAACGAAAGAAGAACGCAATTATATGGTAAACGAAATGGTAAGAGCCCTGTGTAATGGGGGTTTTGGTAGACTTCAAGCCATGCTCGGTGCCGAACCAATTAGTATTACAGATAATACATTCACATTCTCGTTTAAAATGTTCCGTAAAGCCAATCTTTTCAAGATTGAACTAGACGAAGGTTTGGATTTGTATAACTGCTATTTCATTAAGAAACGCAAATACACCACCAACGATTTAATGAAGGGTATTAAACCCACTGACAAGAAATTTGAACCAGTTGTGGTGAAAGAAATCAAGGGAATTTATTGTGACCAAGTAAAAGAATTTTTTGAAAACACAACAGGTTTGAGAACATCTTTGTAAACAATAATTTACAAAATCGTAGTTGACAAAAACTGCGATTTTTACTATATTAATAATGTAAACAAGAAAAAGAGAGGTATCACTATGGCAAAACACTATTTCACCATTAACGAATTTGAACTCCTGAAAGAACTAAATAAAGAATACGATGTTGAAATGAAGGGTCTCGGTCCGTTTGGAGAGGAAACTGGTAGCATTGAATCGTTTGATTTGGATGATGCCACATTTGATACCGATTACCTGCGTGATAGTTACCAGGACGAAATTGAAAAACTCACTGAAGACCAGAAGAGTGATTTGGAAGAAAATAGTTATCTCTATTATTCCGATGTTAAAGAAATGTTCCCGGATATTGACGATAGCTGGGATTTGGGTCAGGTGGTTGTGTTCAATACTGACATTGGTCAGTGTGAACAGAATTTCCTTCAATGGGACCGTTGTATTGGTGACATTTATTGTGACGAAGATGATTACAATACCTTTATGGAGGAACACGAAGAATTTCAAACAAAAGAATGGCATATTGCTCATGTGAAGCAGTATATGAGTGAACATGATATTTCTTTGGAAGATTTGAAGTAATGCGAAATTGGAAACGAAAAATGGATTTAGCCCGATTGAAAGCCAAAGGAAAAATCTAAATGGAACATACAAGAGCATTAGACATTCTCAAAAAAGATTATAATTTTGTAATCTATACTACCGGACACCCCTACTATGCTGTGTGTTGGGATAATGCGATTGTAATGTGGTATGAAGTTTCATCTGTGATTGAAAACATTCACAAAATTAGACATATTTCGGCTTTCAAGAAAAAGACCTATAAGAATTTGGTAAATTATGATTATTCTCTTGTGGGTTCATTTACTATTGAAAAAGTGGATGAAGATTTTTTCCGAGCTGAATGTGATAAGATTTTGGAAAAGGTCAAGAAATGGCAAAGTCAAGATTTAATTAACAAAGCAAATCAGGATTTCCGATGAGATCAGTACTATTAGAAAAACTATTTTTAGACCATCAGTTGAAAATGGAAAATTGTGATGGTGGTACACAAGAAGATTGCTACTGGTGTATCTATGAAAATGAAGAAGGCGATGTTGATGTTGTTGTTGAATACTATTTTGACAAACATGTTGAATATGAAGCAACTGTACTTTTATATGATAATGTTGAATATGCCAAGCAGTTTGTATTTGGGCAAGAAAATGAAATGATGAAGTTCATTACAACAGATAAATTGATACTAAAAGAACAATGGGCATTAGAACAAATTAAAAAGGATTTCTTATGAACAAAGATACAAAAGTATTAGACAGATTATTTGAACAACATAATATACCATTGAGTATTGATGATTGTTCTTCTCAAAGAGATTACGAATGGTGCTATTATACTAATAACGATTTTTCTATTACTGTAGATGCCTCCTATAATTATAATTCACCAAATGAATATGAAGCCACAGTATCCCTTAATGATAATGATGAAATAAAAAAGTCATTTAAAGAAGGTGAAGAAATGAAGCTGATTAAATTTATCACCACTGATAAAATGAAATTAGCCCAAAACAGAGAATTTGAACGAATTAACAAGGATTTCCAATGACTGGACAAGAATTAAAAAATGAATTGGTAAATCGTGGATTAACTTATTTGAAATATCAAGATAAAGCAATCCACGGTTTGGTCTTTATGACTTATTATATGATGTATGGAACTATTCCAGTAGCCATTTATACATTGAGTGGTGAAGGAATGGATATGATAGCATTTGTTGAAACCAACAACTCAGGTGGGTTTGAATGGCGAGATGGCGAAATGGCAAATCCACAGTTCATTGACAAATATGTTAAGTTCTTGAAAGAATTTAAGGTCAATCAAACTATAAAAGAAATGGAGGTTGATTTTGACTAACATAACAGAAAAAGAAATTTTAGAATTGAGTAACAAATACAATTTGCGTATAATAAAAGTCCAAACAAATGATGTATGGGACTGTTCAGTCTATTTAGACCATTCATTATTGACTAATGATAGTGATAAATTGTTCAAGTTTACTATATTTAATGGCGAGATAACATTTTTTGCTTGTTTTGAAAAACTAGAAACAGTTTACGATGCTTCGGATAACACAGTTACATGTAGATTTATTACTGAATATCCATTAGGCACACATATTAACGATTGTGTTGAATTGGAAAATTTCATCAAGAAACAAATTAGAGCATTGGACTTGGCTGAAATTATGGAAAAGAAAATTAGAATGGATTTAAAGATAAACTCAATCAAGCAGGATTTTTAAATGGGTAAGAAGAAAAATACAGGATTTCCAAGAGAAAAGATTTTTGCGTTGGCTGAAAAGTATGGTTTGAACCATGAAGAAATAGAAGGTTGTTATTATTTCTTTTTGCCAAAGTTAGGTCTTTTGGATGATGAAAATGACACCGATTATAGAGATGATTTGTTTGATTGGAGCGAGAATAGCAAAACAATTCTAGTTTACACATCTTATTTGGTAAAAGCCGGTGTTGGTAATGGATGGTCAGCTCAATTTGAACACAGTGAAGAAGTAGGTACATTAGAACGATTGGAAGCCATTGTTTCATATATGGTTGAAATGGCTAATAGTTTGTTAGATGTAAAGAAGAAAGCTGACGAACTCGGTTTAGTAATTAAAGCAAGCGAGGATTTCTAATGGATATTAAAAAAGTACTAAACTTAGCAAAAGAACTAAATCTTGATTATGAAGTTTACAAAAAAGATTATTACTTCTATCTTCCAAAAGACTGGGTTTTTAATGGTGATGATTATATGGAAGAATATGAAAATGACAGAGAGGCATTTTTTGTTTGGCGTCACAATAGCAAGCATGTGGTTGCTACATTAAACATTGTAATTGATGCTGATTTGAATTTATATTATAACGATAGCGAAGAATATATCAAATTTACTGAATTTGAACCGAAAATAAGAAAATTTTATTGTATATTTTCCCAATTACAAGAAATGAAAAAGAAAATGACAGTTCAAATGAACATTGAAAAAATCAAATCAGATTTCAATTAACAAAATTTCTCATATACATAGAAAAAAATTCTATATTGGGTTATTATGAGAAACAAGAATACATTATTAGTTAATTTATATGCTGGTCCAGGTGCTGGTAAATCTACTGGTGCTGCTTACATTTTTGCCAAACTAAAAATGGCAGGAATTGATTGTGAATATGTATCGGAATATGCCAAAGATAGAGTTTGGCAAGATGACCAATTCCCATTACAACACTGCCAATTATATGTTACAGGCAAACAATGTTTAAAGATTTATCGTTTGTTAGGAAAAGTTGATGTAATCGTCACCGATAGTCCAATAGCAGTTGGTGCGATGTACACAACCGAGAAACCATATCAAGATGTTTGTTTGTATGAAGCAAAGAAATATAAACCAACATTCAATATCTTTGTAAATCGTTTTAAGAAATACAACCCAAACGGCAGAAATCAAACTGAAAAAGAAGCCAAAGAAATTGATAAACGAATAAAAGATTTCTTAACAGAAAACGAAATCCCATTTACCGAAGCAAATGGGACTGAAGAGGGTTATAACAAGATTGTGGAAGATATAATTGCTTACTTGAAATCTATGTAAGTTTTTCCATTATCCAAAGACATTAGATATTTCTTTCTCGTTTTAGAAATAGCATCAATTATTCCTTGGTCTTGAAAGATTTTAGTCCAGTCATTACCTAAATGAATCCATTCCGCTTTTGTAGCAGGATTATATTCATAAATGATTTGACCGAAATCTACCAAGGAATTTTTGTTTAGTTCAATAATTTTCTTCGCAATTTCTTTATAACTTAAAGTACAGTTTGTAACATAAATATCGGCGGCTCCCAAAGTTGGTTTTCCTAATAATTGTAAACCGCAGAAATGATCTGATGTTTTACTAGGATTGTAACCTTTCTTTAACAATCTATCATAATCTGCTTGGGTACGAACACCACTAGAAATACCGATACAAACATTCTTTTTTGGGTCTTTCTTAAACTGTTGTAGATAATCACGAACTTTCTGTAAATTATTTGCTAATAGTTGTAGTAAAGATTGTTGATAAGGTGTGATTGTTCCGTTTGTAAATTCGCTTAAACTAAAATTTTGGGTTAGTTTTACAACTGACATTTATGCTACCTCTTGACAAAATGTGATTTAATTTCTATATTTATAAAAAGCTGGAGATTTTATGAATTACGATAAGATAAAAGAACTGTGTTTGAAATATGAGTATTTTGAATTTAGCCAAAATACATTTGGGTTTAGTATTCGTATTAAGCCCATTAGTCAAGTAATGGCTCAATTTCCAAAACAATACGCAGTTGAACTAATTGGAGAAAAGTGCGAGATTTACGAATTTACGCAATTACAGAAATTCGCTTTTGGTAGTTTAATAGATTATGTTATCACTTCGTTGTGTACACGAACCATAGAAACTACTGATGTTAATGTGTGTATTATTTCAAAAATTTTGGAACATGTGAACCAACAGATTGAAAATCATTTAACACAGTATAAAAAATATCGTCAAGAATTACTTTTAGAAAACGCAAACGAGGATTTTACATGACCGAATTTCCTTACATAGCAGAATACAATTCAAATGTTGTTCCAAATGAAGTAATCAAGAAAGATACTTACAAGAACCACATGTATGTAATTTATAGTGTAATGGGTAGCCACCCAACTGCTTATGTAAGGGTAAATGAAGGCGAAAAATGGTATGATATGAATTATGACAAAATATCATTTACATGGCCTGGTTGTAATCCGCATGGTGGATTTACATTTAGTGATTTTGTGGATGAAGAAAGTTTTGGCGAACCTGAAGCATATTGGGTTGGTTGGGATTATGCCCATTTTGGTGATTATTGCAGTTATCCAAAGGATTCAATGATTGGTCTTTCTATTGAACGAGGAAAGAAGTGGACTATTGAAGAAATTGAAGCAGAATGTAAACGAGTAATTGACTATATGGAGAAATTATGAAAGCGCTGATTTTGAGTGATTTACACCCGGACATGTATTTCGGTTATGTAATCAAACCTGAAGAATTGCGTGGTTTGACAGAGAAAACCGAAGAAATGGTGTATAGAACACTAGATTGGATGTGGAACATATACGCCGTTCCTGCCACAGACGCAATCCTTATAGCCGGTGACTTGGCTAATGACTATCTCACATTCACCAGCGAAATAAATTGGCTAGCTGGCAAGTACTGCGAAGTGTATCTATGTTTAGGAAATCACGATTTGACAGTAAGGGGTGCTACAAGTTCCAAGTCCAATTTACAATTCGCAAGTTCCGAACAAAAGATTGAAAAAATGAAGGAACATTGTGCTAAGTTCCCAAATGTTCATTTATTGGATGGAAATGTTGTGAATGGAATTGGTGGTTGTATGATGACCTGTGATTTGAAATGCGACTGTGCCCCAAACTATGACCATCGCACCGAATGGAAACGCAAATGGTATGATGGAAAGCACTGGCGTTATATGGGTCAAGAACCTGGGTTAATTTGGAACGATTGTAAACAGAAATTGGATGCGATTGTTGCCCAAAAACCAAAGTTCATATTAACTCATTTCGCACCATATCAGGTTGGTGTAAATTTCAAACATAGACTCAGTAATGATAACAAATTCTTCTATTTCAATGCGGAAGAATGGTTAGAAAAACTAGACCATAACACCACTTGGATTTGTGGGCATACACATACTAGGAAATACTGTGAATATGTGAATGAACAAAATGAACTTATCAAAATTCTATGTAATCCATTTGGTTATCCAGGTGAGCATGATACTTATGCTGATAAATGGTGTTATAAAGATGGAAAACTAGATAGGACTTCCATTGACACAACTTATAACGATTACATAGTTGAAATATAAGTTCTCAAAAATGAAAAAATCCCTGCTCCTGCGGGGATTTTTTCTATATTATAAATAGGAAAAATAAGGATAATATATGACAATAAGTATTATAAATGATGATTGTATATCCCAAATGAAAAATTTAAAGGATAATACAGTTGATTTAATTGTATCAGATCCACCATATTATAAAGTAGTAAATGAAAAATGGGATTATAAATGGAAAACTGAAGAAGAATATGTAAAATGGTCCTTGGAATGGATAAAAGAAGCCACAAGAGTTTTGAGATTAGGTGGTACATTTTATTTGTTTGGGTATTTTAGAACATTATCATTACTTGTGCCATATTTTAAATCATTAGGACTTGAACTTAGACAACAAATTATTATAGATAAAGGAATGAGAGCCGTAAGTGGTAGGTCAACTAAAAAATATAAAATGTTTCCAAATGTAACCGAAAGTCTTTTGTTTTTAATAAAAGACAATAAACAATTTATTAAACCATTTTTAAAAGAACATCAACTGAAAAAGGGCCTTTCTTCAAAAGAAATAAATGAGAAGTTAGGTTTAAAATCAAATGGTGGTGGAATGTGGAGCATTTATACTGGTAAAAATGTTGCTGAACAATTTCCAACAAAAGAATTGTGGAATAAACTATCTATTGTTTTAGATTTTAATTTAGAATATGAAAAAATCGCACAAACATTTAATCCTATCATGGGAATAACTGATGTATGGCGAGATATAGATTTTTATAAAGAAAACCATTTACATCCTACACAAAAACCACTTGATTTAATTACGAGATTGGTTAAAGCATCAAGTAATGAAAATGATTTAGTATTAGACCCTTTTGGTGGAAGTGGAACAACAGCATTAGCATGTAAAAATGAAAATAGAAATTGTATAAGTATTGAATTAGATGAAACATATTGTAATATAGCAGAAAATCGTATAAAAGGTTAATATATTATACATATTACACATTTAAAGGAGAATATATGACAGTTGATTTAATAGTGAACATAATTGACCTCTTGATTTGGATTGGTTTATTCCTGGTAATTTACACGATTAACAAACGATTAACCAAGATTGAACAAGCAGATACTAAAACAGACAAATTACTTGAATGGGTAGATAGAAATTCATTTGATATTTCCAAAGCAGTTAAAGATGTTAAGGAAACATTTGAAGATTTCCATATAAACTATGTGGAAGTTGGTAAGATGCTAGATAGTCTTAATTGCCCAATTTACAAGTTTGTATTTGGAAAAGATAATGAAGTTGTGATTTCTTACGATTTCAAAACTGTGACAATGAAATTTGATGCAAAGACAGAAACTTACACAGACTGGACAAATTTCAAAAATGATTTCATTGATGCACTTTCAACAGTTGTGGAATTTAAGAATGAACCTATTTATCAAAGCACAATTATAGAACAAGCAACAGATAAAGAAATTAAAGAAACTTCAAACACAATAGATGTTGCTGGTCAGTTGGTGGAAGATTTGAAACCAAAGAGAAAACCAAGAAAGAAAAAAGAAGCCCAGTAATAGTTTATACATAAAAAATGAGAAACTCGGAATTTTCTCCGAGTTTTTTCTATATTTAAAAGAAAATAGGTTAATATGGCAGAATTATCAATTAAAAAATTAAATGAATCATTTGTAGAAATAGACGCAAGCGAAGATATTAACTTTAACATTTACTCTCGTTACTCCGAATATGTATCTGGCTATCAGTTTCAGCCACGATTTAAACTTCGTGTGTGGGATGGTAAACACCATTCTTATAATATGCGTTCAAGTATCCTTCCAATAGGATTAGTAAAAGATTTGTTGTTATGGGCTAGAAACCAAGGAACAACATTTGAACTTGAACGGATTTAGAGATACCGAATTTTTGGAAGAAATAGATGAAAAAGACTATTTGGCACAAATTCAAGACAACATGAAAAATGCCCCATTCCAAATTCGTGATTATCAAGACAAAGCAGTAAGAGCAGCATTAAAGTATCATAAGGGTATTCTATTATCTTGTACATCTAGTGGTAAGTCTTTAATGATTTACAACATTATCCGTTGTTTGAGAAAACAAGAAATGAAACATATCCTTCTAATCGTTCCTAACATTATGCTTGTTGACCAGATGTATGACGATTTTGAAAGTTATGGATATGACAATTTGGATGACGATGTAGAAAGATTGGGTGGTGGACATGAAGCCACATTTGACAAACCTGTGTTAATTTCCACATGGCAGTCATTACAAAATAAAGACAGTGAATTTTTTGAAAAATACAATGCCGTTTTCGTTGACGAAGTACATGGTGTAAAAGCCAATGTAATGAGTAAACTAATGAAATGGTGTTGTAATGCTTATTACAAAATTGGTACTACCGGTACACTCCCTAATGACAAATGCGATTTGTTACAAATTAGAGAAGTTGTTGGTGATGTAATCTTTGAATTGAAGTCCAAAGAACTCATTGACAAGGGTGTATTGACTAAAATCAAGATTGCGAACATTATCGCAAAATATCCTTCCGATTTCGTATTGAAGAATAAGGGAAGAAGTTATCCTGAAGAAGTCAAAATGGTAGAAGAATACCAAGATAGAAACAAAGTCCTAGAATACATTTTAGAACACACAGACAAGAAACATAATGTATTGGTATTAATGAACCATTTGAAACACGTTCAGTTAATTAAAGAATGGTTGAACGAAAAATACCCAGATAAGAAAGTTTCTGTAATCACCGGTGCCGTTAGTGGTGAAGAAAGAAGTGACATTCGTAAGGGTATTGAAGAGGAAGATGGTACTATTTTGTTAGCAACATACGCAACTATGAGTACTGGTGTTAATATGCCAAAACTACACGATGTTATCTTGTATGCTAATAGTAAATCTAAAATCAAAGTTCTACAGTCTATCGGTCGTGGATTAAGAAAACACGCAACAAAGAACCAGATTATTTTGTATGATATTATTGACGATTTATCTTACAAGACAAGAACTGGAAGAGTTGTTGAGAACTATTTGATTAAGCATTGGAAAGAAAGAATGAGTTATTACAAAGAACAGGAATTCCCAGTAATATCTACATCTTTGAATATCTAATGTGGCTATAAATATATTACTATGGCTGAAACCCGAACAAAGATTTATAGCATTGAATCAGACGAAAATGGTAAATTATGGGACTTGCGTACAACAATGAACTACACAGTCCCACTTCGTCTACGCACAAAAGCTGGGAACGATTTATCACAAGATGTTTATAAATGTAATAGATTTCCATTCGTTTATTCATTAACATCTACTACTCCAGCAGGTGAAAGTGTAGAAAAATTTAGTACAAACGATGGTATTTTACAAGACGATACCGGTCATTTCTTATTCAGTAAGAAATTATTAGTAGAACACGGGATTGGTTTTATCCTAGCCAGTTGGTTATCTTTAAAAGATGATAAAATTGTAGTCAAGTTCAAAGAAACATATCTTAAAAATTGGTATCAATCCCCTTCTGATACTGAAATAACAGACGATGAAATTTATTCTTGGGATTCTTTAATTAATATTCCCTATGATTATAGAGAAGAATCAAGAGGAACTGACCCAGCAACAGGTGAAACAATAAAAGAACAAGTTCCTTTATTTGTTTTCCCTGATTTGAGATTTGATAGTTCCGAATCATTTGTTCCCAATTATGGTGTATCAGATGAAAGATGTATCGTAAAGAAAATGGCTCACTATTGGGGAGACTGTACATATAGAAACAACTGTAATAAAGATATATTATCTGATGAACTATGGGCTACAGTATTCCAAAGTAGAAGATGCCCACAAGTAAAATTACAAACTATTAATTGTGATTCTAATGGTGAAGAAACAGGTGGGATTACTGAAGTATATACAGGGTCTGGTGTATTCGTTTATCCATATATTTGTAATTACAATAGTGATTATCACTATTGTTTCGTAAGAAGTGATATTCCTGTTAATTTGGATGAAAAATGGAATAAAGTAAGTCCAGTAAAACTTGGTATTCTAGCTGAGTTCATTGGTAATGGTGATAAGACCTTAGTTTATAACCACTCAGGTGAAGATATAGACCCTTATAATACTTCTACTACATTAACAGATAAAAATTCTTTGATTATTTCTACTGATAACAATGGTGCTACTGATATTGACATTGTAGAAAAATATACCTTGGTTACAACTTATATGGATGATGTTAATCCATACGAAGAAATACCAGGTATTAAAAAATTCACTTATAAGAATGTAAAAAGAAACAATGGTAAAACTTACCAATACTCGGAAGTTGGTAAAACATATACTGCCGACCCACCAGCAGAAACTATCCTAGAAGAAATGTTGAATGACCCTGAAACGAAATGGCAAACACCAACTGAATACTATTCAAGTAAGGGAACAACAGCATCACAAGCAAACATTGAAGACCCCTTTAATGCTATTAGTGAATCACAGTCATGGTTCTGGGTTGAAACTATTAAGAATTGGTGTGTTTATGTTGAACGAAACAACATATTGTATCTAATGTGCTGGAACGGTAGAGATGGTTGGGATTTGTTGGAAACAATTATGAATTTGAAGAATACAGGTTATATACAAAGTTTAGCAAGATTGTATTTGTATTCTCATTTGTTCTTTGCCGAAGGTCCAGCCGTAGAATGGAATATATGTAATCCAATTCGTATGCCAGATGGTAATATAAATCAGTATTATTACAGAACATTGTATTTAACAAGAGATACAATTAGCAACAACTATAATACAAAGTTCCAAAGTCTACACGATACAAAGATTTACCAAACTGGTGAAAGATATTTATTTTCTAATGTTAGCATTGGTGTAAATGGTATAAAGACATATTCAGGTAAAACAATTAGTGAAGATACTACAAGACCTGCTTGCCACGGTGTACAAAATCAGTATTGCCCTGTGGTCGCAAAGTTGGCTAATGGTAATTTTGGATTATACTTTGTTTATCATGTGAATGGTAATGGTTATGGTATTCCAAACGAGAACAACCCAAGTATGATTATTTCTGCTGATGATGCTAATGCTAGATGTAGAGATATATTTGGTGCTGGTGACGATAAAACAATTATGGGTGATTGGAAACGATTTAATGGAACTAACACAGATGAAGAAAAACCAACTTCAATTCGTGACAACACCGACGAAACCATTTATGGTGCCGCTAATTTAACACAAAATAAAGCAGATACCAAACTAAATACTATTAGTATATTAGCAAACCGACCAAACCCAACAACTAACAATAGTGATATTCAAGATTATCTTGAAAGATGGGATAGATAATGAGTTCATTTGTATTTAACGATTTTAAGAAAAGATATTTAGAAGGTAATGTTCCATCAGCTGATACCTGGACATTCATTCCAGTTGCAGACTCATTTAAACAGACCTTTGAATTTGATGATATTCGTTTAGACCATTATAGAACCATAATGGATTTCAAGAATGTTGCTGATAAAAGAAACCCTAATAGTTTTGATATTGTTGGAAACTATATTAACCCACATCAGTTTGGTAAAGAAGAATATATTAGAATTGATGATGCTACTAGAATAAAGGGTGCTACTTTAGTTGATGGTGTTCCATTAACATTCACTTGGACTAAAGTTTTAGACGATGACGAACTCAATAATAAACCAATGTATGTAACAAAGGATAACTTTAACAATTTTAAAAATTACTATTCCGCTACAGTAGCAAATAACCCATATATTGACCAGTATCTAAATAGTGGTTTCTATTTTATTCGTTCCAAGGATGAATTGGAATGGTTCGCAGAACGTGTAAACCAAAACGATAAAATTATTGGTGTTATTGGTGATAACTTTGACGGTGTAATTTCTAAACCTATTGGTTATGACGAAAAACACCCTTTCAATGGTATCTTGGATGGTAACTATTTCACATTTGATATTACAGTTAAAGCACAATACACTGATAATGGTGTAATTGGTGTTTTGGGTTCACAAGGTATTGCTAGAAACTTCATTTTGAAACATAGTGATTTCAATAGAATTTCTATTGATTGTGAAAAGCCAATTAACTTGACCCACATTAAGAATGATGGTAGAGATATTAACTGTGGATTGTTGGTTGGTAGAAACTATGGTAAGATTGAAAACATTGATGCGAAGAATCTTGGTTCATTCAAGATATATGGTTGTGTACCAAGTGTTTATTCTGTAACAAACAAGTCCGACAGTTATAAATGGAATGAAACTGAAAAGATTGTAAGAAAGAAATTTGATACAAACAATGAAAACTTTATGTATCTAAACTCTTTCTGTATTAACTCTCCAGGTAACATTTGCCCTTATGTTGGTTATTTCAATGAGGGAAAATTTGCTGATGATAGATTGGGTCTATGTGTTGACACTAATCTATCAGCTTTTGATTTCGCAGTAACTGGACAGAGTTTCTATGCTATGTTCTTTGCTAATGGTTATGCTAGTTGGAAAAACTCAACCGCATACAAAGAAAATAACATTGACTGGTCTATTAGATGCCCAAGTCCAAATAGTTTATACCTATATCAGTTAGGTTCAATGATACAATATAATGGTAGTTATGTTGGTGTTAATACCACTAGAAACATCGCTTCAAATACTTACAACTACGATTTGGATAATAACTACGAAGCTGCCGCTATCATTAGAAACCCATTATATTACGGTGTAGATAATTATGGTTATTTCACTGTTCGTGCAGTTGGTAAATTAGATAACCCACAAACCTGGGTAGAAAATTTCAATAGTAATTTGTGCCAAAAGGTACTTGGAAATAGTGGTTATAGAGATTGTTCCGCATTGGAACCTGAATATGAAATGACCCGTGTTTCTATGCGACCACAACCAAATGCTAGAGCTGCATATAATGTTGGTACTATAATTGGTGCTAACTACGGTACAGCTCTTAACATTCAAGTAAGTGCTATTGTTCAAAACACATCCAACTTCGTAGGATTTATTGGTGGTCTTGCTGGTAAGCAGGCTAATGGTTATATTGACCAGGTATCTGTTTATATGGATAACCAGTTAAAGTATGATTTGGAAAGTAAGCCTGAAAATGGTGATGTTGTTTATTATAAACAAACTCCTGTATTCTCCGAACCAGTAAAACAATATATCCAAGGTGCTTTGGCTAGTGCTAGTGATAATGATACTGGTAAGAAGAATTTATTGAGTATGTACTGTGAAGCATGGTATGACGAAACTCGTCCTGATGCTGCTTCATTAGAATACACAGTTAACACCGCTACTACAGTCACTAACGATGTAATTTCATACAAATTAAGACCTATCTTCGTTGTTGGTGGTATGTTTGGTAGATATATTCCTACTTATGGTGTTAATGAATACTATCAAAATATGGTATGTGTAGTAAACAATAGTACAGTTCTTTATAAAGACAACTACGATTCAACAGAAAACTTTAAGCGACCTGAAAACGCATTTGGTGCTTTGATTGGTAAGGTTGATTATGCCACAACTAACAACAGTATCTATTTCTTTAACTCATTAGCATTTAATAATTGCCAAATTTCTGCTTTATCAAATGTTGGTGAACCATTTAGATATTTCGCTAACCATTTTGAAGAAAACGAAGGTTGGGTTCCTGATGTTATTGACTTGAAAGATACTGGTGATTATAGATCTGCGTTCTCTGCTTTGAACTCTGGTACATGTACAAAGAAATATGTTGGTATTTACGAAATCAAGAACAATGTAATTGAAGGTGTTTCATATACAGTTAACAGTGCTGCCACAGCATTGTATGAAGGTGCTACAAACAAGAGTAAACAATCCTTAAGTAATTTGGGTATCTATTGGGGAACAGATTATCCTATTGAATTATCTGCTCACAATGGCGGTATTACACAATCCCACGAAATGTACCAGTTTATTCCTGACCTACTAACTAACAACGATTATAGATGGTCTAATAATGGTGGTTATTGGGGACCTTATGATATTCTTCACCAGGATTTCTATTATCCAAACTACGATGCTACTAATAGATTTGGTGGTTATAACAAACGCAATATGGCTTCTAAACTTATTGTAATGAATGGTTGTTATTCTAATGTGGATAATTGGATAGAATTGTATGATGATTACATTAACCAGTGGCACTATATGCAATTACCACCTACTTCTACTGATTTATCACCAGAACATTTATCTGGCAACTATTTCAATGCGAAAGAATTGTATTTGATTAAGAAGTATTGGAATCGTGTTGGTACACATTATGGTTATACAAATAAAGAAGTTTCTTCTTATTTGAAATGGGATACTGCATCTGCCGATTTGTATTCTGCTAACAGTGGTCTTTATCTTGATGGTCTTGTACAAGATCAGGTAGATAGATTTATAGCAAACGGAACACAGAATACTTACGATGGTTATACTACTGTTATCAATGTTCCTGATGGTTGGTATAATGGTAATCAAGGTTATATTGATTCTCCAAATAATGCTAATACAACTGCATTTGAATATTATCAATTAAACTGTTATGATATTAACACTAGACAATATAACACACCAAAGAGATTTGTAAAGAACATTATGAAACACTATAACCCAACTTGGGTAGTTAATAACAATGCTTCTATTCAATGGACTGATAAAGTAACATTCAAAGCAAGAAATTCTACCGATAGTTATTTCTACTACACATACTCTGCTACATCAGGTAGTTATAATCAAGTTCATACAACATATAACACTCTTGAAAACGCATTTGCTTTCAAACTCCCTGTAACATTCACTGCAAGTAATTCTATGATGGGTTATGGTACTGACTTAACATTAACTGAACAATTAGACGAAAGTAGACTAAGTACAATTTCATTGGGTGAATATCTATCACCAGCAGCCATTAGAGAAAACATTAACAAGTATGGAACATTCAATACAACCAGTGTTTCTTCTAATATGAATTTGGGTGGTTTGTTGGTTGTAGATAGTTTTGGTAGAAATGTTATGTTCTTGGATAATGACCAGAACGCACCTATTACAGGTAATGCTATTTCGTTCCCAGCACTAGATTTAAGAATAAATACAAAGAAAACTAAAAAGATTATTTTGGAAGTTCAATAATGGCTTGGTCTGCGTCAAATAAATGTGTAACAAATTCCTATAAATTTGCCTTGGGAACTGGGCAAATTAAAGGCATAAACTATGGAAATTTGAAAGTAAACATTACTGATTCCAATTTCTTTAAGACCAATTATTATAGATTAAAAGGACTTAATAATGCTAATGCAGTAGATAAAGAAAAATTAGTTGACTATAATCTATTGAGATTGGGTGACCTTCAAGAACCTTATATGTGGAATGTAAAAGATTCAGCTGGTAAATTGATAGGTACAAAAGGATTATCTTCACAAATAATTTCTACTGATTTGACATTACAGAATATCGCAGTTAATTCATTTAATAATGATACTGGTGAAAGTTCCGAGCAGTCTTATGAAAAGATGATTAACTATCCTGTATCGTCAAGAATTTTCTCAAATAACCACGATGGAAGTTGGATTACAAATGATTTGGATTGGAGTGTAACTGCCACAGCTAATTCTTCTACTATGCAGTATTTCAAGAACGAATACAATTTCAAAGAAGAATATAACAAAACCGAATATCAGTCATTTGGTGTAAACGAAAACAAATTAGAAGAAAATGTTTGTAGATTATCAGCAACTTCATTCATAATGGATAATAACACACCTGCCAATAAAGATTCAATGGATTATGGTGCTGCCGGTATCTTATTGACCTATGTGGATGAAAATAAGGGATTTACAGGTAAGAATGAATTACCCGTAGCATTTTTTGAATTTGGTAAAACATTACATTCTAACTATAATTTCTTACAAATTGACTGGCATGAAGATGGTGTAATTAAGGTAGTATAATGGCTGGAAAAGTAGATACAAATATAAATTCATATCCTTGGTTATGTTCCACAATGCCAAAAGTAAATGATTGGGATTGTTATAATACAGATACCGGTAATATGGTGACTGATGACGAAGGTAAACAAGCAGAAGCATATACAACTGATGCGTATGGCACATTTGGTCTCCAGGTAGTTTATTATAAAGTTTCCGAGAATTTGGTAAGAGATAAAATCTATGGAGAAGACCAATTACAGGTTGTTCAAAGAGCATTTAACATTGTAATGTATACTGAGCAATTACCACCAAATGTTAGAACATACCAATTACAAGGAATTTGGGGTGAAGATGTTATCACCTGTTATGTTGGGGTAACAGCATTCAAATACTGGAGCACTTATGGTGGAAAAGACAGAAACACACCAAAAGTTTATGACGATTTTGTGCCTAGAATTGGTGATGTAGTTTATTTGCCACAAAACGAAACATTCTACGAAATTAGAGATGTTAAGTATTATCAGGAAGCATTTGGATTACAGTCACACACATATACATTAACATTGAAAGTTTACAAAGATACTAAACTAACTATTGACAATAAAAATGAAACCATCAGTGATACAGATGACCCAATCTGGGATGTTGCTACAAAAGATTTCCCAGAGCAGTATAACATAAATGACCCATTAAAGAAGAATGACATTTTGGAAGATAAAGAGTTAGAGCAGTCTAAAAATGTTAATCACATGGACGTCATTTACCACGATAAAGACGAAGGCCGACCAAGAATTGACCCATTTGACGGTTGGTAAACTTTTATTTACATAATTGTAAACATAATTTTACAGAAATAAGCAGTTTGTTAGTTGACAAACTGCTATTTTTTATCTATATTTACAATAACAACAATAACAAGAGAGGTAATACATGAAGTCTAATCTCACTATTGAACAGGTTGAAAAGATTCTTGCCCAGTATGGAATTGAAAAGAATCAGTTGGATTCTGTTTGTACAGAATATCGTTTGAAGAATTACAAGGTTCAATCTCCTGTTGTTCAGTATTTCCATCTCTCAAATGGTGAAACGGCATTTGCTTTCAAGGGAATTCTTCACAAGTATCCCTGTAGCAAGTTTCTCGCCAAATTGGTAAAGAACAATCAGTCCGAAAAGTTCTATTGGGGTATGGCGGAAGGAACTAATGCCATTGGATTGAAGCCTGACACCATTTTCGCAAATGAAACTAATCTCAATGCTGCTATGTTGGTGTTGATTGGTGAACTGGAAAAGAACGAACTCAGACGATAAGGAGAAAACTATGCTTTATGTAGATATAATGGATATTATCTTAAATGCGAATTTTATTTTGCTTGCAGTTGCGGCTTGTATTATGGTGTTTAAGGTAAAAGCCTGGAAGATTTATGTTCCAATGATTATTGTGTTTATCATTGTGTTCATTGGATTTTTTAGGGTAGATTTTCGTCTTTGGTGTGTTGACCAGGACATTAATAAAACTAAACAGGATATTGAACACGCAAAGGAATACTGTTTTCATTCAATTTCGGATGAAGATATATTACAGTGTAGAATTATGTTGAAGAAATATGGAAACCAGCAAATGATGTTGGAAAGACGAAAGCAGTGGTATTTGGTTCAAAAGTTTAACTAAAGGAGAAAGAACTATGGAACTTTCAGGACTCGCAACATTGGGTTTGGTATGGGCAATTTTTATGATTGTTCTCGGTATTTGTATGGCAACAGATAGTGAAACTTTGAAATTCCGAATCAGTGGATGGGTATTTTTGATTTTGGGTGGGTTTTACATTATTGGTTTCTATACCGACCCGGATTTTCACATTTATCTTCTTGAAAAGGACATCAAGTCTGTAAAGAATGAAATTGTTCTAAATGCAAATTGTGTGGAGAAGGCATTGGATGACGAATCAAAGCGAATTTGTAATCTAATTGATGAAGATTTGAAAGACAATTTAAGACGTTTGAACCGTACCCGTGACAATTATCTCGTTAAGAAGTACAAGAATAAGTAAATTATGAAGTGGAATAAACGATTAGAAAAGAAGATTGTAAAACTGTGCGATAGTTTGGGAATTGAAACCAACATTGACTGGGATGTTGGTCACTGCGATTTCATCTACCACAATGAACACCAATACAGACCATTGGGAGCTGTGCGTTGGTATGGCTATATGATGGATTGTAATCCGAGAATCGGAAACAAAATTTATGTAGCCACTTGCTGGACTAAAATCATTTTTACCGACTATGTATCTACTAAACCGAAGAAAATTGATATTTGGGATGTGAACTATGATAATAAAAAAGAACATACTTCTTTTAATAGTGATTTGAGCGAACACAAGACCCAAACAATTCCTGAAGATTATACTGAACAACAGTTGATGGCATTTTTGGAAGAAAATTTAACAAGAGTGTTAAAAGCATCTCGTTTGGATAAAATGTATAAATCATTGGATAAAATTGAAGAGGACTTTAATGACTAATGATGAATTTAACAAGTATGCCGAAGAATTTAGTGAATTAGGATTTACAAGTGAACGATATTACAGTTCGGATTTTATCCTAATTTATTTTGAAGAATCTAGGGTTGGCGAATTTGATGTAAAAAAATTAAAATTTGAAATATGTACAGAAGCATGTGTTCATTTTACATGTTGTATGGGAACTGAACAAACTCATATAAACATCTCATTTAATAGTAATAGTGTATGTGATTATGCTGCTGGAATGTATATCTTGCGAAAATTAAACTACGAAATTTCAAAAGGGAAAGAACTAATAGAAAAACTTAAAATGATAAAGGACTTCACATGAATCTAATTTATTTTATCTTATTCGTTATCTTTATCGCAATCGCTGCTATTGTGATTAAGACTGATAAATTCGTGGAACCGAAGAAAGAACCCAAGGTTCCTAAGCCAACACCAGTGGTTAAAAAGCCACTACCAAAGAAATCACCATCACCAAAACCGTCAATTCGTAGGCCTGCTCCACCAAGTCCAAATGCGTTTATTATGAATTTGCGTTCCTGGGAACAGTGGGGTTTTGACAATATGGTTGAACTCAAGGCTTGCGGTGCCAATGTTTCTAGTTATGGAAGAAATATGAAGAATGGTTATTCCATTTTGAATGGAACTGTAAAGTTTGAATATGACCCAGATGCTACTGATGGTAAGTATTTCTGTTACTACAATACAGAAAAACATATCAGTGTTGGGTTTGAAAAAATAGAAGATTTTATTACATTTTACAATGAACATCTTAATGAACTAAAAGAACAAATTTTCCTACATAGTTTACAAGAGGATTTTAACTAATGAAAACCGCCGATATTAAGAAACTGTTTGAAAAAGAAGGGTTTGAATGTTTTTACCAGGGACAGTCAAAGAAAAATTTTAACATTTTTCTTCCTGCACCAGATGGTCGCATTAGTATCGGTGAGTATCGTTGTACTGGAATGAAGGAGACAATTTTTAAGATTTGTAATAGTTCACAGTTATACATTACAGAACAAGACAAATTTCTTAAGGGTGAAAAGACATTGAATTTTGGTATTTGTTTCTTTAATGAAGTTATGTTTGAAGAAATTGAACCGGCTTTGGAATTAGCCAAGAAACTCTCAGTTGAATATAAGAGATTACAGGAAAGAATTGAATTAATAAAAATTGCTATGGATAATCTATGACAGAACAAGAATTTACATCTATAATAGAAACATACGGCTTTGAAATGGATAATCAGGAAAATTATATTTTCGTGAGAATTCCAAACAGATATAACAAGCCAATGCAGTACATTGAATTTTATAAAAAAGATAGATGGGGTGTTATCCCAGGTACGGCAGCCGTATATCCTATTAGTCCTGTAATGAGTGTTGATGGCTATGTTTTGGATTATGAAATAGCTGGTTGGGGTTGTGAGAAAAAGTTTTCAAAACCACATAAACTCAAAAGGTTTCTTGATGAACAAATGGAACTATTGAAAGAGTTGAAAACAAAGATTTTGGAAACTGAACTCAGTTGGGATTTCTGTAATGATGAAGATTAAGAATGAAATGTGGCATAAACTGATTGACGAATTTGGTATGAAAGTTCGTGTTTTTGATGAAGGATATAAAATCTATTCTGCGAGATATGAATATAACCCTGGTGATAGTGTAGAAATGCTTCGCATTTGTGAAAATGGGTGTTTTTCTAGTTTTTATGTAGCAACCAAATTAACTGATTATTCCGACATTAACATTGGTGTAAATGTTGTGGCTGGTTGTTTGGTAGATGTAAAGAGTTATGAACAAGCACGAAATCATATTGGAAAGATAATAAACAAAATACAGAAATGTAGAGAAAAAATTGAACTGAAAAAGATAAATAAGGATTTTAAATGAAATCAGCACACGCAGCACAGATTGTAAATAGCACGAAATTATTTAAGAAAGATACTGGGTCTTTTTTTGGGATTTATTTTGATGCTAAGGGTACTATTGAAGAACTACCCGGTTTTACTTATTCTTATTATGTTGTTGTGAATGAAGAAGAAGTTAGTGGTAAATGGTCTATTTGGTACCCTGATACAAAAGCGAACAAATATAGTGATGGTGATACTGTATTCAGTTTTAAATTAGAAAAATTGAAAGAATCTGTTTTAAGAAAACATTTGGCTAAATTTGCAGCTCAAAAGAATATAATAACAATTAAAGAAAAAGAATTGTTAAACAGTATTCAACTAGAATTAGCAAGCAAGGATTTTGAATGACAGTAGAAGAAATTAGAAAATTGGTATTAAAATCCAAGTTGTTTAATTGTACAATTAACCCATATTTTCCAATGTGGGAATTAAAGTTGGAAGACGCAGAATTTCCAATTCAGCATTCAGTTTATCTTTATGTAACCCACGAAGATACTAATTTGACAGGTGGTTATATGAGTGTGGATTTAGCAACAAATAAAAACATAACAGAAGTTCAGTTGTTTAATTATCCCATTGGTAAATTAAACAAAGTTCGTTTATTGGAATGTATAGATTTGCTTACACAAGCACAATACGAAATGTTAAAGAAAGAAAAAGATTATAATGTAAACCAAAATTTACAGAAAATCCAAGAAGATTTCTAGTTTTGTAAACATTATTTTACAATAAAACCCCAGATTGTTATTGACAGTTTGGGTGTTTTTTGCTATATTATAGTTATAAAACAAAGAGAGGTAAACAATGGAATTTGGACTTGACATTTGGAAGAACAAAGAAACATACGATTATTTCCGCAATTTCAATGGTATTGGTGATGAACCTGAAGAACCGATTTTTGCCGAAACATTCAAGGGAGAATGGTTCGCAAAGAAGATGGCTGGAAGAGACCGAGTTGAAACTGACACAACTGGTGTTTGTTTGGCTGCTTCCCAGGCTTATGGTGATTACAAGACAGAAACCAATAGTGAAGAAAAGAAAGAAATCAAACGATTTGCTGATGAAATGTATGGTGTTTATTTCACTCATGCTGAATGGTATAAGATACCGCATGATGCGTTTATCGTAATCTACAAAATCAAAGACTAACAAAGGAGATGCCACAATGAAAAACTTTTGGAAAGATTGTGCTTTTATTTTTGGCATTGTGTTGATTACCCTTATTATGGGTGGTTGCCTGGCTATAACTCTAGTCCAGCATGGTTACATTCCGTTAGAAATCCCCAATGGTTCAAATGTACCAGACGAATTTCTTGTTACAGAAAACGATGTTGATTCCAGTGAATTTTTAGCAACTGTTTACACATGTGAAGATGTTGAAAAGTTCAAGATAAACTATACTCAGGCGGAATACCAAAAGCCAAAGCACAAGATTTATGTTAAGGAAGCAAACACATACAAAGAATTTGTATTCAATAGTAATGAATACAAGGTAGTATTGCCTACTGGACAGATTTTTGGTTGCGATATGAATGTTCTTACAGAAAATGACATTGAGAAAATCCGATATGAAGGGAAGAAACAAGCTGAAGAATTGATTGAAAGAATGGAATCCAATCTAAAGAAGGAAAATGCTATTCTAGCAATCGCTGAAGAAAAAGTAAAAGCCGGTATTCCACTCAATCCTGAAGAGCGAGATGCGTATATTAAAAAGATACATTTGGAAGAATTTCACAAGATAATGGATAAACATTAATGCTTAATCAAAATGTACAAAATCATTTAAGACAAACTCTATTAAAAATGGGGTTTGCTCCTGATGAAGATGATTTATCAACCTATCCTAGTTTGTTTTGTAAATCACCATACATTGAAATTTGTATTGATAAAGATGGTGGTTATGTTTACGATAAAAATGGGAACTCATTTGATTTTTACTATCCTGATAATTCACTTTATTTAACCAATGATGGTGAATATGACGAAGAATTTTTCATTAACATGGTTAAACACTCAAAAGAACTTTTACTCCAGCGTGAAATAAAGAAAGATTTTGAATGACTATACAAGAAATAAAACAACAAATTAGACGCGGTAATGGAAATTATATAAGTGGGTTTGTATCGTGGCAATCTAATATAAAAACTAGACGAGAAACCTTTGGTGACAGTCATGTAATAGAAACCCAAAAACTAGAAGTTGAACAGGAATGGCATAGATTAAATGAGTTGGGTAAAAAATCTATAAGAATGCAAAAAGAAGAACTGAAGATACAAGAGGAATTTGATGAGTAGATTAGAAAAATTGTGTAAGTTAAATATGAAAATGAAACTGTTAAATCGTATTATTAAACAGATTGACAAAGATTTACATTATGTGTTTGATGCTGACATTTGTGAACTTACTAATTGGGAAAAAGAATTTTTAGACGAAATAAATGTTTCTTACAAAGAAGGTAATGCCGTTGTAATCAGTTGGGAAGAATCACAAGTTCTAAAAATAAAAGAAGAATTTGAAAAATTGAAGATACAGAAGGAATTTATCTAATGAAGTTATTTCAAATAATCAAATACAGTTTCAAATATAGAAAGCGAATCAAAACACACATTAAGCGAGTTCAGCATTTCTATTTTGAACTTCTTCATTATGGTAAGATTTCTCCACAGTTTATTGACATTGACAGAATTATGAACCACGATAAAGACAAACTAAAATTGAAAAATTTGGTTCGTCAAGCATTGAGATATATTCCAGGTCCACTTACAGAAAAAGACAAATTGAAAATTCACTATGTAGTAATGGAGCATATCAGAACCAATAAACACCACTGTGAATACTGGGGAGAAAGTAGTTATGTTTCTATGGGTGTGAATTGTACCCAAATGAAAGAAACCTATTTGTACGAAATGTGTGCCGATTGGGCTGCTACTTCCGAAGAAATGGGAACTGACTTAATGGCTTGGTATAATAAAGTAGTGAATAAGAAATTTATTTTTACCGATGAACAAATCCAAATCATTAAACCAATTTGTGAATTTCTATCTGAGAGATTGGATAAAAATTACATTAGAAAAGACGATATGAAGTCTGTTAAACTTTCTACTTTGGGAGTAGTAAATGATTAGAATGATAGACCAAAAATTCATTGACAAAATGAATGAACTATGTGTTAAATATAATTTTATAAAAGATTATGATAACAATAAACGATCTGATTATCATTTGTGGATGTATGGTGGAAAAACTACATACGAATTACCCGGTGTTCTTCAGGGATATTCTTATAGAATTTCACCAATGGTAAGCATATCATTTAAGTATTGGGAGAACAAATACTATATCTGTTATAGTGAACTTGTACCAACCAAATCAAAAACTGGGTGTATCTTATTTCCAAATAAAGACAGAAAGAATGTTTTGAAGGTTGAAAAGTTTGACTGGAATAAGTTTGAAAACTGGCTAATTAACCAAAATAATATAATTCCACAATCCATAAGAGAAGCAAAAAGTAGGATTGTTCAAAATAAACTCAACAAAGCAGAAAAGGATTTTAAATAATGACTATTGACGAATTAAAAGAAATTTTATTACCAAAAGGTTTTGAATGTGTATTACATGGATGGGTAGGTGACCCTGAACCAACATGTTATCTTTTCAAATTGCCAAATTCACCAATTTTGGAAAACTTCATTATTTACGAATTTGATAGTAGAAACCAAATGATTGCTTATGATTCATACTGGGGTCAGAGCAAAAGTTATGTTACAAATATAAATGAACCACTAAATTACGATTTAAATGCTGTTGCGGAATCGTATATTAAAAGTTACAAAGAACATGAAGTAGAAAAGAATATAAAAGAATTAGAAGAAGATTTCTAATTGTAAACTATTTTTTACATTATTACACGAAAATTGGGTTGACAAATGACCCAATTTTTTCTATATTATAACTAGAAATAAAAGAGAGGTCAAAATATGGCAAATCGCATTAAAGAATTGGAAAACGAAATCAAGAAAAACCAGGAACTGTACTATAACGGAAACGAGGTAATTTCCGATGGTGAGTTTGATGCTCTTGTTGATGAACTCCAATCCCTTGACCCTGAAAATCCCCTTTTGACTACTCTCATTGGTGCTGACCATACCGAGGGTTTTGATACTGTTGAACACCGAATTTTGATGGGTTCTCAGTCAAAAGCAAATACAGAAACTGAAATGAATGATTGGATTTCCACCATTAATCCCAAGAAGGTTCTCGGCGGATTTAAGATGGATGGTTCTTCCCTGGAAATTTGGTATGACGATGGCATTTACACGAAAGCTGTGACCCGTGGTGATGGTATTACTGGTGATGATGTTACAGAAAATGTTAGCAAAATGAACTATGTGCCGAAGAAGCTCAAAGAAAAGTATACTGGCGTTGTTCGTGGCGAAGTTCTTCTTTCTCGTAAGAATTTTGAAAAGTATTTTAAGGGAAAATACAAGAACTGCCGTAATACTGCTACGGGTGTAATGAAGCGCCTTGATGGTAGTGATTGCGACAAATTGGATGTGGTTGTTTACGATGCTCAGTATCTTGACAACAACAAAGAATTTGGCACTCAGGAAAAACTCGTTAATTTCTTTGAAAAGAATGGTTTCAAGGTTGCGGAATACAAGTTCTTTGATAATCTCACAGGCAAGAAGGCTATGGATTATCTCAAAGAAATTTTTGATAAGTTTGACGATTTGGAATATGACATTGACGGTATCGTTTGGAAGCAGAACGAAATTGACATGAACGATATGCGTACAAATCCTCGCCCAAAGACGAATATCGCACTGAAGCCCGCCAAGGTTTACAAACAAACGAAACTTGTAAACATTGAATGGCAAATGAAGAATGGCACATTGACCCCTGTGGCTATTCTTGAACCTGTTGATTTACAGGGTGCTACGATTAAGAGGGCTTCTCTCTGTAATGTTGCTTGTTTGGAAGAAATGGGAATTGAAATCGGACACACCGTGACGATTTGCCGCTGTGGTATGATTATTCCGAAGATTGTGAAAGATAACACTACCGGCAAATATGCTAGTGGTTACGAATTTTAATTCAGGAGAACAAAAATGTTACTTAATTTACAATGGGCATACTTTGACATAAATTCTCAGCAGAAATTTAACTGGGATAAGCTTGATGTATCCGAAGCCGAAGCAAAAACTATTTTGAAAGAAGCTATCCGTTTTTGGGATAGAGAAGAATCTTTCCCGTCAGCTGGTCCTGAGTTTCCTAATCTCATTAAGAGTCACGTCAAAACATTTGGATTTGATTCAACTATTCCTGCAGATTACCAACAACATAGTAGTAATTATCTGAATGAACTTGGCTTTCCGACTTTGTATGATATAAAGATTGGAAATACTTCTGTTGCTGATGAAGCGGAAGCGGAAAAAGAAAAGATATCAGATAAATACTGGGAAGAAAACGAAGATGCAGATGGATTTGATGAACCTCAGCTTATTGATGAACCAGTTTTAGATGAATATGTTGAAAAATTAATTAAGGATAACACTGTTGTTTAAACTGATGGGTTAGTCAAATGGAAGATTACCAGGTTAGAAACATTTGTGCGAAATTTCCAGAACTGGAACTTGACATTTTAGATGATGATATAGTACCATTTTATCGCTGCTATGTGAAGAGTGTAAATGCAGTTGATGAAAATTATGACCGAGTGCTTTTGTTTGGATATAGTACAGGTGAAGACCATGTTAAATATTCCAGATATGTATCTTTGAATTTGGCACAATTTATAGATGGTGAAGGCGAAACAGAAATAACTTTTCCTGAGCCATATAATGAAATTTACAATGCTGAACAGTTGGAAAAAGAAATCCAAATATCTTTGTTGAGTATCAGAGTGTTGGAAGAAGCGAAGAAAAAATTTAATTCAAATTTGAAAAAACTTGAACTTGAAAATGACTTTAAACAAGGAGAAAAGTATGAATAACAAAAGCGAACTAATTTACGCATTCTGGATTATCTACACAGCATTTACAGCTCCGGCTTTTGCACTTGCGATTGGTGACTTGATTACGGCTCGCCTTAACAATGCTTATGATGTAAATTGGGCTATTATAGCCGTTGGTGCTGGTATTGGATTTTTCCTTGGTTTTTATCATCTTGTGAAGTGGTCTATTATCCAGGCACATTTGAAACTTAAGGACTATGAAGAAAAGGAAGGTAAATAATGTGGGTTCTACTTATTTTTACATTATATCACACTGGTCATGCAGCTGGTTCTGGCACAACAACTGTTCCTGGTTTTTCTTCAAAGGAAACTTGTGAAAAGGCTGGTTATGAATTTGTTACTAAAGCATCTGATATGAAATACTATTTTTCCGTTCAAGAAAAACAGTGTATGTTTGGTTGTAACGATGTTGGGATGTATACTTCATCTTACCATTCGGAGTTGTTGCAGTATGCTTATTCGTGTATGGAGGTAAAATAATGAGAAATATTTTTGAAAACACGCATAAACATTATGATGTTCCTCGGTTTACGAAGGATAAAATCAAGGAAACCTTTTTGAAGCACGAAAGTTGGAAAGTTCTTGATGAAGGGGAAGGTTACATCAGCTTTATGAAAGATGGATATGTTGATTTGGAAGGTTTCCAGGTCCTATTCATTACAAACGAAGAAGAAGCTAAAGAAGAAGATTATCCTGTTGGTGAAGGCTATATGATTCAAATGCAGCCTTGGGTAGCAGTTGACTGGAGTGAACCTGAATGGTACAACAGCATTGAAGATATGGTTCAGGAAGCCGAAAACCATATTAAATCTTATGGTGATGAAAATAAGTTAACTCCTGAATGGAAAGAAGCTAGAAGGCTCTATCCAAACTTTGACCACATGGGAGTTGAAAAGAAAGCTGCCATTATTCGCCAACTCACAGGTGGAAAGGGTTTCTTGGTTTAAAAAAATTTACAAAATAATAATTGACAATTAATCTGATTTTTATTATTTTGTATCTGAAACAAAGGAGTAAAGATGAATTTGACTACTTGGCTTGATAATGTTTGGAATATATTTGTACAAAACTCAAATGGTTCAGTTGACCCAAGCGAGAAAACAAGTTGGTATGGCACAAATTACGATTCTGATTATTGTGCCGTATTGGAAGAAATGTATAACAAGGGTTGTACACCTGCGGCTGCTGCCGAAGCATTAATTTATATTGAGTTCTAATGACACTAAAAGCATTTAAAAATTTGATTGCCAAATATCCTGAACTAGAATTGAAACATGAAGGTGGGTGGTATAATGTGTATCACACCAGTAAGATTATGAATAACACTTTATGTTGGTTTTCTTCAGGACAACAAATGACTCATATAGTTACTACATTTACAATAGTTTATGGTTCATATTATAAATGTTTTGAAGTAACTTCATATAAAAGTGTGGATGTGAGAGATATTAATAAAGCCAAAAAGTTTCTTGACCATGCTATAATGGATTTGAACAACATAATTCTGTTGAAGAAAGAATTTGGAAATGATATTAATGAACTTTCTGTTAAAGAGGATTTTGAATAATGAAAGCAGTTTACGCAGGTTCTTTTGACCCAATCCACGCAGGCCACATAGACATTATAAGGAGAGCAGTTCGCTCATTTGGTGGCATTACACTATTGTTCGCAGATAACCCCAGCAAGACATATCTAAAGGGCAGGACCGAGCGGGTAAAATGGGTTCGTGAAATTCTTGACCAGGCCGGTGTTAATGGTGTAACCATTGACATTCTTCCAGCAAACGAATTTCTAGCTGACTACTGCTCAAAGAATGGAATTACCCATATCGTTAAAGGCCTTCGTAATGGTACAGACCTAGAAAGCGAAATGACCCAGGAATGGTACACAAAGAAGATGAATGAAAATGTTGAAACGATTTATTTTTCAACAAATGAAAAGTATAAGTATCTTTCTTCTTCCAGTATCAAAGCACTAACTAAAATGAAGAAGCAGGAGTTCATTAACTATATGAAGAAAATCGCATACATTGATGGGATGAGCGAAGAACGAATGGATGATTATCTGTGGAATATCCACGATGTTTATGGAGGCTAAATGAATTGTTGGTATGATGACCCAAAATACACTGAAGACAAAGTAAAAGAAATGCTTCAGCCGTTTGCTGATCGTATTGAAACTGAATGTGGTGTAAAAACTTCATTTAATAGTGTTCCGACCTGGATGAAACCCTATTCTAGTAGTATTAGTTTTACTTTTATGGGTTATCCAGTTGGATTTGTTGCTTTTTATATGAGTTATCCGACTGAAGCAGTTTTACTAAGTCTTAATTCAAAGGTCACATTTACAGATAAATCTTCATTTACAAAGACTTCAATGCAGCACAAGATTAAAATTCAGGTGACTTGCAGGCGTGATTTACACGAATCGGATATTGAAAAATATATTAAATGGTTGAATGTTATTTGTAAACAAATTAAGACTGCCGAAGCCAAAAAGAAACGCTTGGAAATGGATACGGATTTTGAATGAACATTGAACGAGTTAAAAATATGTGGGATTCTCTAACGAGAATAGATGAAATCATGAAAGAAAATGGTTTCACTAAGGAGAGGATTTACCAAAACAGTGATTCTTTCTTTTCAAATGATACACTTAAAATCCGTGCACAACTATTAACTGAAGATTTAAATTTTTATCATTTGTATGGAACAAAGATAATTTTTTCATACAAGTTCAGTGATTTTCTATCTGATTCGTTGAGATTGAATGAAAAGAAATTTATAGAAATAGTTAAATCAGTTAAAGAAAAGTTCTTGTTAGAAAGTGTTAGCGAGGATTTTGAATAAGGAGAACTATGAATAAATTACTAGAAATTTACAAAGACGCATTTAAGTCAACATTTGGACTATTCAAAACTGATGGATTCAAATTGGTTGCTTCAATTCTTGCGTTAATTTTTATGGGTTTAACAAGTTTGTTTGTTAGTGATTGGCTATCGCATGGTTGCGGTTGGTATTTTTTACTAATTCTGTTGTGCGAAACATTGTTATTGCTACCAGTATATGTTAAATTGTTCAGGATTCTTGACGATATTTAAGGTAAAGTCTAATGGCATCTGTATTTAAAACAAAAATAGCAATGCTGGACATTATCAAAAAGTTTGCCGAAGAACTTAACCAGATTGGATTTGAAGTTCATGAACCACGATTAAATAACGATGAAGGTCGGCATTCGTTTTATATTGATAATGAATTTATGGGTGACATATTTTTTCATTATCAAAAAGAAAATAGAAGTATGCGACGCATTGTTGCCAGATTCAATTACGAAGTAAAAATCTATCATAACATAACATACAACGCAGATAAAATTGAAGAAGAATATAGCCTTAAACTGCGTAATAGTGAATCACGATATATAACTGAAGATACTATTGACGTCCTGTATGACATTAAAAATATGTTAAAAGATGTTTACAGAAACTATAAGAAAGCTCAAAATAAAATAAAAGAATTGAAAATGAGTGGTGATTTTTCCTAAAAGAGGTTGACAAATATATATAGTTTTACTATATTTGCTACCGCTATGAAAAAGATAATCATTTTAATAACAATACTCATTTCTATCAGTTTTGGTTCTCATGACTTCACCAATTTGTATATGATTGCAAAAGGTGCGGAAATAGTCCAAACTGTAAATAAAAACATAACAACCCAAGACGCATTCAAGATTAGCGAAATTGCTTATCAAGAATCTGACAAATATGACTTGGATTTCCATTTCACATTAGGAATCATGACAACAGAAAGCAGGTTCAATGTAAATGCCAAATCATATTGCGGCGCCATTGGTCTAATGCAGTTAATGCCGAAAACTGCCAAATATATTGCGAACAAATACGATATTGAATATAAGAACTTGTACGATATTGAGAGTAATATCCAAATCGGTACTGCGTATTTGTATCATTTGAAAAAGAAATTTGGTAGTTATGAGTTAGCAGCAGCTGGATATAATGGTGGTAATGTTGGGGCAAGAAAATATAGGGACTATTTGATTGGAAAAATCAAGGGAACGGAAGTTCACCAACAAACATTTAAATATGTTCCAAAAGTTATGAATTATGTTTATGATTACAGAAAACTGACGAAAATGTAAATTATTATTTACAAGCAGAGTGGTTGACACTCTGCTTTCTTTTTTCTATATTAGAATGGAAACAAAAAATAACCATTAACAAGGAGTAAAAATTATGGCACGATACACCCACGAAGATAAGATGGAATTTCTGTTTGAGTTCGCAAAGAATTACGAATCATACGTCCCTGATAGCAAGGACAATATGCGTGCCGAAACCTGTACTACCAAGCCAAATCCGGTTAAGGCAGCTCAGGCTCAGTTGAAGAGAATTGAATATCGTGATAAGTTCTATCGTAGATTGAAGGCATTTCTCCAGCACGGTATCAAGATTAACTCATTTGATGGTACTATGTGGTCGGGATTGGAAAGTGACGAACTGCGCCAGTGGCTCAATATGGCTATTGATGTGTATGCCGGGGATTCTCCACGAAATGTAAAAGATAAGGAAATTACTAAGCTCGCAGAAGCAATTACAATGTAAATTATGGAAACAAATGTACAACAATTAGTAAACAAATTTAGGGGAGAACTTGAGTTCCCCCAATTTGTTGTTAAGTCATTCCCAGTCAAAGAAGGAACCATTTATAAGATGGTTTTTGATTTGGCTCATTTGCCACAGCCCAAATATGAAAAAGCAACTTTATTTGTAAAGCCTGAAGAATATCTTATTGGTATTGAGTTTGTTGTTCCAAGGCCATATATGGATTTAATGGATTTTAACCAAATTGAAGTTAGAATCTGTTATAGAGTGTATAAACTGAAAAATCTTTTGAATGATTGGACTCTAAAACGAATGAAAAAACTTTTAGAGAATAACTCATTTGAAGATTTAAAGAAAGAATACATTGAAAGAAACGAAATGGAAAACAAAGAACTAGAAGTTAAGTTTGGTGATTTGGTTAAGGTTATGGGCAAGATTTTGAATGAACAATCCAAGAATTTTGAACATACGATTGAATTAGTGAATGACCCAACTGTAAATTCTTTGCTAGATGATATTAAAAAAATCAAAGAAGAAATTGATTTGAAGCATAACCAAATTTACGGAATTGAGAATAAAATACATTCTATTATCTCATTACACATTGGAGCATTGGAAGATTTTGAAGGATGAAGATAGATTAACAGGAAAAGATATAACCAGTATTAATAGTGCCATTAAAAGGATTTTTGGATTTAAAGATTTGGATAAAGTTTTGGTATTTGATTATAGCAGGGCTATACTAATATACAAACTAACAGAAAATCTTAAACTGAAAGTCGGTCGTTTTGTGAATTATTCCGATACAACTGGCTTAAAAGATTATACTGGTATTGTTTACTCAATATGGGCCTTTGGCAGGCCTTATCAGTCCTTGACTGCTCTGAGCCAGTTGGCTATGATTAGATACCAACTACCACAAATGGAAAAAAGAGCCAGAGAGAGCCAGTGCTTGGCAAAAATCAAAGACGATTTTGAGTAATGTAAAGAAAAATTTACAAAGTTTAGCCAAAAATCCATTGACAATAGTCGGTGGATTTTCTATATTTGTAAAAAACAAATGAGGTATTTAATGAACGAATTAGCAACTATCGCAAAATCCCACAAATGGAATCTCCCCACTGTATGCCCTGTTTGTGGAGGTGAATTGGTTTTGAGTGATAATCACTGCCAGCTCAAATGCTCTAACGATTTCTGTAAATCCAAGTATGCGGGTCGCATTAACAAATGGACTAATACGATGGATATTAAAGAATTTGGTGGTTCTACCATTGACAAACTTATTGAAAACAATGTGATTGACTCCATTTCTTCGCTCTACACTATGGATTTGGAAAAGATTGCTACTATTCCTGGTTTTGGTGTTCGTTCTGCCGAAAAGATGAAGAAAGAACTGGATGCCCATAAGACAATGACCTTGGCAAAGTTTATCGCTGGCTACAACATTGATAGCATTGGCGAAAAGGTCATTGAGAACATTATCAAATTCTATGGATTTAAGAAGTTTGAAGATTTCTTTGGTTCAAATTCTTCTCAGCGATTTGTGTGTGATGGTGTAGCTGATATTACATCCAAGAAACTCCACGAGGGTTTGAAAATGCTGAAGAAAGATATGGAAAAGACCCTCAAGTATGTAACGATTAAGGCTGCCACTCCCAAGAAAATTGCTGTGGGTGGTTCGTTGGGTGGTAAATCTTTCTGCTTCACGGGTGCTGCTAGTATGCCTCGTAAGGAGCTGTGGGCATTGGTTGAAAAGAATGGTGGTGTTATCCACGAATCTATGAAGAAAGATACTGATTATCTTGTTCTCGCCGATGTAAATTCCACATCTAGCAAGGCCGTTAAGGCTCGTAAGCAGGGAACTACTCTTTTGAGTGAAGATGATTTCGTAAAAATGTGTGGTAAGAACTAATGAACAAAGTAAACTATGAAAAAATGTTGGATGTGATATTTGATGGAGTCACAGAAGAATCTTTTAAGAAAAGATATTATGGGCGCAGTTTTAATAACGAATATATTCGTAGGTCCAACATTCTAAATGGTTTCACTTGTGTGAATGTTCCAAACGAAATGTATATGGATATTACCATACAACGATGTACTGTAGTTAAAGATGATGACCCAAATGATACTACACCAATGACTGTGCACATCAATTTTTACAAACAAACTATCCCGGAGCGATATGTTATTAACAAACTTTATGATACAGAATTCTCATTGAAGCGTTGGTTTGAAGGGTGTTATACTACTACCAAACGAACATACAGATACACAGTCAATAACGAAAAAGATGCTCTAAAAGTTCGCAAGGCTATTGAAAATCATATTGAATGGTTCAATACTCAAATTGAAAACATTTGTAATGTACTTAACAGTCTAGAAATTAACAAAATGGCTACTAAAATACAAGAACTAGAAAATACGATTAAAGAAGCCGAACAAATTAGAGATGACTATGTAAACAAATGTGTTCAAACATTTAAGAATGTTCTTAATCTAGCAAAGGATATGTAATGTTTTTGAATAAAATAGAATTGGTAAATGTTGATTTGAGCGATACTGTACCTGAATCTTCTGTGTGCAATCCTAAATGGTGGGAAGGTATGAAGTTCACTCCAGTACCATTTCTTGATACAGTTATCAAGACTATTCCAGGTATAATTTATACAACTGGTTATAGAATTACAGATAACATATTTAGATATGAAATTAAAGTTTCTTGTGGTGAATGGGGTGATTACACCAATTACAGTGCCATAGAATATGATTGTAATATGCTTGACGATTATTTCATAATCTACAATGAAATGTATTATGATTTTGAAATAACTGATGAATTTATGCCTGAGATTGTTAAAGCATCTTTACGAAAGAATGATAAACCTTATGGTTTTGGTGATTACGAAAATTATATGACTCAAGGCAACCAACTGAAATATGACATTTATTCGTTGGAAGATTTGGAAGATTTCAAACAACATGTTATTGGAACTATTAACACATTACAGAAACAAATTAAAGACAACATAAAGATACATGAGATTTTACATACTGGTGATTTTAAAACCAATATGACTAAATTAAATGAACAACAAAAAGAACTTACTCTGGCAAAGAAAAATCTTGTAACCAAGACTGCCAAGAGTGTAATGAACCTTATTAAATTGGGAGATGACTTCAATGGCTAAAATAGATTGTTGGGATGCAGAAGCACAACGGGCTCAAACCTTAGATTTGGTACGCCAGTTTTCAAAAGATGTAAAAGAAAAGACTAAGCTCAAGAAAATTCACCCGGTGGATGGTAACACTATCATTATTCGCTATTGCGATATTGATTCACCAACTCTTGACCGATGCCGAGAATTTGTTCAAACTGACAAACCAATTATTAAACTCAAGTATTACAACAAATTAGGTAAGTTGTATTTCGCAAAAGTCATTGTTTATCATATCTTGAAGGAAGAAGAAAACATTGACACCTTCCGTTTCTTTATTGATAAACGAATGAGGGGTAAAAACGATGATGGTAAGTTCTATGATACATCAATGTATCTTTTTACTACCAAGTCTTATAAGTCCGAACAGTGCCGATACAACAACGAAACTGACGATATTTTTGTAACTCTCAATAAGGTTATAGGCCGAGTGGAACATTCATTCAGCATGTTTGACAACATTCTAAATGATAGTGATGTAACCAACTACACTTCACAGATGACCGATTTGGATAAAGAAATTGCTGCATTGAATGAAAAGCTGAGCGAATTACATTATCGTAAAAGTGAAATTAACGGCAAAATGCAACAGGCTATTAAACTCAAAATTGATGTAATGAAGGATTTCTAATGGGAACTGCTAGTAAGATTGTAACATTTGTAAACAAAATTCTAAACCCATACGGACTAGGATTTAAAGAAGCTCAATTTAATATAATGTATAACAATAATGAAGCAAATGTGTTCATTAATTTTAAAGACATTAAAAATCGTATTCCCATTAGATTCTTCAACATTGACGATGATGCAAGGGTCTTCAGTTTCTTTATTACATTGATAAATCATAAAGAAAAGAGATTCAATATCACAGCTTATGATTTTTTGCCACAGTTGAACATTAACGCCATTAAGTCTTATGTTACTAAAATGAAAACTGTAGATGGACCTTCGTCAACAGGGTTTTATAGTCAAAAACTCTTTATGGATAATGTTAAAGTAGAGGTGGATAATGATGACCAAATTGTTGAGACTTTGATTAAACATATTGGCGAACAAATTGAAGCATACAAGAAACGAATTGCTGATATTGAAGATTTTCTTGAAGAACAAGATTTACAGACTTTCGCAGATGAAATCAAAAGGCGAGAAGAAGAAATTTTGGAGAAAGCCACATCATTAAAAGATTACAAAGAAAAGTATTACAAGAATTTGAAACTAATTATTGATGCCAAGAAGGATTTTCAATGAAACATATCCATCAAGATTTGATTGATTGGTTGAGAAGTCAACACTTTCAAGTCAATATAGAAACCAAAAAACCAAATAGTGATTTTTGGGCAGTCAAATATGGGGAAACTTTGCTTTCTTATATTGATGGTGTTTTTTCTTACAGTGATTACCTTGAATCCATTGATGCTATAACTGATTTTCAATATGATTTTAATGAACTTGATGATAATATAGAAGAAGTTCATAATGTAATCAAAGGTGCTGTATCACGATTTGATGAATGGCTATTTTTTAGAACAGATTTAGGTAAAAAAGTAAGACAAAGTTTAAACGAAATAAAGAAGGATTTTTAATATGAAACTAAATGATTTGATAGACCCTTCCAATACAAAAAAACGAATAGCACGATATAAAGAAAAAATGAATGATGAGATTTATTCATTTTTAGATTCATTTAAGTGTAATGGTGAAGAACTTGTAGTGAACCAGTTATACGATGGTGGTTCTGAGAGGGGAAAAATTTATATTGATAAAATGTGTTATAGAATAAATTTTGCTGATAACCCAGGATTTCAAAAGATTGCTGAAAAATTGCGTGGTGAAATTCGTGTAGCTGTTGGTTATGATATAGAAGTTAGAGTTAGAGTTCCTTCAATGAATATGTTAAGCAATTACAACAATTATATTAATGATGTTGTAACATCTAAACTGAATAATACAGAAATTCATACTTGGGGCACTACTGATTTATGGATTGAACCACAGGTCATTACAAAACGAGTAATGACAGTTCCGACAGCAACAAAGTATATTCAAAAATTCATTGATTTCTCAGTTGATACCATTCAAAAGGGATTGACCTGGAGCCAGTCAAAAGAAATTCAAGATGTGATTGAATTTACATATCAAAAGAAATTAGTAATAAAAGATTACGATAATAAGATAGGAAAATTGTGTACTGAACGCAACCAAATAGAGCGAGAACTGGACACATATAATAGCAAGTTAATGGAAAATTTCAAAAAAGAACGAGAAATGATGAAAGATTTCCAAGTGTAAATAAATTTTTACATAATTTTACATTATTTCTATTGACAATGGACTAACAATTTACTATATTATACTCAAACTTTAAACAAAGAGGTAAATTATGGCAATTACAAAGGCAAAGCAGATTAAGAAGAATGACATTAAGAAGCAGAAGCAGGCAAAGAAGGTAGCCACCACCACGAAGAAGCCCACTAGGCTCAAGGTACATGATGGTGCGGATTTTTATGCTCACAAGCATATCATAAACTATCTTACAGAAACTGACCTCTACAAGTTCACCCAGCAGCAATTTTATGTTCACCGTCGCCCAAACGATAGAGCGAAGTGGGAATTTAAGTGCCGAACCAAGGGTGTGAATCTCGCTCCACTCTGTAAGCGAATTAACGAGGAATTGGATTGGCTTTGTTCTTTGAAGTTCCAGTCTTGGGAATTGGATTGGTTTAAGAAGCAGGATTATTTCTCTCACGATTATGTGGAATTTCTTGAAGATTTCCAGTTGAAGCGCCGTCATATCAAGTGTTTTACTGACAAGAAGAATACCACACTCTTTGTAGAAGCAGAAGGTTCTCAAAAGAATGTTTCTCCGTTTGAAATTTATGTTCTCCATATCGTTCAGGCTCTTTGGATGGCCGATGAAGAACTTGATTGGGAAAAAGCAAAAACGAATCTTGACAACGAAATTATTAAGGTCAATGCTGCTACCCGAGCTGGCATTATTTTCACGATTTCCGATTTCTCTGTTCGCCGCACGATTTCTAGCGACTGGGAAGATTATATGGTTGGTCGCATGTTGGCTATGTGCCCGGCATTTGTTGGAACATCTAATGTGTATCTCGCCATTAAGCATAACTGCAAGGCGATTGGCACCTTCGCTCACGAATTGGATGCTACCTACCAGGGATTGGATAGTGTTCCTATTGCTAATGCCCAGAAGCAGAAGCTCACAGATTGGGCAGACGAATACGATGGCAAGTTGGGTATCGCACTCAGCGACAACTATGGTTTCAAGAGTTTCTTGGAAGATTTCGGTCTCAAGTTCGCAAAACTCTTTGATGGTTGCCGTCACGATAGCGGTGACCCAATTCGCTGGGGTGAAATGTTGATTGCCCATTACAAGAAGTTGGGCATTGACCCTCGTTCTAAGGTGGCATGTTGGAGTGATAGTCTTGACATTGACAAGGCTCTCGCCATCGCAAAGCACTTCAATGGTCGCATCAAGATTGCTTTCGGTATCGGAACATATCTCGGTGCCACTGTATGTGGAACAAAGAAGAAGCCATTGAGCATGGTTATGAAGGTTGTGGAAGTGAATGGCAAGCCAGTTGTGAAGCTCTCGGATAGCATTGGTAAGACTATGTGCCACGATGAAGGCTACATCAACTATGTTAAGTCGGTCTACAACTATAAGAGCATTGACGATATGACTACTGAAGAAATTCGTGCTCTGCTCCCTGCTTTCGTGGATGTTTGGCTCAAGGACATCTACACTCCAGTGGGTGAATCCGCTTAATGGATGTTATGGATTATAAAAAATTGAGTGAGATTAGATTCCATATACAACATAATGGAGTCTACTTACTCAAATTTTATAATCTGTATTCTACCCATAACAATAATCTTTTACGGGCTTTTATTGAAGAATTTGATTACGAAGGTTTCTGTTCAGTTGAAGGTCAAAAGTTAGATATTGATTATATTTTAGAAATAGTCAAGTCTAAAACAGAAAATGTAATAACAACAAAAGTTCTTGAATTGATTAAGAAAGATGTGAATACAGACCTTTTAGTTAAAGAAATAAAAGCATTTGTAAATGAACTAGCCATAAAGAAAGATTTTAATTGAGAGGTACACAATGTTTTGGAAAAAGAAAACCCCCCAAATTGTAGAACCAGTATATTTGAAAAATGACAAGGGTGCCCTAGTTGGTGTTCGTATGGGAGAGAAGGAATTTCGTCTCGCAGCATACGATTTAATGATGTGTAATAACCCAGGTCAAAAGATTATATACATGTATGACAAGTTGGGAAACAAAGTTGCCTGGGATATTAGGTCTTTTGAAGAACTAGACAATATGTTGCGAACAAGTTTCCAGCCACAATAAAATTCACCTTTGGTTTATTCATTGGTTTTGTGGCTAATAAATAGATTAAAGGAAAATTTTATGAAAGAATTAAGTTGTGGTTTTATTATTGTGAATAAAAAGAATCCAAAACAGATTTTGGCTTGCCAGCCAAATGGAAGAAAGGCCAACTGTTTTGGTAATTACGATATACCAAAAGGACATATTGAAAAGGGTGAAACCACCTTGAATGCCGCAATTCGTGAATTACAAGAAGAAACCGGATATAAAATCAAGAATGAACAAATTTATGATTGTGGACTTTTTCAGTATATCAAGAATAAAGATTTGTATGTTTATTTGATGTTCTCAGATCTTGACATTGGGTCATTACATTGTGATAGTACATTTGAATTACACGGTAGAATGGTCCCGGAAGTAGTCAATTACAAGTGGACTGACGATATTCGTTTATTCTATAAATCTTTACAACCAATTATTGAAGAATGTTTAGACCACTTTGAAGAAGGATATTATGAAGAAATTAGTTAAAGTTTTATTTGGTGTTTTGGGTATAACAGCCACAGTTTACTTTTTCAAACAGGAAAAGAGAACTATCAAAAATTTACGCAGAAACATTGATGAACTAATCAAAAAGAAAATGGTATGATTACTATAACAAATGATGTTCAATACTGCAACGAAGAAATAGATTTATCTGTTATCGCAGATATTTTCCATAAACTATTTCCTAGTTATAATCTAACAAACAAATTATCTTTGACTCATTATAAAGACAAAGATTATTTCTCATTAACCGGTTGGTGTGGTGATTTGAAACCTTCAATTCGTAAGATAATTGAACAAACACCACTAATTGAAGACTGGGAAGATGCTGAATGTTTGCGTTTTAGATTTGGTTATGAACCAAATAATAATAAATGGATTGTTGATGGTTGGAACACAGTTTGTAAGTATTTTATCTTTAACATTGAAGGCAAATATAATTTAGTTGAGCAGAATGATTATCACCGAATGATACCAGTTTATGAGAATCACTTTTCAGGATTTTCTACAGCAAGAAAATTTCTTAAAGATAGTGAAGAAAAAATGAAAAACGGGTTTAACTGTGTTAAACATTTGTGTAAAATGCTTAAAGATGGTGGAATTATGGCAAATCTTGAAAAATTAACAGAAATGCGAGATTCCATTAAAGAACTTGAAGAAAAAACACTACAAATGATTGATACTTACGATAAAATTAAATCAGATTTCAATTAATGTAAACAATTATTTACAATTTTTTAACATTGGGCTATTGACAAATAGCCCAATTTTTTCTATATTATACTTAGAACTTAGAAAAGAGGTAACAACTATGGCACAGTTTGAATATCTGCTTGAATGGCAACCAAGAAACGCCGATTTTTGGCGGGTTTCAAATGTAACTCACCACATTTGCGAAGATTTCAATGATGTGGATGAGGCATTTGAGCATATTGCCGAACATAAATCTTTGTGGGATGATGAACGCATTTGGGCTTATCGTTTTGGCGAAAATGTTGTTTTGCTCCACATGGAAAATGAAACTGAAGAAAAGAATCAAATTCTCAAAATGAAAGGATGGAACTAATTATGATTTATTACTATGGTCTTTCCGCTGACCCAATTACTATTGCCCACATTGACATTCTTAAATCCATTTACAAGCGCCTTGGTGAGAATGATAAACTCATGATTGGTGTGGTAAACAATGACGAAAAGAATTACAAGGCTCTCGGTTCCGACCGAATGGCTATGGTGTTTGAAATGCTCCATTCCAAGTTTGATATGGAAAAGGGCAACATTGAAGTTAAGAGCCAGAGTGATAGGACATACAAGTTCTTGTGTGATTATATCGCAGCTAACAATGGTTTGACCATGAAGGACATTACGATTGTTGTTGGTGAAGATGAATGGAAGGCTTTGTGTGATGCCAAATGGGTGAACTGGGATTTGCTTTTGAAGCATTTCAATTTTTTGGTTTTCCGCCGAATGGGATTTGAACAGGGCTTCAATGATAATGGTGTGGTTCATACTATGCCAAAGTTTGGTGTGAATGTTGAATTTACAACTTTCAACATTACCCATTCTGTTAGTTCGTCTCAGGTTCGTGAAATTCTTTCCCGCAACCCCGATTGCCACTATGAAGATGTGAAGAATTATATCACTCACCAGGCTTTCCGTTATATCAAGGAACACAAACTCTACAACCAAAATTCGTTTGACTATGACAAGGAAGAAGCAAAATTTCTTCAGGATTACGCAGTAGCCAAGCAGAAGAATGGTTGGGGTGAACCATCGGTCACCACAGATACGATTGCTTACAATGGCGAACAGATTTTGCTAATTCGTAGAAAGAAACCTCCATTCCAAAACTTTTGGGCACTCCCTGGTGGTTTCTTTGAAAAGACCGACGAAGATTTGAATTATGGTGCTGCCCGAGAACTTCGTGAAGAAACATCTCTTGATATGGACCCGGAACAGTTCGTACAAATTAAGACCTATGGACACAATTTTGACCCGCGTATGAAGATTGTTGATACTGCGTTTAGTGTTCGTATTCCAAAGAAGATGATGGACAAGGCCAAAGCTGATGACGATGCTGCTGAACATCGTTGGTTCAACATTAACGATTTGCCAAAGCTGGCTTTCCACCACGAAATGATTATCAAGGATTGGCTTCGCAAGAAGGAGAATGACTAATGGAATTGATTTCACTGTTAATGATTGCTAACATTGTAGTTCATCTCGGGCCATTCCTGGGGCTATTCCTGCGAAGCACGAATATGCTAAAGTTCATGCTCATTACAGATGTAATCATTACATTAGCCAATATTTTCTGTTGCCCAATTTCCGCTATCATTTGGGGATTTATGACCTATGTAGACTGGAAAGAACACGGCTACATTTTCAGGGGATAGTGTATGTTTCGTTATGACAAAGTAGAAAAAGTGTGTAATAAATACGGCTATTTGATTGAATTGTGTACATACAATTACTCAAAGAGATTCGTAATTCTTACATACGATACACGATGCAAACAGGGTAAAGTACCAGTTGGCTATATTGAATTTGAAGATATTATTACAAGAGATGGTGTTCAGTATGTAAAGAAAATTAATTTGTATCCTGAATTATCAATGAATGTTGAAAATAATACTATCAAACCTGAAGATTGGCACTCAAGTGAACACGAATTTTATTTGTTCTTGGTGAAATGGCGACTGAAGAAATTCCGTAAACAAATTGACGATTTTGATTCCCATATCACTTTTTTAGAAACACATAACAAGAAACAAAAAGCAAACAAACTAGAAATGGATGCTGACAAAGATTTCAAATAAGGAGAAATAACTATGAAGTTTAAGACTGTAATCTATGTAACGAAAGATAACTCCCCAGGCGTTGAATCATGGGCCGAAAAGAAATACGATGAACAGTTTAATCGTATTGATGGAACGGTAGAAAATGAAGAAGAATGGAATAAATTTTGGACTGATGTAAAAACCAATTTGGTAGATAACATTGATACTTCGCCATATTTTATTGCTATGGTTTTCAATGAACTCGGTGATAACATTATCAATTTCTCTGCTGAAGATTTATCAGATGACCCAGATAATATGGGTTATGGTTCTTCTTATGGTAAGGATTGGAGTTGGGTATCTACCAAGGAGCCATTACAGACAAAAGAAGAATATGAAGAATGGCAGGAGAATTTCTTTTAATGGTTTCCAAGTTTATTCACTATTTCAAATTCACAGATGGACATAACGATTACGAAGCCAAAATTGAAAACGATGACGATGCTGAAACATTCAAGAATTGTGTAAATCGTTGCCGGGAAAAGGTTTTCGGACCTGCTGGTATTTCTGTAACAGAAATTAGAACGGAGTTGCGTGATGCTTAAACTTAGAAAAATGAGCGAAACTGAATTTATTAATGCTCTTGAAAAGACTGCTCGGGACCTGGGTTATACAGTAGCACGAAAAGACTATACTGATTTAAAAGATACATACACATTCCAGGTGTTTCATACAATGAAACTTCCAACACATAAAAACGAAATTTTGGGTATCATTAAAACCTTTACGGATGGTGATACTGAATGTTGGAGGTTCCAATTCAATAAAGATGACCATCCTGATTGGTCTATGTGTGGTATAAGATTCAATTATAAGTATTTGGAAATTTTTAAGAACTATCTAATTAATTTTTCAAAGAATTATAAGCAGTATTTGGAATGGCAAAATCTCAAAGACTTAAAGGAAGATTTTGAATGAAGAAAAAAGTTACATTAAAAGATTACCGCCAGTTTATGAAAGACCAGGGACTATATTATAATAGTTCTGATGAAGAAGATTATGATAATGATAGTCAGACTAATGGTTGGTCATTCAAACATGGGCAGTATACATTCTATTTGGTTGATTTGACAGAACCAATGAAACCAACTGAAATAGAACCTTCAATCTATGAATTTACTAATGGGTTTGATGAATTTATGGAAATTTACCAGCGCGTTGAAAACGGAGAATATGCTGCTAAACATCCAAAGAACTTTGAAGAATTTAAAAAGATGTTAACTGAGAGTATAAAAGATTTGAAAGCCTATGTAAATCAGATTGACATTGATAAAATCAAGGAAGATTTCTAATGGATATTTTTAAAGAAATAGTTATGATATTATTGATGGTTGGTGTTTTAGGCACACTATTTAATTTTTTCGCTGGTGCTGAGTTGGAAGGATATTTCAGCGAAAAAGTTGTTTTTGTAATAATTGGTATTTTGTATGTGTTAGAAATCGTCGGGTGCCATTATATGTTTAAATGGGACCGAGAGTCAGCAGAAGAAAGACAAAGAACTGCTTATGTTATTCATATTGAACCAAATGGTGAAACATGTGAAGGACGATACTATTCGGGTAAGAATAGTCCGATAACAGTTAAATGTTTAGATGGCAGAACATATATAGCACAATCTATACAAGTTATTAAAGAAATTAAACTCAAACATCCAATGAAATAAGGAGAATTTCAATTATGATGGTATTGGAAGATAAGTATTATCGTCACTATCCCGATGCGGACAGTTATGACCCAAAGGATGTTAAGAATCCTGAAGCCATTGGTGAATGGTTGTTAGCATATAATAAGATTTATGAATTGTGTGAAAAGTATGGTTGTAAAGCCTGGGGTAATACTGACCTCGGCGGTAAACTCAATCCAATTCTCACACCTGATGAAATGCGAACAAAGTTATACAACCAGTTTGATAATGGTGAAGATTTTTATGAAATTATCGCACCCACCATTGACAATTTTAACTATTTTGACCCAACACTAACAAAGTATGCTAGTAATGGTCCTTGTTTGAAGATTTGGCTTGGTACACGAAACAAGAACCAGATCAGATTAAAGAAACCAATTATCGTTACTAAAATGGAAATGCCAGGTTATACAATCCCCGATTTTTCCGCACAAATTGATAAAGAACTCGGTGAAGAAGCCATTGATGGCATTATGGTTCCAGTCGCCACATGCCCAACTAACTACCGATATTGGGATAACAAGGAATGGAATTTTGACGAATTCAGTTCCGAAATTGATAAGTTTGATGCGTTTATGGAACTGAACAAGAAAGAATATGAACCAGTTCTGTTGGAATTGCGAAAGAAGATTTTAGCAGGTGGTGATATTGAAGTTCTCTGTAAAGAAGCAAATGACAAATACAATCTAGGATGGCAAATTGGTAGCATGTTCTAATATCTTTAACCAGGTCGCACAAGATTTTGGTTTAACGATTACAGTTCACGATGACTGTAGTGTAGGGAAGTATCAACATTTTCCTGGGTTTGTAATTGCTAGTAATTTCAAAGACGGAAGTATCTTATCTGCGATGTCATTCAACGAGAAAGAAAAATGTTTTTGGGGAGCTGAAGCATATTACGATGAAACTAAACTTCGTGAACATGTAGCAAAACTAATTCAACTGGCAAAGAACTCAATTATTGAGAATAAACTGGATAATATAAAAACGGATTTTAATTGTAATGTAAACATAATTTTACATAAAAATCCATAAAATCCATTGACAAACACAGTAAAATTTACTATATTAACAATACAAAAAGAAAAAACAATTTAACAAGGAGTTAAAAATGGCCCGACAGATTATTGGTGTTGACAATCAAATTGATTTTGAAACTGGAGCACTTCCTAACCCTAAGTTTGTAGAAACTTTGGAATATCGTGTAAATCTCTGTAAGAACGCAGAACGCCCGGTGGTTCTCACTGCCGACACTCACACAGAAGAATATATGGAAACTCTTGAAGGTAAGAAGCTCCCAGTCCCCCATTGTATCAAGGGAACAGAAGGTTGGAAGCAGACCCAGGCTATTCTCAACGCATGTAAGAATCCAATTATTGTAGAAAAGACTACATTTGGTTATGACAAGTGGAAGGAAATTTTTGGTCTAGCTGAAGACATTGACGAATTTTACATTTTCGGAACTGTAATGCCAATTTGCCCAATGGCTCAGGCTATCGGATTGCGTATGGCATATCCAAATAAGCGAATCGTTGTGGATTTCGCTGGTTGCGGTTTTATGGGTAACACTCCCGAAGAAATTGAGTTCTGTAAGAAGGCAACCAAGTATGTTCTCACTATGCAGCAGATTGATGTAATCAACGCGGACTAAAAGAATGTACGAAAAGATTAATGTAAATGCGATTTATCCCCAGTATTCCGAACTGACCTCTTGGAATGGAGAAAAGCGAAAGATGTTAGTTTGGGATAACATGGGTGGTGAACCCAAGGTAGCATTTGTAACAAATTATGTTGCTGGCATTTGGGTAACCAAGGAACAGGTGGGATATTTCCACGCCGCAGAAATTCCACAGGGATAAAATGAAAATTATCATTGGAATTATTTTATTACTAATCGTTTGTTTTCTAACCGCTATCAAGAACGCAGACGATAACGCAAACAACCACAAAGAATAAAAAGGAAAAACAACTATGAACAAAATCACTACTGATGTAATTGAATGGATTAAGAACTACTTCAAGACTACCAATGGTCGCAAGGCCGTTATTGGTATCTCGGGTGGTAAGGACTCTACCGTGGTAGCAGCTCTTTGTGCCAAGGCACTCGGAGCGGAAAATGTTGTTGGTGTTCTCATGCCCAATGGTGTTCAGTCCGATATTGCGGATTCCGAACTGGTTGTAAAGACCCTAGGAATTGAGAGTTTGGTTGTAAACATTCAGTATGCTTACATGAACCTGGTAAACCAGATCAACGAAAATCATATTTCTAGCCAGGCCCAAATCAATATGCCTCCCCGTCTCCGTATGACAGTTCTCTATGGTGTGGCACAGAACATTGGCGGTCGTGTTGCTAACACCTGCAATCTCTCCGAAGATACTGTTGGATATTCCACGCTCTACGGCGACAGTGCCGGCGACTTCGCTCCACTCGCTCGTTTGACTACCGAAGAAATCGTTGCCATTGGTGATGACCTTGGTTTGCCATACGAACTTGTTCATAAGACACCTAGTGATGGTCTTTGTGGTAAGACTGATGAAGATAATCTCGGCTGCACCTACAACGAAATCAATGAACTCATTCGTAAGGGAGTGAAGGGTCCGAACTATGACCTGATTATCAAGAAGTACAAGGCCAACAAGTTCAAGACTGACATCATTCGTATTCCGGCTTTTGAACCAACGAATCCTCTTCTTCCTAACCACATTCACGAAATGGATAACGCAGGAGTAATCTAATGAATACAAATGAACTAATTGCTATGGCATCAAAGTACAAGAACTTCAACGATTTTGTTAAGGCTTATGCCGAATCAAAGAAGGGGTAAACTATGTTTCTAACTAAACTTGCATTCTTAATTAACCAAGCTGGTTTCGCAGCTTTCATGTTCTTGTTTGGAATTGCCCTCTATGTAGGAAAATTTCTGTACAAGACTGTACTAACACCTGTGCTTTGGGTATTGTGGCAGGGTGCTAAACTCATGCCAGAAGAAAAGGCCGACCCAAATCCACATGCTCTTGAAAAGATGGGTGATGCTTTTGCCAAGGGTGTATGTGGTGTAATGGATGGTGTAATCTTTAAGACAAAAGAACTGGAATGTGAAAAGTGGCTTAAAGAACACCCGGAGTTTAAGTAATGGCATTAAAAGTATCACCAAAGGACACAATAAGCCCCAGATGGAAAGCAAATGAAATTTTCCATTGGTTTCGCCCAAACGAAATTGAATTATATTTCGTTTGTGGTAAATGTGGTACTACAACTAAAGTAATTTTCAACAAAAACATTCTGCCGAATATCAATGGTAATTGTTTGAAATTTGCTTGTGAATCGTGCCGAGAATCAAACGCAGTAAACATTTGTTTATTAGAGGAGTAAAACTATGGATGAAGTAATTGGAACTGGATATGAACAGGAATCAATTTCCGAACAGGTAAAGAATAAGGTCAAAGAAATCAAGGACTCAAAGGTCTATAAGGACATTTTCTCTCACCCAATTACAGGTTGTTATGAACACCAGGACGAAAACGGAAATTGGGTAGAAGGTCCGGCTCTCGGTCACAGTTATCATGGTGGCTATGACGAGTATCACGAACAACATAAATCCAAACTTGAAAAGTGGCTAGAATCAAAGGGAGTTCTCTAATGAATTGGTTAGTTAAGAGAATTTTGTTTATTCTTGTAATGTGTATTGGTGGTATTACACTAGCCAACTGGCTATATGGTCCTGTATCAAATGGATTCGCATTTGTTTATGGAATGATAGTCGGTGTTGCCGGTGCTATTCTTTTCCCAAAAGAAGAAGAGGCGGATGAATAAATGGCTAAGGAAAAGTACGATAAGAAAGAAATCATCAAGCAGTTAAGAAATCTCGTTAATAGTGACCTAGTCAAGTATGATGCTACTAGATTGGCTAAGGTAGAAAATGAAATTAACCAAATGAACGATGACCAGATTAATCGTGCGTTGTTGTTAGCTGAGTTTCAATCTGCCCTAGTCCGAGAAAATTATTTTGACTGGACACAGGAAGAACTGGATGTAATCCAAGCTGCCATTGAATCATGTGGCATTAAGATTAACGAAGTCAAGAAAATGGACAAAGAAGATGGCCGAGACGATTATGCGTTTGTTCTTGATGATGATTTGAAAGTTGTATGGGTGAACAAAATGAACCCATTTATCAAATCTGGTATATATAATCTATTGGGTGTTGGCTTGAATTTCCCTTGTAATAACTACCAAACAGTAGAAGAACTTGGGTCAGCCGTAGTTGAAACAATTAAAAAAGTAAGAGAGTACATGTAATGAAGAAATTATTTTTTGTATTAGCAGTTTTAGTTTCATTTTCATTTGGTGGAGAAAAAACAATCTTTGAAGTTTGTAATGACAAATTCTGTTATGAACAAATTTTAGAGAATGTGAAAAACTATGAGTGGAAGACTGATTATACAGGAAAGAAATTTCTTCGTGTGTATTTCTATGACAAACGATTGCTTGACATTAAGGGCGAAAATCTAACAATTAAGAAGAAAAAGAAATAAAAGGGAACTGAACTATGAATAAAGTACTTGAATTATTTGAATCAAGACCAAAAATGTTTAAACGATTGGTAAAAGGAACTGACCTATCAATCACTAATTATACTTCAGCTTCTTATGCTAATGCGTTTCACAAAGATAGAGCAACTGCAATTATCCAGATGAAAAATAAACCATTTTTCTTTGGTATGTTTACAGAATACACTGTTCAAATGCCCAAACATTTGAAATTGTGCCAGTTTAAAGATAGCAAAGAATGGTACATTGGATATGATAACGATATGAAAAACATTGTTACATATTCCGAGGGAAAAGAACATTTGCGTAAATTGATTGCTGAATACAAAAATCTCAAACACGAACTGAGTGCCAAAGATTTTGAATCCGATTTTATTTAAGATGTAAATTTTTATTTACATCTTTTTTATTGCCAAGTTTCTGTTAGTTTATTATATTTGGATAGTAAACAATGGAGATAACTATGGATGGAATTTTTGAATATCTTAAAGAACTCATTGAGCCAACGCATTCAATGAAATTTCTTAAAGAACACCATTTTTATCTTGATGGTGAAAATGACAGTTATGACGGATATAATTATGGTGTAACGGCAGTTCACGAAGTTAGTAATGGTAAGAGAATTAAATATCCAATTTTCATTTGCTACACAGACTGCTATGATATTGACGATAAATTTGAATTAAACAGTTATGAATATATTAACGATTTAAATTTATTCGTCAATAAGGGAACATTAGAATTTGAAAATGGAATTGGTGAACAGGAAATGACATTCCAAAGAGCAAAGAAATTTATTGATGCTCAGGTCCAACAGTTCTATTTGATTTCCAAATATCAAAAGATGAATGGTGAAATTGACAAGATTAACCAAGAATTTAGAGATTAACATAAGTTCTAAAACAAACATTTTTTAAATGAAATATGGTTGCTTTTGTGACTATATTTTTTATATTATAACAAAACAAAAAAACTAAGGAGAATACTAATGGATAAGAAAACTTTCGGTTCAAATTATATTAACTACATTTCCGCAAATAAGACTGAACGAGAATGTGTTAGTGACGCAGTTGTTAAGGCTCGTTTTAATGGTTTCTTGACTATGAAAGAAATCAATGCTCATCATGGTGGTTTGCGTGTTGGTGATAAAGTTTATTTTGTAAACAAAGACAAGAATTTCGCAGCTTTTATTATTGGTAAGGGATATGGCACCAGTGGTATTAATTTGCTCGGCGCCCATGTAGATAGCCCCAGATTGGATTTGAAGACCCAGCCACTCTATGAAGATGGTGATGTGGCTTATTTTGATACTCAGTATTATGGTGGAATTAAGAAGTATCAGTGGGTAACTCGCCCATTGGCAATTCATGGTAAAGTTTGTTTTACCGACGGTTCTAGTTTGAATGTAGTAATTGGTGAAGACCAAACAGACCCAATTTTCTGTATTAGTGATTTGCTTCCACATCTTGACAAGAAACTTGCTGAAAAGAAGGCTAGTGATTTTATCTCTGGCGAAAAGTTGGATTTGATTGCAGCAACAGAAGCTCTTGATACTGAAGACGAAAAGGAAAAGGTTAAGAATAATGTAATCGCATTACTCAAACAGAAGTACGATGACAGATTTGAAGAAACTGATTTTCTTTCTGCCGAATTGGAAGTAGTTCCAGCCGGTCCTGCTCGTTGGTGTGGTTTGGATAAATCTTTGATTGCGGGCTATGGTCAGGATGACAGAGTTTGTGCCTATACTTCTCTTATGGCTCTAATGGATATGAAAGAAGTTCCCGAAAGAACTTGTGGTTGTGTTCTCGTAGATAAGGAAGAAGTTGGTTCAATTTGTGCTACTGGTTCCGAATCTCGTTGGTTGGAAGATGTATTGTACTGCGTTAGTGGTGCTACCAACCGAATGAGTTTTGCTACTATGTTGTACGAAACTGATATGCTTTCTAGTGATGTTACGGCTGCTTATGACCCACAGTTTGGTGATGTTTCTAACAAGGGTATGAGTGCTAAACTCAATGGTGGTTTCGTTCTTTCCAAGTACAATGGTGGTCGCGGTAAGGGTGGTGGAGCAGATGCTAACCCAGAGTTCATCGCAAAGGTCCGCAGCATTCTCAACAACGCAAATGTGAAGTATCAGTTTGACACTATGGGCAAGGTAGATGTTGGTGGTGGTGGAACTATTGCCTCTATCGTTTGCCGTTTGAACATTAATGTAATGGATGCTGGTGTTCCAGTTCTCAACATGCACAGCCCAATGGAACTCACTGCCGTTGAAGATGTTTATGACGCATATCTCGGCTATTGTGCTTTCTTGAGGCACTAGGAGTGAATTATGAAAGAATTCACAGGACATGATTTAACAGAAGAAGATTACATTTCTTTGTATGGAATGACAAGTAAAGAACTGTATGAAGAATTGTACGGGAATCAAGAATACCATAAATCTCAAATGGAAAAAGCTGAAAAGCAAAAGTCTGCTTGGGATGAATTATATGGTGGCGACCATGTAATGTGTGGTAATAGTTGGGACCCGTGGAATCGTATGGGTATTTCCTGGAAACTCTATAACCAGTATAAGACTGAACGAGGCTATTCTGATGAATTTATTGAAGAAACGATAAACTCATTAAGACAAAGAGGTTCTTATGAACCACTTAATAATATAGCTGAAAGAGTTGAAAAATGGAGGAATCTCTAATTTTCACCCGAATTTAATGGTTATACATACTAAATAATGGTAATAAAGAAGTTCTAAAAAACAAAATTTTTATTACTATGAATGTTTTATTTGCTATATTAGCATATACATAAAACAAATAAATGTAAACCATTAAATGAGGTGAAAATATGAATGATTACGAAGTAATTGAAGGCGAAGACATCCTTTCCAATTCATTGAGAGCAATTAAGCAGTATATTCCACGCAAGTTGGACGAAGCTACAAAGCATGCCCCAACACGGAGATAAGTCTACTCCACAGTATCAGTTGAATGCTGCATATAACGAAGGTTATAAGAAGGCTCTTGAAGATTTGGCAACATTCATCAAGGCTATGGGTGTTTAAGATTTTGTTTGGCTCTAGCCCACAGTCAAACGAGGTATAATACACGAACGTGGTTATATCTAAACAATGTGGGCATTGTGTTACGAAAGAACACAGAGGTTAAATAAATGATTAATACAAATAATATGTTTGATATGGGCAGTGATTTCCAGGCTCTTGAAAAGTTAGCAGACGCAGCTTCTCAGGCTTTCGGACAACCATTTCCCTCTACAACTAAACTAATTGAAAAGGCTACTGCAAAAGTAGATTTTCCATTGGATGAATACATTGACAAGGACGGCAACTATGTAGCTGAATTGGCAGTAGTTGGTGTAGATGCCAATGACATTAAGGTTACTGTTAAGACCGAAGGTGGTAAAAAGACATTGACAATCAAGATTGATGCTCCTGAAACCACAGACGAACAGAAGGCCGAAATTGAATCCCGTGATTGGATGAACAGAAAGATTAAGAGATTTACTAAACTTGAATTGACACGTTCTCTTGCTAATAATTTGGATGTTGCTAAAACAACAAAGACTATTGACAAGGGATTGTTGAAGGTCTTTATTCCTCTCAAGGAAGAAGAAAAACCCATTGAAATTGAAGTTAAGTAAACGATAAACAGTAACGATATAAAGGGGAACCCTGAAAAGTTCCCCTTTTCTTTATGGAAATCAAAAATGGCAAAACAAATTAAATTTGATACAAACGCAAGAGAAAAGTTATTGAATGGTGTAAACCAACTAGCAGACGCAGTTAAATCTACATTGGGACCTGCGGGTAAGAATGTAATGATTGACAAGGGTGCTGGTGCCCCACTCGTAACCAAAGATGGTGTTACAGTTGCTAAGTCTATTGATTTAGAAGATCCGTTTGAAAATCTCGGCGCTCAAATGTGTAAAGAAGTAGCATCAAAGACAAACGATATTGCTGGTGATGGTACTACTACTGCTACTGTTCTCGCTCAGGCTATTGCTAGAGAAGGTTTGAAGAATGTTGCAGCTGGTGCTAATCCAATGGAATTGAAGTTGGGTATTGACAAGGCCGTTAAGGACATTACTAACAATCTTGACCAGTTGGCACAAAAGGTTGAAGGTAAGAAATCTATTGCTCAAATTGCTACCATTTCCGCAAACAATGATAAAGAAATTGGTGAGTTAATTGCTGATGCTATGGAAAAAGTTGGTGAAGATGGTGTAATCACTATTGAAGATAGTAAGACCGCTGAAACCACTCTTGACGCTGTAGTCGGTATGGAATTTGACCGTGGCTATCTTTCTCCATACTTTGTTACCAATTCCGAAAATATGAGTTGCGTACTTGAAGAACCTTTGATTCTCATGTATGACAAGAAGATTAGTGCTATGGCTGATATTATGCCACACATGGAATACGCAGCTCAAAATGGCAAACCACTATTGATTATCGCAGAAGATATTGATGGTGAAGCACTTTCCGCATTGATAATTAACAAAATGCGTGGTGCTATTAAAGTTTGTGCTGTTAAGGCTCCTGGTTATGGTGAAAGCAGAAATGAAAACCTTTCCGATATTGCTGTACTAACAGGTGGTACATTGATTGAAGAAGTCACCGGTATTAAACTTGCCGATGCCGACCCATCAATGACATTGGGTTCAGCAAAGAGTGTAAAGATTACTGCTAACACTACAACTATCGTAGAAGGTGCTGGTAATAAAGATGCCATTACAGAAAGAATTACTTCATTGAAATCTTCTATCACCCCTGAAACTGGTACATACGAAAAAGCAAAATTGCAGTCTCGTATTGCTAAATTGAGTGGTGGTGTAGCAGTAATTCATGTTGGTGCTGCTACCGAAGTTGAAATGAAAGAAAAGAAAGACCGAGTTGACGATGCTCTCCATGCTACCCGTGCGGCAGTTGAAGAAGGTATCGTAGCTGGTGGTGGTGTTGCTTTGTTGCGTGCTTCTAAGGGTCTAACATTAGATTCTACAACTGACGAAAAGACTGGTTATAACATTGTTATGAAATCAGTTGAAGAACCACTTCGTCAAATCGTAACTAATGCTGGATTAGAAGCAAGTGTAGTTGTGAACAAAGTAAAAGAAATGGTTGGCAACAAGGGCTTTAACGCAAAGATTGGCGAATACCAAGATTTGGTTGCTAATGGGGTAATTGACCCAGTTAAAGTAACGAAAACTGCGTTGAAGAATGCTGCTAGTATTGCTAGTTTGATTTTGACAACAGAATGTGTAATCACTACCATTCCTGAAAAGAAATCCGAACCAGCAATCCAAATGCCACCAATGATGATGTAATTCTCCAGTATTACATTACACAAAAATTAAATCCAATGGGTGAACAACTCATTGGATTTTTCCTATATTATGACTATGAATTTGACTAAACAAGACATAGAAACTATTAAAACCCATATTGCTAAGGTATTTCCTAAACTGGTATCTTTTGAGTCAAAAGGATTTGGTTACGATTATCCATTCAATATGAGTCATACAATTTGGGAATTAGATTTACCTGAACTAAATGATGCTTGGGAACTAATTAGAATTTATGAAGATAATACAGTTTGTTTAGATAGAACATTATATCACGGTAAAAAATTTCAATGTGCTAGTTCATGGTCGGAAGTTCCAATTTATAAAAATCAAGAAGATAAACAAATTATTTTAGATTCAATTACACAGTTATCAAAAGATTATAAAAGATTTCAGCTTGAATGTAAATTGAAGGAAATCAAAAATGACTTTCGCTGAATTACAAAACATTGTTGAACCATTTGGATTTACAGTTCGTAAAATGTATTCTAATTGGTTATCCACAAATAAACCAGATACAACAAAAGCATATATGGCTAGTGTATCACTGGAGAAAAGTGAATTTCCGACCTGGATAGATGGCATTAGCATGTCAGTAGAATTTGTTAAAGATGAAATGATTTGTTTTACAGTATACACAAAAGTATATAAGAATGAAAATAACGAATTTTATTTTGATGGTCACGGTAAAATGATTACTGATACTTCAAAAATTAACAAAGAATTTATTGAAGAATGTATGCTTAAAACATTGGAAAGTTATAATACATTGAGACTGAATATTAAACTAAAAGAGATTGAATATGATTTCATTTAGTGAATTTAAAGAAATAGCAGATACATTAGGATTAGAAATAGCTGAAGACGAAAATCATAAAGAATGGAATATGTACATTGATAGTCCATTGTTTGCGGATAGTCATAATCGTGCTATTGATGGTGCTGTATTGGCTTTGAGTTTTAGCAATCAATCAATATGGCTTTATAATCATATTGAAATTGTAGAATATCCTTGGGATAATACTCCACATTGGCATTTAGCAGCAGAAATTGATAATGAATTTTTAAATGGTAAGAAATATGTGAATAAAGAAAAATCTTTCTTCATTGAAGAAATAAGAAAGATTATGGTGGATGTAAAAAACAAACAAGAAGAAGTTGAACTTGAAAAAATAAAAGGAGATTTCAAATGTTAAAATCCCATTATTGCCATACAAGAGAAGAAGTTGTAAGATATTGCAACGAACAGAAAATCAAAAAAGAAAACATCGTTTCAATAAATTGGATGGATGCCCAAAAGGGTTTCGCAGTATTTTATTGGGAAGATGCTCAATTATTACAGGAGTAAACTATGTTTAATTTTAGAAAACGAGCAAGAAATTATAAAGTCTTTGACGATTTAAACTTGAGATTTAGCCGAGCAACATTCTCAAATGGTAAACCATTCACTGACCAATTCAAATTGAAACTTATTGATAACGATAAAGATGCCGACAATATGGAAATCGTTATTTCAATGACAGGTCAATTAAGGAATGATATAACTCTAATGGAATTGTTAGTTGATGAATGGTATGAAGGTAAGACAAGACCCAGACGATTTGACGAAACAACATACAGCAGAAAGTTAATGTATTATTTTGGCACCGATAAAGAAATGGCTGATGATTTTTGGTCTGGTATAAAAGAATGGTGTAATAAGATGGGAAATTTGATTTACCAGTACAGAACTCGTTTAGATGAAATTGAAGTTCTTAAAAAGACTCATATTGAAATTGAATACGATGAATCTGTTAAATTTCTTGTAGTATTAGCACCGATTGATTTTGCGGGCTATATTAACACCTGTAAAAAAACATATCAAGATTTTCTTTATGGTGATGAATACAAAGATTACATTGTAAGCAAATTTGCTGAAACTAGAAAAGATATATGCTATGAAGCAGGTTGTTATAAATCTTATCCATGCGGTGGATTTAAAGAAATCCACAGTAATGAACCAGTAGTTACAGTTTACACATATAATCAGTGGATAAATGACATTTATCTTCCTGGACTAAAACAGAAAGAAAATGACGAAAAAATCAAAGAACTGTTGGATTTGGTGGCAGAAAAGAGAAAAAATATGCCAGAAACAATCTAATGTAAACATATTTTTACAATAATTTACGAAACATCTATTGACGAAATAGATGTTTTTTTCTATATTACTATATGTAAACAACAAAACAAGAGGTAACAATATGAATCCATTTTATGTAACTCGCTGCTGGAATAGTGAACTCAAGAAATGTGTGTATAAGGTGGAGGAACGTCGTTGGTTCCAGCTCGCTCGTTATCTCGTTGGGATTGGTTCTTTAACTGACCAAGCCGCTGAAGAATATGAGAATAATGGCTACACATTGGAACGTCTTCCGAAGGAAGAACGAATTGTAAAATCCAAGCGTGAAGCTATGATGAACAACGCATTTAATTTGGGTTATGCGGATGGTTATCTCTCAAAGACCTGGGCTATGTTCCTACACGATGGATTTATCCAGCCCCGCGACGGATGGCAACGTACTTCTTGTCCTCGTTGGGGTGGTGGTACGACCTACTATGACCGAGCACTGGGTCAGCATGGCTATTTACTGAAGAAGTACGGCATTCGTAAGTATATGGATGCTATCAAAAATCTTTCGGAATACAGAAAGCAGGCCGAAATTCGTTGTGCTAAAAAGAATGGTGTTGAATACAAGGAACACACCATTTTTGAAGAATGTTAATAAAAATTTACACAATTTTACAATTTTTCCATTGACAAACTGAAGAAATATATCTATATTTTCTTTAGAAACAAACAACAAAAGAGGTAAACAATGGTTGATAATTTTGAACTAATTAAAGAATATATGGCAAAGCAGCAGCTGGATTGGAAAGAAGGCGATTGCTACTATGTTCAGTTGCTCCGTCGCCAGGCGGATGACCCACAGAAGAATGGTGTAAAAGACCCCAAGTATCACGGGAACATGCACTCTCGTTCTATCAAGGATTATCTCATTAAAGACATTGACCATCTTGAAAAGGTCAAAGACGATATTAAGATGCTCTGCGATATGTTCAATGTTCGTGCGTATATCCGACTGAATAAGAGAAATTACAAGAATATCGCACTGGAAATGATGAAACATATTGCTGAACAATGTGCTAGTGGTGAATCCTTCTCGTCACCGTTCCATCTTGTTACCTCCGCATGTGGCACTGTTTGCCAGGCTGGTAAAGACAAGACCTGGATTGTGGATATGGACAAGGAATATCTCCCATACGAAAACGATGTTATGGAAATGATTCTTGATTGCCAGCCGTATGACAAGAAAATCCAGGCTTATATGGATTTAGGCATTAGCAAAGAAGAAGCAAGATACAGGGTTAAGAACGAATTTTTCGTTGTTCCTACCAAGAGCGGTAAGCATTTTGTGGTTAGTCCATTTAACAAACAAATGTTTGGTGTTCGTTGGGAAAAGTTCACGAAGGAAAAGAATCTTGACCTGAAGCAAATGGACATCCATAAGGATAATCCGACTATCCTGTATGTTCCAGACCCGCAGTAATGTTAAACAAATGACCCACAGAAATGTGGGTTATTTTCCCATATAAATAGAAGGAATTATGACAACAGACCAATTTATGTTATGGCGATTTAAGATGCTAGAAGGCATTCTAGATAATATCAAGTCCTGGAATTTAAATGAATGTTTGTTCAATGATGGCAGTAAGATTACTTATGATACAAAGAACGAACTAATCACCATTGAAACTCCAACTAACCGTGACATTATGTTGTTCTCACAGCTCACAAAAGAAAAACTTTTCTCAATGGGTTTCAAAGAAAGAACTGTGAATAGACATAATGCCTCTTATGATGTAGGCAACTACACTTTCCAATACAGGTAAACTATGAGATTAGGAATTGTACTTTGGTCATTAGTTTGTGCCTGGACTATTGTTCACTCTATTGGCTTTTATCAAGATGGCAACCCTGATTATGCTATTTTGTTTGGTGCAGCTTTTATGATTTCACTGTATCTGTTTATTACAACCACTGTGAAATATATTAAAGAAGATTATCCATTACAGATTAGAGTAGTTCAAAAAGAACCCGAAAAGAAGGAAGAAAATGACGCAGAAAATTGAATTAACTGTTGAAAAAGAAATTAAGGGTAAACCTTTTACAAAAACAACTCTTTTGTATAAGAATAAAGATGTTCTCCATAAGAGCATTGAATCTTTAATTCCTGAAATGATTGGTGCGGAACTTCGTGCGTTAATCCAAAACTGGCGTAAGGCAAATGGATTTGCTATTGACCAGCATGTTCCAGTATTGAAGTTTTGGTTTGCTAATCCAATTTTTAAGACAGTATTTGTTGAAGGTCTTTCAGGTGTTGGCGAGAACAAACATTTTCTTGATTTGTGTTTGGTAGATAGTGCTGAATATGAAATGCCAAAAGCTGATGTTATGAGTTTGACTTCAAAATACGATATTGTGTTTTGGAGCCCGATGGGTGGAACAGTTGGTTATGGTTCACCATTACACGGGAACTCACCAAACATTCAAAAAGAACTAGACATTGTACTAAACGAAAAACTTTACAACAGGTATTACGAATGAATGAAAAACTTTTAAAATATCGTGAATCACTAAAATGTGTAGATGAAATGGAAGATGAACTGTATAATATGGTGACATTTCTGTTTAAGGGTGTTAAAACAACTAGACAGTTCTATTTTGATAGACTTGTTTACAATGCTCCAGGTGAAACGAGTGAGCTTCGTTTGAGTTATTGGATTTATGGTGATGAAGATTACATCACATACAATGTACCCAATACCATTCTTGACGATTATTTTGAAGGTAATAAAGACAAGGCAAAGAAAGATTTTGAGCAGTTCCTAATTGACGAAGAAAAACGCAGGGAAGAACAAATGCGTAAAGACAAAGAAGAAATGGAACGCAAACAGAAAGAAGCCGAAGAACAAGCCAAAATACAGAAAGAAATTGATGAACGAAATCTATACGAAAAACTAAAACAAAAATATGGAGAAAACTAATATGGAACTTGTAATGAACTTTATTACAAACAACCCAGGTTGGACTCTTTTGTTCATAATCTTCGGGTCAATGGGAATAGCAAACATTATCAGGGCTATTCGTGGTTTACCAGCAGAAACATTGGAGGATAAAGACGATGAAGGACATGATTGATGGTATCTGGGCACTAATTAAAGACCACGAAGATGATAAAGACGGCGATGGTGCTGCCGTAATTGGTGTTTTACATCTCATATTAGGCATTATTGCTACTGTATTGGCTGGTGTTTTTACACCACTTGGCTTTTGGGTAATTGCTACCTTTGTTCTAGCACTAATTCTTTTCGTTATTTGGTTGGCATCACCCAAGGGAAGTTTGGCAGTTGGGTATTTCTTCGCCATGACTTTCTTCAGTTTTGCTTGGGTAATTTATTTGCCAATTTTAACCTTAATTTGTTTGCTATGTTTGCCGATTATTATTAACGAATACAAACATAAAGACGAATTGAAAAAGAATAAGAAATGATAGATAAAGAATTAAAACGGAAGATAGAAGAAATTATGGGTGAATATAAAAATTCAAAAGAAACCGATTTGACCAGATATAATTTGGTTGCTATCGTTAATGGTGAAACACTTAGATTTAAACGATATGGTAAAGAAACTGAAACAGTGAAGAGAGAACTAATTGTTTTCATTCACGAAAACTATGGAGTCTTTACAGATAAGGTAACTATTGAAGAAGATAAAACTCATCCAGTGAAGGTATAAAATGAGAGATGTTTATTTCATATCAGGACTAATGGGTAGTGGCAAATCTACTGTTGCCGACTACATCAGATATAAAAATCACGAAGTCATTAAGATGGATGATTTCGCTAAGTCTTTTATGGAAGAAAACGCAGAATGTAAAATTGAACTGGTTCGTGCTTTTAGTAAAAAAGTACTTGATGATATGGGTCAACTTGACAAAGAATATCTCCGAGAAGTATATTTCCAACCTGATTTGGCAACTACCAGAGACATGTTTGAAACTCAGTTGGATAACATGCTTTATCGTAAACTCTTACAAAAGATAAACGATAAAAATTTCGGTCGTACACCTTTATTTTTGGAAGTACCTGCTTTTAATAAAGATAGATTTATGCGTTTCGTCAGTTTGTTTTATGAAAGCCTTAGACATGTTTTTTGGGTCTTTTGTAATGAAGATTTGCGTAGGGAAAGACTAATCAAACGAGGCATGAGTGTAGAGCAGATTGAATTGCGAGATTCCATTCAGTCCAAAGACATTCCAGTATTTGAAACAGTTCAAAATAAGGTCATTCCAATTTCTAATAATGGAACTGAAGAAGATTTATTCAATGCTACGAATAAGGCTTTGAGTTCATATCTTACATTTGAAACTGCGCCACATGGAACAAAGAAAGATTATGCTATGATTATGATTCGTGATATGAGTCACTCAGTTTTAGATAAATTCTTCTGTAATGGAATTAAAACCACTTTTGGTTGTGCTGCTTGCCCATATCCTTGTGAAAATTACACAGATCAAAAGTAAACATTTTGTATCTAAGTATGTTGTTTCCAAACTAAAAAATTACTATATTATAATGTATGGAAGATGTAATACAAAATAAAAACATTTGTTTTTCTTGTGCTAACGAAGTCTCAGATAAAGAAAGACAGAAGAAGTATAAAGAACAACGAATGACCCGTGGGTTTGATGATACTGAATTGTGGAATTTGGATATTACTTTTTGTAAATTCATGATTCCAAGATTGAAAGTATTCAAAGAACTAAACGATGGTTATCCAGCTCGTTATAATTCAATAGAAGAATGGAATAAAATTCTTGATGAAATGATTGAAGGATTTGAACTCCATTCACATAAATTTGAATGGGAAACTGCGGATGCTAACGAAGAAAATGGAAATATGGCAAAAGTAAAAAGAGCCATTAAATTATTCCAAGAAAACTTTTTTGACCTATGGTGGTAAACAAACATAAATAAGGAGAAATACTATGATGAATCAAGATGATTTGGAAATGATGCTCGGCAAGGAAGAAAAGGTTGCTGAAGAAATGAAGGATTTCCTTCGTTCACATATCAAAGACCTTTTGAAGCAAATGCCAAACATGACCAAAGCAGAACTGGATGCATACATTGAAAGATTGATGGTGGTTTAATATGAATATAGATAAAGTATCAAGATTTATAAGTGATTATCTCACTTGTGCCTTGAGTTTAACTATATTCAATTTTTTATTTGAACTGAATTTGGACTGGTTAAACTTCATTGTTTATTCAGTCTGTTTATTTGGTGCGATTGAGGTATTAAAAAGATTATGAAATACACAGTTGTTTTTCAATTTCCAAATGGACCCGCATATCCATTAGTGGGTGGTGGTTTCGCGGGTGAATTTGGTAAGAATGTACGCACTTGGGAATCTAAAGAAATCGCAACCATATTCGCTAATGAAATGTGTGGAAAATATGGTTATGTAGTAATTGAGGTTCTTAATGCTGGTGCTTGAAATTAAATTTGTTAGTAATGATAGATTGAATGTTCAAATGAATACTGATGTTCTTGCTATTGGAAAAGACCAAGATAGTGATGAAGATAGAGCATTGTTTGAGCGAGAAATTATCCCTGAATCGTATGCTATAATTGATGTTACATATAAAGACAAAACACTTTCACAAAACCCTAACTTATGTGTGGATATGATGAATGTGATTGTTCGTTATGCCAAAAACAAAAATTATAGATTGGAAAGATTGGGGCAAAATCCAAAATTTCCTGATGTTTATCAATTAAAATTTGTGAGAGAAACCAATGAACGATTTATGGGAAGCAATAAAGGTATATGCGAATCAATATAGGGACAACGATGCGTATTTAGCATACGATGTTAATGCGAAAGAAGTTTCTGTATGGAAAGAAGGCTATGACGAAATTTGTTATTATAAAGCGAATTTAGAACAACTACTTGATTTGGGTTATGATAACGAAGTTCTAGCAAAAATGGTGTTTATGAACTTTATGAATGCAAAGGAACTATTTGATGAGGGTGGAAACAATTAATTTTGTAAATCGTATTAAGAATTATGAACTAAAACGAAACTACGATGAAGATGAATTTACATTCCAAAAACGATATTACAAAAGCCGATTAAATTCTTGTTATAGTTATTTGAAATTACTCAGTTCTAATATGAATGGGTCAGGTAAACTCCATGATGATTATAATGAAGTAATGAAACTCTCAAAAGAATGTGAAAAGGAATATCTCCGATGGAAGGAAAATTATGAAAATACTTGACTTTTTTAAGAATTTGTTTGTAAAGAAACCGGAGTTTGATAGAAATTATCATCATTATGTAATGACTGACCATTGTAGAACCCGAATGAAAGAAAGACGAATTTTGTATAAGGATATTAATCTTTGTATGAAATATGGTGTTTTGGTTGGTAATCAAATCGTATTAGATGAAATTGATATTCCTAAAACTCATTGGGAAAGTTTAAATCCATCACAAACCAAGCATGTAAAGAATCATTTACCATTGGTTGTTACGATTAAAGAAGGAACCAAAATTATTACCACAGTTTATAAGGGCAATAATAGCATTAAGAAAAAGAGAGAATGATATGGCAGGAATCGTCAGTAAATGGCTCATACTGGGCAGTATATTTTTCTTGATTGGTTGTAGCGATAACTCAGCTACTGTGCCAGATTGTGTAAGTGCTGGCGAAGGTGATAGTGCTGTGGTATGTGGCGACTATATGTTTTATGGGTATTAAATGTATATTCATGTGCTTCCAAAATTAAAGTTTGATAAACTAATGAAGAAAGAAGGTTGGAATGATAACAACGTTCCAACTGATAAAGCATTCATTTCTATCTGTTGTTTGCCAAACATTAAAAAGAACTACTTGGAAGATTATAAACATATTATTGACGAACATTGGTTTAAAGAAAACCACCCAAATGTTTTGAACATAGATTTTGACGATATTACTGAAGATGAGCGAGAAACCCGATTTGGCATGTCCTATGGAATGACCGATAAAGATGCCGATATGATTGTAGAATTTGCCAAAAAGAATGCTGATAAAAAAGATTTTTATATTCATTGTATGGCTGGCAAAAGCAGAAGTATTGGTGTTGGTTGTGCGTTAAGAGAATTTTTTAACTGTAAAATGAGTTGCTTTTTTGGTATAAATGGAAGAAACGATTTTGTTTACAATAAACTAAAGGAAAGACTATGATTTGTTTAGAAGAACTTGGATATGAAATTAAGAGATTGGAAGTGTTATTCAATAACACAGATAATCCTGAAGAAAAACTAGCAACACAAATGGTTTTAAACAATTTGAATAATTTGGTTGCTCAGTTATCACAACTCGTTACAACTCCTGACTTTAAAGAAATGGCAAAAGAATATGAACCAAAAGAAAATTGAAGAATCTATTAAGTTCTTTGGTGAGCATATTCAGTCCCCATTTAAAATGGATTGTAACGAACATTGTTTTAATGTAAGTTTAGAAGAATGGGGTGTATTTAGAGTGGATTATTGGGAAGAAACCATTTATTATCCTGATGTAATTCGTTATATAAATGGCGAACCAAGAACATTTTGCTTTGAATGGAGTAAGATAAAACCAACTACAACATTTAACGCATTAAATAGAAAAAAATTTAAAACTGATGACGAAATTTTAGTGTTGTTAAATAATTTGTACGAAGAAGCTAAAAAAGCAAAAGAAATAGAATTGGAACATCAAGTTAGGAGGGATTTCAAATAATGTTCAATTTAAAAAATCGTTATCTTGTATGGAGATTTCCATACCTGAGACCAAGAAAATATGATGGAACAATAATTCCAGATTACGATTACAAGTTTACAGATTTGGATTGTTATCCTGATGGTTGGCGAAAGTTAATCATTGGTTATTGTAAACGATTGAACAAAATCCTTAAAAGATATGGCGAACTTCACAATTTCTATATCACTGACGCAAAAGAGAAATGGGGAACCGCTCGTTTGTATTACAGTGGTGTTGGTAATGGTGATTGCCGCCGACAGATTGATGAATTGTTATTTAGACTAGAAACTGAAAGTTGGCATGTATGTTCTATTTGTGGTAAGAAAGCAACTTATGCTTCTAAGGGCTATGTAATGCCATATTGCTACGAATGTACAAAGAACCCAAAGATTTTTACATGTTACGAACCTATTGAAGAAACAAAATATGAATGAAGAATTAAAAGAAAAGATTAACAATCTTACTGACGAAACCGAATTGAAAGAAATCAGTCTTTGGGCTGATGCTCGCAGGCAGCAACTAAAAGACGAAAAGGCTATGGCTAACAAAACAGAATTGGAAGCCAAATATAAGGGTAAGTATCTAATTAAATATGGCCGAAAACTGATGGCTATGTCAGTCAAATTTAACAGAGATAATCTTGACGATATATCCATTATTCATGTACTGGATATTGATTTTAAGGGTCAAGGATTTTTTAGATGCCATGCCAAAGTAATCCATATTCAGTATGACCCTGAAACTTCTTTGGTTGGGCATTTGACATCTAATGGATTTAGTGAAGTAAAAATCCAATGTTTTGAAGATTCACAGTATGATATAAATGAAACTGATATTGCCCAAATCATTGACCAGAACACTGCTAATGGTATTATTAACGAAGCCAAGAAATATCAAGTTGAAATTATGAATAATTGGGATTTATGATTATTACACAAGTAGAACATCCTGACATGTTTAACAAACTAAAAGAAATTGTTGAACAACAGAAAACATTTGAAGAAGAAGATTTACAATACAATTACAAAGGTGAAGATAAAGAAGATATCTGGCACTGTATGGAATTCTTTTATCAAAACATTTGGGTAAAGAATTTTAGACCATTTGTTTATAGTGATAAAGATGACTGGGAAAACTATCATTTCCAATTAGAATACAATGGTAAGTTTTCCGAAGTAGAAATTGTTTATGGTGTTGGAGCATTTTGTGTAATTCACCCAATGAACCATAAACCAACGAATGCTTCTAAAGTATTGGATTTGAACAAGATAACAGTTAATGGTGAAGAAGTTCATTATGATGAATAAATTGTTAGAATTTATTTACAAACATACACACAGAATTGCCAAGAAAAGAGTTACCACACCAAATTTAGATGTTGGTGAGCGCTGGTGCCCTCAATGGTGGTTTATTTGGTGGCACTATTACTGGCGAGAAATTGGTTATCAGTTTATGATACCAATTTCTTACGATACATTGGAAGAAGCAAAATTTATGACTAACAAAGATATTTCGTTTGAAGAAAAACATGCTTATTGGTTAAGAAATGTTAAAGAAAAAATGAAACTGACCGATATTGAACAAGATTTTAAGTAAGTGTAAATAAAATTTTACAAAAATTAAACTGTAAACCATTGACAAAATCAGTGGTTTTTTGTATATTATAATTAGATTACAACATAAGGAGACAAACTATGAACGATGAAGTTGATTTTTTCAAGTTGGGAATGGCATTTCTTGTTGGTGAAAACCAGGAAGAATTTATAAAGCCAGCAGAAAAGAACGAACAACAGGAGAAAGAAAATGAAGTGTTGTAAATGCGGAAAAGATATTACATTGTTAGACCCTTCTAACACATCTGTTAAATTGACTGATGGATATTCATTGAACCGACTATTTACACTCTGTTGTAGATGTGGAACTAAACTGTTGAATGAATTTATCAAGAACGAAAAGAAACTCAAAGAAAATATGGAGACTGATTGAGATATAACTATGGAATTATTCAAAAAGAAACCAAAGCAGTACAGATTGAAAGAATTTTATTGTGCTGAATATGACAGCACAATGTATCTCATTGAAGAAAAGTGGTTGTGGTTTTGGCTCGGAGTAAATAGCGATTTTTACTATGATGTTCATAGCCATAAGAAGCACGAACTATGGGGTATGAGCATTATTTACTATAATAAAGAAGATGCCCTTGACATTATCAAATTGAACCGAAAATTAAACGAAAGAAAACAGAAAGAAACTTCGTGTAATATAATACCAGTTAACGAGGAATAAAATGCAAATCTTTATTGACATTGAAAATACAGTTATTGACGATTTAACAACTTGTAATCTAATGGCTGACCAATGTGAACGAATTAAAAATTTCGTTCATTCTGCTAATCCTGATAAGGTGAATATCTTTACCTGGGGTTGGAAAGAACATAAAGAAATTAGAAAGTACATTGTGGATTGGATTTTCAATGCCCTTGAAATCCCAGCAGAGCAGCGTGGTGTTGTATGGACTAAGGACGATTCCATTCAATGTGCGTTTAATCATAAATGGGTAAATACTACTGACGAATTGGAACTAGAAGATTTACATCTTCCTGGTGCTATGACACGATTTGGAATGGAAAAGCCAACATGTTTCATTCAGCAATGTAAAGATTTGGCTGAATTTGATACAAAACCATTGGTCGCTGAACATTTTATCCTTATTGACGATTTGAATAAAGAAGGTGAATTTGAAACACGAAACTTTATGAATATGAAAAACGCCAGCTCAATAGATGTTCAGTTAGTAAATCCAAAGGATTTGCCATAATGGTTACTGTAGATGACATAATAAACGAAATGGTAAGTATAGGCTATTGTAGCCGAATGCCAGTTGGAGTAGCACATAATTTTCTACTAGAAACAAAAGCAAAACTATTGAAAATGAATGGCGAACTTGCGGTGATTGGTTATCCGAAATATCGTAAAAATCATTTTAGTGGTTGGGGTAATTTAAAACCTTACATTAAATATAAAATACGATTTGAGAATATGGATATACCAATGCTGAGAAGAATTTTAAAATCTCAGTTTTATATTTTACAATTTTATCCACGAAGTCAAATATCAATAATGTTGGAGGAAATAACAAAAAATTATGAGAATGGTGTTAGATAATGATTACTCACATTTTCTTTTAAAACAAATTAAGAAAGAAGATTTCGCACTAACTTATGATATGTGCAGTAAGAACGATTACACAGGTTGTAAGGTTCGTATGCTCGTTTCACAAGAAGTGTGGCATCCATTGGCAGTCATTATCTATAAAGAAACTGGTGATAAAGAAATTACCATTTACTCATTTGAAGTTCATCCTGAATACAGAAATACAAATATCGGCAGAAGAATGTTGACAAAATTCAAAGAATATGCTAATTTAATTACGCTGTGTTCACTTGTGGATGCTAAAATCTTTTATGAAAAACTTGGGTTTGAAGAACAAGAAGAAACCCGAATGATATGGAGAAGAAAACTATGACAACTGCAACTATATTTTGGATTATTGTAGGCATAATTAGTTTGGTTGCTATTATATGTGCTACAATTATCAAACTCGCCAGATTGGGTAGAGAATGTAAACACGAATGGAAAACTGTAAAAGAAATAAGAGTTACAGAAGATGGAACTGACGATACTGCTTGTGTTGGCTATCGTTATATTCAGCAATGTACTCATTGTGGGGAAGTTAGACACAAAGATTGTTATAACTAAAGGAGAAAGAATGAAGAAAACACTATTAATCGTACTGACTTTTGCGATGGTCGCATTTGCTGATGTTAAACTTGACTTCCTGGTTTCGGCACGCCGATTGGGTTGTGAAACAGTTCAGTGGGTTGATAATGACTATGTTTCAGGGGTGAAATGGAAGCATTATGCTAAGGTCGCATGTAAAGAAAACCAACGCATGCCAGTTAGAATGGTTGGCTTGAAGTTTCTTGATGTAGCCACCAATTTGAAAGGCGAATACATATTTACATACGGTGAAGAATAATGGATGATTATATTTCTCAGGTAATTTTTGAATTGAATAAATGTGAACAGTTCGCACATTGGAAATACGATGATGTGTTCGCATATATCAAGGAAGAAAATCTACTTGAGAATTTAGAAGAATTTTACAGAAAGGGATTTAGTGTTCAAGAAGCAGTTGAACGATTGGATGCTATCACCTGGTGTTTCATGTGAATTTTAAAGAACGATTAGAACAATGCCGAACATTTTGTATGGTGCCTGGGTGGTGGGACCCGGACACACCAGCAATAAATGAGTTAATGTTTCAAAGAACTGAAGCACTCATACCATATATTCCAACAAATTACCATTTGAGCCCTTGCCCAGATGGTTCTTTTCAGTGGGAATGGGAAGAAAAACGAAAAAATAATATCTGGGTTGTAGTTGAAGTTTATGAAACATTTTATAGACTGACAAGAGAAGATGGTATTGAACACGAAGAAACAGATTTGAATAAATTTATTCAAGTTCTAAAAACATATTTACCACATAAGTTTCCAAATGAAAAATAGTAATAAAGACAGATACGAACATAAGTTAAGAGAGTTTAATAAACGATTAAATGCTCTCTCAAAAGGCATTTCTTTTGATGAATGGTTAAAGGCCAAAGATAAACTATCAAAAGAATATGGATTTACCGATGAAGACTGGTGCCATTTGTTGAAACTGTTAGGTCAATCCAAGAATGGAAGAAAGAAACATAACACCAAAGCAATCGGTTGGAAACGAGCCGTCAAAGATAGAAAAGAAAACGAAGAAATTAAATCTGCGTTATTTGAAATTAGCCCAGAACAGGAAAGGTTAAATGACCAGGGAGATTTTGAAATCCGCAGTGATGATTATTGGTTAGACGAATGGTCAGGTGATAATTACTCAGATTACCTTGATTATGTTGCAGAAAATTTACAAAACTCGGTTGACAAGGACGAATAATTTTACTATATTATAGTTATCCACCACTATATAAAGGAGATAACTATGGAAATTTATATCATTCTCGCAGTCATTGGAATCGTTTATGTTGCTAATCGTTATCGTAAGGCAAAGCAACATCGTGAACGAATGAAGCAGCAAATTCAAAATATGCGAGAAAAGAATATCCCAGGAGCAGAACAACTGTGGAAATCATTTGGTTTTGATAAAGAGGAATAATGAATACAGTAGAAATAGAATCACAAAGTATTGAATTTGTATTTGAAAATTGTGAAGCCATTCATATAGATGTTTGGGCTATTGAAAATCTATATTTTGAAACTGGTGGAGAAAGATTTACATTTGACTCCCACAGAAAGGACTTATTGAAATCTATCAACATGACTGATTTCTATATCAAATTGGATTTAACAAACCCAAAACATTTTTACCATACGAACCGATTGAAAGACGATAATCTTACAACCGAACAAGATGGAGAACAATGTATAAATCGTTTGATACATTGTGATGATATTTGCCACTGTTATATTAACGATGTTTGTTATCATGTTCCATCTGTTGAAGATTACAAACAATGTAAAATTTGTGGGTCTGATGAAACATACCCCATTTGGAGAAACAAAATCCAAACAAACGAACTCAAAACTTCCAAAGATGGTAAACAAATTCTAATTATCAAAATGAAGAAGGATAACTCATGTTCACAAACAGAATCATCAAATCAAACTTAGCCATTGACAGTATTAGACAAAAAATTGAATCGTTAGATTTGCCATACAAAGACATTGGTTATGAGAATTGGGATTACGAAGCCAATAAATCAACACCAATGCCAGCTTGTTATACATTCCGTTTCAATAATTGTTATTATGTTCATATTGACTTAATGAAAGAAAAATATGGATATGAAGACCCTGATAATTTTGGTACAGACGAGTATTTGACTTGGACTGATGACATTGGCGAAATTAAATTTAAGATTGACACTGTAGCAAAGGAATACTATGGATATACAGAATCAGACGAAGAATGAATACCCAGGCCTCCACGAAGGAGTTGAAATTCATCCACGCGGGGCGAACATTAAGAAATGTGAACTGTGTGAAGAACACAAACATATTACACAGAAAGATGGAAATACTGAACAAACTTTTTGGATAGAAACTATTGAAAATTCTAGTCATTTAGTTTGTGTAAAAATACCTGGTGACCCAAGAGCTGCTATTACTTCCATCAAAATCACTAATTGCCCTTGTTGTGGGAGGAAACTATGATTAATTTGTTAAAGAAACTTTGTTGGTCTGCACTTGGATTGGTAGCCATTGTTGCTTTAATCAAACTCGTCAGTGATGTTCAAGATATGACAGAAACTGAAGAAAGAGTAAAACCAAAAGAATTAGAGGTCATTACTCACGATACCATTGAAGTAACAAAATATGTTCACGATACTGTGTATAGAAGTTTGGATGGCACAGGTGTAGTAGTTCAAAAAGATACAGTATTGTACACGATTAACACTCCAGATGAATTTAAGGACAAGAAGTTGTTGGTTGGTTTTCCAAAGATGGAATCAAAGAACAATGGAATGGTAATTCTACACGGGCACGGCCCGACATTTGAAGATGTTGAGTATTTCACAGTTGGTTGTGAAGGAACGATTTATACTGTAGACTCAAAGCCAGGATTACAATGGTGTACTGGGCATTGGGTTGTTCGTATAAAAGAAACTGCACCAGCACCATCATTGAAACAAGCAAAACAGACAGAAGAAAAAGTCAGTATCTCAAAAACATTATTTGATGGTGTAATCTAACCATTTTTGTAAATTTTTGTTATATTCTTTGGTATGATATTAAAAGATAATGAAAATAAGGACAAAACAGAACTCTCTTTTAGACCAATCACAGATCCAAGAGAGGGTATCTATACCAACATGGATAAAAAGGATATTGTAATCACAATAGCCCTTTATGTTATTTTATTTGCTATTCTAGGTTATAATTTGTTATGAATTTAGAAGAACAACTTGACCAGTGGCGAAAAGAATATGGTGACTTTCTTGCAAAACTTGGTGAATCAAGGCGTGAACCAGTCATGACTGAAGAATGGCGAGATTGGTGTATTAAAAATAACGCAACATATTATGATGCCGCTTATGCTAAAATACCAGTTGAAGGTTATGAATATGACATAAATTATCGTAATGGTATTTTTTCAGTAAGAAAACTCAGTGCCCGAATTGATGAAAATTATAATGTTAGTATAGATTTATATGCTTCAAAAACTTACGAATATACAACATATCAAGACCTTGATAATGTATTGAACGAAGAAAAGATTTTCATTAAACGAATGAATGAACTAAAAAATTTGCTACACTTACAAGGAGACTTCTAATGAATTCTAATGATGTTATAAATGAATTACTAAAACAACTAGCCATTAATAGTGGCCTTGGCGGCAGTTTTTTGGGTACATTGGGTGACGATAAAAATACTGAAGAAATGAAAACAGTATGTACTGAAGAAGAATGGACTAATTTCTGCGAAGAAATGGGTCTGGAAGATGGCGGTGCTCATGAATAAAAATAAACTGAATTATTATAATTTCCAACAGGCTCTAGGTAAGAATGGTATAAACTTCTTTGATTTAGACGATGAAATGTGGAATCAAAAGAACGGTCATGTTATGCACTTTTCTTTGGGTAATTTGAAAGTTCAAGTAGAAAATATAGAAAATCGTTATTTCAAAATGTACGATGTTCAGTTCACATTTGATAGTGAAGGTCATTTAAATGTTTCCTGGAATGGAGAACAGAAATATGATACACTAGACGATTTGAAGAATAGCATTAAAAATCTAAGGGCTATGTACAAGAAAATGCTTGCTTTCAGTAAGAACATTCAAGCTGATAGAGATTTCGTATGAGATGGAATGATGTAGAACTTGAAAAAGTAAAAGCAGAACTTGAAAAGAAATTTGAAGATTTAATAGAGGATTTTGTATGAAAAAGAAATTGTTTATTTCTCAACCAATGAGTAACATTCCTGAAGATAAAATCTTGAAACAAAGAAAAGAAGCTAAGGAATACATTGAAACTATTTACCCAGATTACACGATTGATGTAATTGATTCTTTTAAACAGACTGGCAATACAAATTATAATGCAGCTAGTGCTGTGAATATGTTGGGTAGTGCTATTTCTAAAATGGCAGACGCAGATATTATCTATTTCGCACCTGGTTGGAAGGAATCCAAGGGGTGTCAGGTAGAAAATGAAATTGCCCGCAGATGGTTAGAAGATACTGGGGTAGAACTCATTGAAGATGGTATGGAGAAAGTAGAATTATCCTTGACCCAAGCCGAATGGGCTATGTTGAAAGAAAAAGCAAATGAAGAAGGTGTTTCTATTCACAAATACATAAATATGAAACTTTCCCAAGCAGTTGAAGATGGAACATTAGAAGAAATTTTGAAAAATGGAATTAACGATAATTCAAAATAAAGAATTCATTTGCCATTGGCCTGGTTGTTCTGTAAAGACTACTGACCGAAACCAAATTGAATTTCACCATATCGTCCCGAAAGAATTGGGTAATAGATTGAACTGCCATGTAACATTATCTTTTTGCCCAACACACCATAGAATGATATGGCACCCGGAATGTAAGAATGGACCGCATAGCCGAAATAGTCCAAACAAACTACAAATCTTAAATATATACCCTGTAGCACCTGAAGGCTACGCAGTAGAATATAAGGATTTTAATGATAAAACATTTTTTGAATATTTTGAAGGAACATACGCAAATCATATAGACGAGGACGATGATGAACGATACAACAACAGATTTGGCTCAAACAGATAATTACTATGTAGATACCAGCATCAGTACTAACAGCACTAGCCGGTATTGTAGTAACAACTACCACATCACCATTAGTTCATAGAACCTGTGGTTATTTGCTAGGTGGTTTAGTTCAAGATAACCAAGAAGAAAAAGAACCATTGTGTACTCAGGAAGAATGGGATGAATTTGTTCAAGAAATGGGTTTGGAAAAAGAAGAACCTATGAGTTATTACACTGTAAACAATACATCTGATTATTCATTGACCGCTAGCAATAGCATAACTGTATCAGGGTAATAATATGACTACAAGTGGAAACGCAAGTTTAAACTCAAATTTAACAAGTGGTAGTAGTTTAACAAGTTATAATGGATATGTTAGTGTTAGTGGAACATTAGGAACTATAACTCCTTCAACGGCAGGTATTTGGGCAACTAATTTCTATGCCCACGATACATATAAAATACAGATTGGTAATTACAAAATGAGTATTACCAATTATCAAAACAAAACACTAATAGCCGATAGTGTTTCATTTAGTTTCAAGACTACTGCTACTGGTGTGAAATTAGATGTGACTGGAAACTACGAAACTATGTCCTTCAATTCTTTACAAGAACTGAAAGAATATATTGTTAGAGTTAAAGCCACATACTTGAAAGCAAAAGAAATGGAAAAGCAGCTTAATATAATGGGAGATTTTACATAAATGGTAGCATTTTGTATTGGATTAATTATAGTCAGTTTATTGCTACTATATCCATTACTGAAAGATGGTACTTTTGATTCTGTTAGCTGTTTGGGTGTGGTTGGTGTTATTGCTACTGTATTTTTTGCGATACTAACAATAATTACGAAGTTTAGCAATTAACAAAATAATTAAATGGGTAGTTTACTAACTGCCCATTTTTGATTATATTTTGGCAAAACTAAAGGAGATTTTATGGATGATTATAGACCAATTATCACCCAGGAAGAATGGGAACAGTTTGTTCAAGAATTTGGATTGGAAGTTGAACAAACCAAAAGTGATGATGATGATGATGATTTCTTCCGCAGACTAGAAAATGAAGGAGGTAACTGGTAATGAGTAAACAAACAGAAAACGCATTTTATAAACTGGATAAAGATTTGAAAATTTCAGTTAAATACTGTGATAATAAAATTCTAATCTTTCCATTAGAATTAAATTTCAAACCTGCCAACAAAAGAAATACTCATTTGGATGCAAGTATTTACCATTCGTATGAACCAGTTGAGTTTGACCAGTTGGATGATGCTCGTAAATACCTGAAGAATTTAATCAAAACATATAAGCAGTATAAAGAAATTATCAAATTCCAAAAAGCATCCGAAGATTTTAAATAAGGAGAATAAATGTTTTACTTTTTATTACCATTGTTTTTAGTCGGTATAGCAGTTGTTTTAGCAACTACTATTCATAGTGAAAACAAATTAGCAGAAAATCCATTTCGTGTAGCACAGCTCGGAAATGGTGATTGGGTTGTCCAGCAATGGTCAGTAGTTCATTCTTCATATTACGATGATGGAACTACCCGAAATCAATATGATTGGGTAACAATCTATACTGGAACTGACCAAGATGATGCTGTTCTTCAGTACAAAATCTATTTGAAAGAAAAGAGAAAGGCTACTGCTGAACAGTTGGAAAAAGAAAGACAAGAAGAACAAACAAAGAAAGAAATTGAAGAATCACAGAAAGTGGTTAAGATACTAAAAATAAAGGAGTAAACTATGAAATTTCTAAAACTATTTCTAATAGAAATCGGCATTTTCTTATGGTTCATTGGTTGGTATCAGTTTGGTTGTTCCATTGATAGTTTTTGGTTAAGACTAATCCCCAATTACATAGCCATTTTACCGGTTCATATCTTCCTTTATGATGGTTTGTATAATAAAATTTACAAAGAAAAACAAAAATAGCCATTTGTAAACATTATTTTACACAGTTTTATAAGAAATCCATTGACAACAATGGATTTTTTTGCTATATTACTATATGTAAACAAGAAACAACGAGGTAACAATGGCTGTTAGAACATACACGATTGACAAACTCAATGCTAACATTTCTGCCGCTAAATGTGAATATGAAGATTACATTTTCAATCTCGGCGTGGATGGAAGAATTATCAAGGTGAATGTTCACAACAAGAATAACCATTGTGAAAAGGTTGCGACATTTAAGTTTGAACTCGCAATTTGCGTAAATACTATGATGCGTGATTGTGATATGGTTGGAACACATTTGTTCTACGATGGTGTTATTTTTGAAAACGAAAACAACACTGACGAAGAAAAAGAATCTGTAAATCAGATTAACGAAATCTTTACAAACTACTAATCAGGAGATTGACAATGAATCAAACAGAATTTAACGAAATGTGGATTAAGATTGCCAAAGAAAATCCTGAATTTGTTTTTGAATGTAAACAGAATCCAGTTAAAGAATCTTGTGATGTAACCATTTCTACAAAAGAAGGTTATGAACTTGCTTGGGTAAATTTCTCTTATGTTTTGTTTGCTCTTGAAAAGCCAGTTGAAAATTTATCAATGCTCGTAGCAAATTATGAATATGAATATACTGGTTATGATACCAGGGCAACAAAAGAAGAAATTGAAACAATCAACAAAATTAAAAACACAATCAAAGGAGATAACTAAATATGAAGAAAATCATTCTACTCGCAGTATTCGCTATCGCACTCACCATGACTGGTTGTAATGGTTGTACGATGATGGCAAAGAACATTGAATCAAACTACTCCGAACTTCACCGAGATGTTGTGGTTCTCAATGCGTTCACTGGTGATACATTGTTTGCTTACAGTGGTCCGTGCTATTTCAATACTGCCGAACACTCAAACGATGTTTCCATTATCTACTCTGTAAATGGTCGCAAGTTGAAGGCAGATTTTGTGGGTAGTGGTTTCGTATTTAAGGCAGTTGAAAAGTAAATGAATGAAAGAAACGATAAAGGTGGTTGTGGTTGTTTATTACTGCTAGTATTTTTCATACTGGCATGTAATGGAACGATTAGCCCCGGAATCTTTGTCCTGCTTGTATTTCTCTATCTATTTTTTGGGTAATTATGAAATTTTATTTTATTAGACATTGGCGAACCAAATTTAATCTTACTGGAACGATGGTTAAGAATTACGATGATGCTGACATCATTGACGAATATCCGACCGATTGGGAAGAAAAGGTTGGTAAATTCATTCCGAACCGCGATTACATTCTCACATCACCAGTTAAGAGATGTATTCAAACCTGTAATCTTCTGTTCAAGAAAGACCCAACAGCTACACTAAAAGATTTTGGTGAATTTGATTGTTCCGGTATTGGCAAACGCAAATTTTGGGAAATGACAGAAAAGCAGTTTGAGAAGTATGTTCCACTTACTGCACAAGATATGGAAACACGTGCCCACTCAATTTTCCAGGTATTGCCAAACTATCTTGAAATGGAAAAGATTACTGATTGTGTGGTAGTTTCTCATGGTATGCTCATTAGATATTTGTATCATTATCTAACTGGCAATAAGGAAATCACACCATTCAAGGTTATCAATTCCGAAGGATTTACATTCTCTAATTTGGATTTGTTGGTTTACGATACCACTACAAAAGAAATTGAGGTACACCGATATGAAGAACCAATTAGCCATTTTGCAAAATAAGCAAGATAAATTTAAGAATTTTATTAAAGATTTGGAAAGGAAATACAATTTATCTTGTGAAGAAACTGGTCTCGGTGACAGAAATTATTATTACAATAATGTATTGATGTTCACAATTTATGATGATGGCGAAACTGGTGAAATCGCGGGTTATGACGAACCAATATCAAGAACTGACGAATTCATTGAAAATCTAAAAATTGTGTTTTCTAATGTAAAATAAATTTTACAAGAAAATAGCAAAAAAATCCATTGACAAACCAAAAATAATTATCTATAATTGAACTATGAACTATGTGAAACTATATAAGAACTTTGTTAAGAAATGTAAAAACGAGGACCGAAAGACCAATGACCCCCGGTTTACAGTTCACCACATTCTATGTAGAAGTATGGGTGGTTTAGATACAGAAGATAACAGAGTTCTAATGACACCAAAAGAACACTATATAGCACATAGAATTTTGGCACGAACATACAAAAAGAAACATCCTGAAATATGGTTTCTTTTGGATAAATTTTCTAATGGTATGAAAGGTCCTGATAGTCCGAAATACTCAAATTTAAATTTCTATTTGAACCAAATCGTATCATTCAAGAAAAATGGCAAACCCAATAATTTTGATGTTTATGTGAAGGTCTTTAAAGATGAACTGCATCATTTAATGGATTTACCCATTGACAAAACAATGCTTGTAAACAAACTAACTAACTTTATAACAAAATAAAACACTCAACCAAAAAGGAAAAAAATAAACTATGAGTACAAAAGCAAAGGTAACTCTCATTCTCGCGGCAATCATTCTTATTGCTTCCGCATTCTTCGCAACGTCTATCGTTGGTTATAACGATGAAACGCAGCTTCTCGTAAAGCAGTCACCAACTGGTTCAATGAGTTGTATTGACCACGCTGGTTTCTACTTCAAGGGTTTCGCAAAGATTTATTCTTATGACCGCACGAAGGACTTCTATTTCAACTCTTCCACCGAAAAGGTTAAGGGAGAAGGTTGGGAAGGAGATGATAGTGACGAAGATGATATTTCCGTAACTCTATCACGAAATGCTAACGCAAATATCTCTGGTTATCTCAAGTATCAGCTCCCAACAGATTGCGAGGATTTGATTAAGATTCATCGTGAGCAGCGTTCCGACAAGAAGGTTAAGCATGAACTTGTACGAAATTCTGTTCTCTCCGCAGTACGAAAGACCGCTCCATTGTTTACGGCTGAAGAGGCGAAGGTAACAAAGATTGCTGAGTTCCGCCGTCTCGCTGAAGATATGCTTACTGATGGTGAATACGCAACAACCATTGAGGTTCTCCAGGAAAAGGCTGGTGAAGATGAACTAGATGAAAATGGCAAGATTATCAAGAGGGCAGAAATTCAAGAATATCGTGTAACCAAGCTCAAGCTGGATAAGGATGGTAATCGTGTAATGACGAAGAAGTCCGCACTCAATCGTTATGGAATTAAGGTTCTCCAATTTGATATTCAGAATGTGAAGCTTGATGATAAGGCACAGAACCAGTTGGATATTGTGAAGGAACGTGAAATGCAGCGTGTAGCAAACGCAACAGCTGCTGAAACCGCAAAGCAGAAGGCTCTTACGGCTGAAGCTGAGGGTAAAGCAAAAATCGCTGAAGCAAAGGCTGCTCAGGAAGTAATCAAGATTGCCGAAGTAACCCAGGCCGAAAAGGAACGTGATGTGGCAATTCTTAATGCTGAAAGAGAAAAGGAAGTTGCTCGTCTAGAAGCTCTCAAGGCTCTTGAAGTAGCAAAGAAGATTAAGGCTGAGGGTGAGGCAGAAGCAGCCGCAAACCGAGCAAAGGTTGCCGCTGGTTTGACCCCACAGGAACGAGCTGAATGGGAATATAAGACGAAGGTTGGTGTTGCTGAAGCATTGGCAAAGTCCACTCACCCACTCGTTCCTGAAATCATGATGTCCGGTGACTCTAAGGGTGGTGCTGGTAATGCTATGGATGCCGTTGGTCTTAACATGCTAATGGATTTGACTAATAAACTCTCTAGCAAGTAATAAAAAAAACATTTGAGCCCGAACAATGTTGCGAAATGTTGTTTGGGCTTTTTTCTTTAAAACAAAGGAATTATGGATATGAAACTTAGTTTACTCTTAATTCTTACCGCATTTATTTTGTTTGCTTTCGCAGATCCATTTGACTATCAAGTTAATTCACCAATTAAGCCAGTTCCAAAAGAACCATCTGTATTTAAAGAAAAACCACTTGTGATTACTGATGAGTCAGTTGTTACACCAAAACCAGAACCAATTCAACACGAAGAACCAGTTAAAGAAATCACCAATGATTTTGATGAATGTGTGGCAGAATGTAAGGCAAACAATGTTTCAAATTCTATAATTGAATTTTGTATTAGAGAAAACTGTAGGAGAATAAACAATGATTGATGCACTAAAAGATTGGAAAGTAATTGTACTAATGATTTTTATATTTTGTGGTTTTGCAGTTTCATATTATGGAATGAATGATGTGGGTGCTAGAATCGTTAAAAATCAAAACGCAATTTACAAAGCACAACAGCTTGAAAAGAATGTTAATAAAGAAAAAGAAATCGTAAAAGAAATTGTTCACGATACAGTTTATATTAAGACCGATGGTTTTAGTTTTAATTCTAAAGGAATGACTGTTGTAGAAGATAATAAGAGAAAACCATTTATGGTTCAAATTGATTTCTTTGATTTGAAAGCAGCTTATGAAATTGAAGGAATTACGAATTATAAGATTTTGTGTGATGGCTCATTAGTTGATAGTGAATTAGATGGTGGAATCTCAGTTAAAGATTGTAATGGAAATTGGGTTTTCATCGTAAAGGGAAATAGGACTTTTAGTGGCGACAATTAAAAAAGAAGAAGGTTTCAAACTCGGCCAACAAAGACCTTCCACAATGAATAACAGACTATATGACTACAATGTTATTAAAAAATTATTTCAAAATCAGGCCGATTTGAATGAAGGGAAAACCCAACCACAAAAACAACATTGGAGATTAAATCCAAAGAAAGAAAGGAGAGTAAAGAAAAAATGAAGAAACTGGTATTATTCATTCTGTTATGTGGTGTTGCTTATGCTGCCACATTTAGTGAACTGGAGCGGCGGGTTTTTGAACTAGAACAACAGGTCGCAAAACTCACAATCAAAGTACTTGACCAGGAAATGGCTAAGGAGAGCCCGATTTTAAATGCGACTATTGACACTAACAGCTATGTAACTGGGCTCCCTAGTGACAGTACTGTTGAAAGTGACGAAGATGACGAATACATTGAGATTGACGAAGAAACTTACAATTTATTAATGAAGAAATGTATTGATAAATGTACTGAAGAATATAACAAATCCTGGCATCCTAGTGTGGAAGCAGCTCACCAGTGTATGGATGATTGTATGAGGTTCTAATATGAAAAAGGGATTTACTTTAATTGAACTAATGGTAGTAATCGTTATTATGGGCATTTTAGCAGCCGTAGCAGTTCCAAAACTCTTTTCATTGAAATGTATGAGTGATTTGGATAAATGTGAAGTTAATGACCCGGAAACCTACAATAGAGTTTGTACTGGTGATAGAACTCACTGGTCTTATGACCATGCTAAAGCATGTGATGACCATTTTAACAAGAAACATCCAAAGAAGAAAGAAAAACCAGTAGTAACTGAAACCAAAGTGGACACAGTTTATATTGTGAAACACGATACAGTTTACATTGGTAATGGAATACAAACAATGGATGATTGTATTAAACAGTGTAAAGAAAAACATAATGCTGAAAGTTTAATCAAATTCTGTATCAAAGAACAATGTTTAAAGGACTAGAACTATGAAAACTACAATTCAAAAATTTTCTGTTGACAAAAATGGAAACAAATTAAAAGCACTTGGAACTTGTAATCATATTCGTAGTGAAAGTTTTTATTCCAATGGTCAGTTAACAGTTGAAGTTGATGGTAATTCCAATGGGCGTAATTATATGACTACTATGACGTTGAAATCCAGTGATACTGAAACTGTTCAAAATTCCAAATTTAATAATATGCCAGGTTGGGGTAAATCCCAGTTATCAGGTTTTGGTCTCGGGTTTCTTATGAACCAACCAGCAAAGAAACGCAAATATGGCATTGAAATTGATGGTCAGTATTTCTTTGTAATTCAAACTGATGCTGATTTACAAAATTTGTGTTCATTCATTAACATTTAATAGGGTGTTATGACTAAATACATTATTTTGTTAGTATTCTTCGGTTCTGTATTTGCTAATGCTTGTGATTACGAATGTAAAACTCAGTTAAAACGAATTGCAGATGCTCTTGAAATCATTGCTGGCAATAAACCAAAAGCACCTGAACCAAAGAATATACCAACTGAAGCAACAGTTGTAGCAGATAATTGGGGTAAGAATTTAAACCATTTGAATTTTGAACCCCGAAATGACGAACCAACTGAGTTTGTATTTGATGATTTTGAAGTAGAAGATTCTTGTGAAGATAAATGTAAGAAAAAGAATTATAGTGATTATACAAGAAATATGTGTATAAAAAATAATTGTGGAGATAATGTTGACTTTTGAAGAATACGAACAAGCCTGTAAAGAATGTGGGCTAACAGTAATGGAATCTGATGTTTGGGGCCGTAGTCATTACGATTATGGTTATATGTACGAAGGATATAAGATTATATCTTTACGAACCCCAGGTGGTAAATCATTTAGCAGTTATAAACTGGTAAAGAATACCCCAGTTATGGCATTTTTGCCATTGTTTGATGACCCACTAAAACAAACCTGTATGATTGCTGGTGATGTTCTTAAAAACAGAATATACTGGTCAATGAAATATGTAAAAAATTATAAAGTTCAGGAAAAAATAAAAGAATTGGATGATGATTTTAAATAGTTGACAAATCGTCAGTAAATTACTATATTAAAAGAAAAGGAGACACTATGAAGAAAATACTATTAACTCTAATTCTTATGGTTCTAGTCGGTTGTTGTGACGGCCCAAATAAGACACGAAATGGCGACCGTTATTACAACATCAAAATCTGTGCTATTGGTGGTAGTGCCGATACTTGTGTAAATTACAAAGCAAAAGACTTTAATCCTAGTGGAAACGATTTAATGTTTACAACACTTGATGACCATGTGTACAGGTATAATCATGCTGGTTGGGCTTGGGCAATAGAATTACGATAAAGGAAAAAACTATGAAAACTATTAGACGCGGTGTATTTGAAACAAATTCTAGCACTACCCATTGTGCTTCATTCTCAAAGGATTATTCTTCTATTTCTCAGATCCCATTGAGAGATAAAAAGACATTCCCAACATTCAATGAAAATGGCGAACTAGAAGTTGAAATGAACATTTATTGGGATATGGAAGTCTGTAATGGTGATATAGATTTGGATTCAGTTGATACCATTATTAAGTATCTCGCAGCTCACGCAGTATTTTCTAGTGAAGAAACTAAGTATGGTAGAAAGAACCACGAAGTCAAATGTAATTTTGATAAAAACCATACTGACTTTTTGAATGATTTGATTGCAGCATATAAGAAGATTGGATTAACACCACCAAAGGATGTTAAGTATTATTTTCTTGATGTGAATGATAACAAGATTTACATTACAAAAGACAATTTACACCATTGGATTTTTGCCGAAGGTGTTGACCCCTGGTATGACAGTCACTCAGATTGGGTAAAGTATGAAAAGACTATGAAAAAGAGATACCCAAATGAAACTTTGCCCTATGCTAAAAATTATTTTGGATTGTGTGGTAATGATTTGCTATCCAATAGTTATGCTCAGGCTACTGATTATTACGAAAACTCTGTGAATGTTTATAATTGGGATGAAAACACAGAAGAAAGTGAAGAAACTGGTATTACTACAATAGATATGTTGACCAGAGAAATCTCATTGAATTTCTACCACACCTAAGGAGAAATTATGAATAATAAAATTATAAAAGACATGCCTGAAATTTATGAAAAAGCAAAACCATACATTGATTATTTGGAATCATTGGGTTTTAAAACCAAGCATAATATGAGATATTTCAGTCCTGGTAATGAAGATAACTACGAATACTTCAATGGATGGATGTATCCTGGTATAAAAGAAGATGATTTGGTTGTTGACCTTGTTAGTTTTACAGGTGAACTAAAACTTGAAATTTACAAGTATAGAATTATAAAAACACCAAAGAATTATTATGTTCGTGAAGGTGATAAAAATTATCCATTCATAATGACAAATGCTAGAAAAGATGATGCTTGGGAATCAAAGATTGTAGATAATCTAAAAGATTTCAAGAAAGAAGTGGGTAATTATCTTAAAACATTGAAAACTTATAAAGAAAAGGTGAAACATTATGAACTGGAAAAAGACTTTACCTAATCCAAATCCTTGGTATGAATACCGGAATGGTAATCACATTGTTAAGTTGTATAGTGATGGCACAAAAGTAAAAGAAACCATTGACCCAAACGATGACCATTTTACTTATGAATTTCCTGAATCATTTGATTTAAAGATTACTGACTATTGTGATGCCGGTTGTGTTTATTGCCACGAAAATTCTACTACAAAGGGTAAACACGCCGATTTGAATAAACTATTACCAATGCTTGACACTATTAAGCCAGGCGTTGAAATTGCTATCGGTGGTGGTGATGCTACTTCTCACCCACAGATAAATTGGTTTATTTGTGAATGTAGAAAACGCGGTATTGTTCCTAACATTACAGTTAATCAAAAGCATTTAAAGAAATCTTTTGAATTTTTGAATGCCTGTATGATTAATAACTATATCGGTGGTATTGGTATATCATTAACTGACTCTACAAAGAGTGAAGATTTTACAAGAATTGCTAGATTGGGCCCGAATGTAGTAATCCACACGATTGCTGGTGTTTTAAAGCCCGAAGATTACAAGAGATTGTTTGGAAAAAAGGTTCTTATTCTCGGATATAAGAATATCCGCAGAGGTAATGATAATTTAATCAAACACTCTGATGAAATCAAAGCAAACATTGAACAATTAAGAAAAGATTTACCAATGCTTGAAAAGAAATGTAAACTTATATCTTTTGATTGCCTTGGTATGGAACAATTACATCCAAAAGAAACATTGGGTATGCCAGATGATAAATTCAAATTGATTTATCAGGGTCATGACTACGATATGTTTGATAAGGACGGAAATATAACAGTATCTACAATGTTTGTGGATGCAGTTCAAATGAAAGTATCTAGGTCTTCTACAAGTGCTATGGATAAAAGATATTCATTCACAGGAAAAGAAGATGTTAGAGAATTATTAGCCAAATCTTGTGAAGGTTATTAATGTTTGAAGGTGATGTTACTGAATATTTCACACAAATTGAAGCAAATGTGTATAAATGCTTTGATTGGAGAAAAGACAGTAAAGAAGCATGTGAAATGTTCAGTACAATGTTTTACAGAATTAGAAACCTTTACTCGGTTGCTGAATTTGATAATTTAATGCGTTTATTTGATTGTTTTGACCCGTTTATGAGTTGGGAAGATGGTGTTATATGGAGATTACTGAAACTTATTAGATATGCTCCTTGGAATCAATACTATTATTCCAATATGAGTGATGAAGATTTAAGAAATTTGTGCGACAAACATCTTAAATTGTTCAAAAACGAATTACAAGTTAAACTTCTTGAAGGAGATTTTAAATGAGTTTTCCGAGAGGTAAAAATAATGGTATAATGGTTATGTTATCCGCATTTGAATTTGTTACTGCTATTAAAAAACATGAAGAATTACAGTGGATATTGCAGTGTGACGAAGAATCTAAAGAAATGAAAGATTTCTTAAAATTAATTAAAAGAATCCGAACACTGTATGTTGATAACATTTCAATGGATAAAGCAGTTGAGTTATTCCCAACTTATGAATTTAATACCGCATTTCCTTGGGGTTATTGTAATGAGATTGCTTATATAATAATGGCTCAATTAAAATATAAACCTTGGAATCAGTATTACTATTCACACATGAATAACGAGCGATTAACCCAAATGATTGATTGGGCATACAAAGAATACAGAAAAAGAGCTTTGGAAGAATCAATTTCTCAGGATTTTAATTAAACATAATTTGTAGCGAAACCCATTGACAATAGAATTGTAAAAACTATATTTTAACAAAACAAAAGAGGATATTATGAAACTAGATTTAAATTTAACCACAGCATTTACACTCCGTAAACGCATTAAGGAACTTCTTAACAAGATTAACTCTCAAATGTGTTATTCTCAGTATGTAGTTGAACCAGAACGCAAGGCAGAATTGCTTGAAGCATTTGAAACCAACGATGTTGAAGGTTCATACAAACTTTTAACTGATTTGATGGAAGCAAATCGTGAACTTTCCGATTTGATTGATAGTCAAAATTTGGAAGGTAAGAAAATTCTTAATGGTTTGAACAAAGTAAATGCTCAAATCACTGTTGTACAACAGATTGAAAACAAATTAAAAGCCAATCGTACTTCCAAATCCCGTAACCCTGTTACCGGTAACTGGGAAGTAGCCACATTGGAAAAGATTACTGACTTTGATGCTACCAAGGAATTGGAAACATTAAAGCAGAAGAAGGTTCGTCTTGAAGATGAACTATCAAAGATTAATTCTCAGGCAAAGTTCACATTTGACCTGAATGACACAATTTATACCCGTATCTACGGTGAATAATTGACTGAGTTGTTGGAATAATTTGTTGGTGGCTTTTTCGTACAAATCTTGCAAAGATGTTTTTTACGGCTTTAAGCGAAAAGGGGCTTCTAGAGGTAAAATTGAGTGAGTAACCACGATATTTTACTTGCCGAAGAATGTTTCGTGATAATTTGTACAAAAATCCAAAATTATGAAGAAGTTTGTTCTTCTAAAATTGCAAAATTAACATTTCTCTAATGAGTTTATTTCAATTATCCAATGACACTTATTAAAAAGAAACGAAATAAGAATTACGATGGTTTTATCACAGTTTCTTTGAAAAAAGTCTTTTTGAATTTAACTAATAACAAAGGAAAACAAAATGATAGTAAAAGCAAATGTTGTTTATAAAGATGGTAAGCGCGGTAACGAATGGTTCCTGGTACGCTTTGACCATACCCCAGTAAAAGAAGTAACCAAGAAGAAACGCAGAACTGGTTTGTGTAGTATCTTCTATTTGACAGATGATGAATCCTATAAGGGTGGTGAAGATTTTGCTTCACGAATCTGTGGTGAAAAGAAGAAATTCTTTGTGACTGATGCGAAAATTGAGTGTTCCGCAAAGGATAATTATGTAAAAGCATTTGCCCGTAATGTAACTATGAAGAAAGCCATTCAAAAGATTATGGAAATGCAGTCCGAAAATCGTCTAGACTGGGATTTCGCATTTGATAATGAAACCTTCAAGTCATTCATTACTACATTGAATAAGCAGCACCCACATGGCAACGAAACTGCTATGAAGCTCATTCAAAATTCTTCTTATCGTGCCAAAAAGAAGAAGTAATGTAAACAAAAATTTACAGACTCTCCCCAAAAATCCATTGACAAAGTCAGTGGATTTTTCTATATTATAAGAAAAAGAGAGGTAACATTATGAAAATAGAATATGTTGATGATTTTAAAGGACTCCACTGTTCTGTTTGTAAGAAAGATTTGGAAAATGAAAAGCAGATTGTTGTATCTGAGCAAATCTGTGGCAAATACCTTTGTTTGAAATGCCATTATGACCGATTTAAGATACATTCGGGGTATTGATGAAAAGAAGTACTTTTGAACAATATGTAACGGAATACTGTAATGATTTGGCAATTAAACAAAATGCCCATCAATACAAGCGTTGCCGACATGCCTGCGTTTTGACCTATAACGATGCCATCATATCCAGTGGGGTGAACTCAAATCTGTTTAACGATTTCACCAAACAATACAACGATTTGAAAGCATTACACGCAGAACCGGTCGCAATTATGAGAGCGATGAAACATCATTCAAAGATTATTCATAAATGCGAACTGTGGGTTTGCCGAAATAATGAAGTTTCAAAAGAATCACGACCGTGCCCGATGTGTATGCGAATTATCAAGAATTTTGGAATTAAACGAATCCATTACACCACTGGTGGTGGTGAATGGAAAGAAGAAATTTTAAAGGAGAAATAATGTATATTGAATATGAAGATAAATACAGACCGCAGTTAGAAAAACTCCAGCAGAAAATCAATGAAACTAAAATGGGTGAAATTCAAACTCTACAGTTTCGTCAATTTGGCACAATGGAAAATGAAAAAGACGAACAGATTGCTGGTGCGTTAGATTTTTTCGTTGAAAATTGTGAAAATTTTGCTGAGAATTATCTTTATAATTCAAACCATGTAACATTGAAAGACATAGTTTGTTCTTTCTTTGTTGAAAATGCCGGTAAGGGTGTGGATGGTTCAAATCCTTATGTATATGAGGTTGGCTATTATACAATGTGGAATAGTGATAGCGAATGTGAAGAAAAGACCATTCAGTTAACTGTTGAAGATGTTCTTGAATTTGCTCTAAAACAGAAATATATAGTTTTTAATACTGATTACTAAGGAGAAATAAATGGCGGCTGCAACCCCAGAACTAAAAGCAAGATTTAAAGAACTCGGTATCTTTAATGGTACATGGTCAGATGGTCATGAATCATTTGAAGTAGGAAAGGGTGGTTATTTTAATATTCACTCAATTAAGATTACACGATTTAAAGAAGATGATGGAAAATGGCGAAAGGTTGTTCAATATAAGCCAACTCGCTGGCATGGAAAATATGGCGGTGGTGGATATACTAACCTGTTTGAATATGACCAGTCCCTAGAAAAATTTAACGATGTTTGGGAACAGTTTATTCTTGGTTATAAGGAATACCAGCAACTAAAACAAGAAAATTCTGTAAACAGAGATTTTGGAGAATAACTATGGCAAAACTAGATATTAAAGCAAAAGAAGAACTCAAAAAACATTTGAAAGAACTAAACGTCAAAAATGGTAAATGGGAAGCTCCCGATGGTGATATTTACTATGTTTGCCATCAGGGAAAATTTTATATTCATACCATACAAATTACACGAATCCCAGATGTATATGACCCTGAAGATGAACCGTGGGATTTTAAGGGTACTAATTGGGAATGGATGAAGAAAGAAGGTTTAGATATTAGAGGTTCTAAACGAGAAGTTTGTTATGACAGAATTAAAGATGACGAAGGACGAAATCTTTATTGGATTGAATACTCAACCCCTGAAGAATTTGATGTTTTGTTTGACCAGTTCTTGTTAGGATATAAAGAATACCGAGTACTCGTTCAAAACGAAGCCATTAACAAAGATTTTGATTAAGGAGAAAATATGGGAAAGAATAAGACAATTTCAAAAACTCAGGAAGAAATCACTAACCAATGGATTACCAATGCTATCAATTATCTTGTTGAACTAGCTGAAAAGAAAGATAGCACCTATTCTGCTGGTTTTGAATCCGATTGTTATGACGGGCGTTCATTCCACTACAAGATTGATGGAAATAGTCTATACAAGGGATTGTATAAGTGGTGTGCTATCAATTATCGTGGCCGATTGGTATTCTATTTCAAGATTGACAATATGGCTACATTCTTCAAATCCAAGTACACAACTGACCCACCAGCATATTCATTTGTGATTGAAGATTGTAAGAACGAAAACATCTCTAAGGAAGATAAGGTCAAATTGGAAACAATGTATAATGAAATGTGTACTAAAGTAGCAGGTTTGAATGAACATGTTATCAAGGCACTAACTCAATGTGAACAAGAATTTGACATTAACATTGATACAGAAACAATGTTTGCCTCATTCCCAGCAAAAGAAACAAAGGAAGAAACTACTAATGATTGATTTTACTAACGAAAATGTTTTTTTGGTAAGCGACACTCATTTTAACCATAACAAGTTGGTTAGAAGTTGTAAGGACCATTTTGAACAATTTCGTAAGTATGAAACCACAACAGAAATGGATAAAGATGTTATTGAAATGTGGAACAAGACCATTACTGACAATGACATTGTAATCTTTTTGGGTGATTTTATGTTGTGTGTTCCTGGTGACCACAGATATAAGAATGTTTTCCATTCATATTTTGACAAATTGAATAAGGGAAAGCAGTTCATTTGGGTTATGGGAAATCATGACGAAAAGCTCCACCAACGAATTCCTGAGATTGAAATGGTTGACAAACTCCAGTTCGTTAGGGGAGATAAAATCTATTATGTTCAGCATTACGATTATGGTGAAGTCCACGATTTAATGCCAGATGTAATTGACCCAAATGTGGTGTTTGTTCACGGGCATACTCACGCTGACACCAAACTCTCACGATTTGATTATAATGACAAGAGTTATATTCAAAACTGTGTTTGTTGGGATGCGTGGTATAGACCAGTAAATGTTAATGAGCTGGAGAAATGTGAGTAAAGTCATAAATACATTATGATTGACCCACAAATGTATCTTGACATAGCAGCTAATAACATTGACCCAATGGTTTTTGAATTTGACGATTTGGGTGATGGTCCTGGCCCTATGCTTGGTGGAATGGGAGTGAAAATCACTGGGACTTATAACGGACAACCATTTAGTGTAAACCGTGGTCCTTGTGTTCACTACCAACAAATGAAAACTGCCGAAGAATTAGAGGCAGAAAGACAAGCCGAGATAGAAGCAGAACAAGCAAGAATTAAATTAGAATATGAAAGATGGACTAATATATTCCAGTCTAACCATTATACAACTGATTTGAATTTCATTTTTGGAAAATTGAATAAAGAACAGTTGAAATGGGTAAAACATATTCTTGATACTGACGAAGATGCGACATATATTTACGCAGGTTCAAAAGATAGAAGTGAGTTTTTGAGTATAAACGATGTTTGTGCCCATGTAACGAAATCTAAAATTAAGAATGGTAAACTTGAATGTGAAATAGAATTTGATTTTACCGACCCTGGGGTAAAACTATTCCGCAACTTACAGAATGGTTTCAAACCAAAACTAAATCTAAACACAGTTTTAGATTATGACCTTAAAAATCCAACTAAACAAAACTTAAAATTCATTTGTTTGGAGTTTCTATGATAATTAAACGGAACGAATTTACTTCACTCATTGAAAATGGTCTAACCAAAGAAGAAAAGAAGTTGCTCAATAATGTGGCTGGTTTAAGGCCACGTTTTGTTGTTTTATTATCCTTGCTAGTAGATTATTGGTGTGAATCGTGGGTAAATTACACGAACCATCAAGAACCACCCAGTGTTCAAGTTTCAATAGAACCATTTATTCCCGAAAACATTAAGCAGTATTATACAAACTCAACTGCAAATGGGAAATACTATAAACTCAGATGGAATTTCTCAAAAGTACCACTACATTTAATAGAACAGTATTGTACAGAATTACGCAAAAATATGTTCCATTATTTAATGGAGCATAAAGATGCAGTAAATTGGGATGAAATCTATTTACACAAAATTATTGAAAATATACTTAGAATTACTAAATTGAATATAGATGATTTTTCGTAACTTATTTAATAAGATTAAAAAAGAAACAGAACCCAAAAAGATGAATTTGGGGGTTCGTATTGTTGAGTTAGCCCGAGAACTCAACTGCTTATATGTTAATGAACGAAACCAAATTGGCATTACATCAGGTATTATTTATTTCAGTGATAAACCATATATTCCAACTAAATCATTGTGGTTTAATGTTATGAAAAGTTTTTATTCAGTTATTGGATATGTTGAAAATGAAAAACAATACAAACTGGTTTTTAAAAATTTTTATCGTTGCCCTAAAGAAGAAATGACTACTGAACGATATTTTACAGATTATGAAAAATTTAAACACGAATATATCAAATGTTTAAATGCGTATCATAAGTATTTGAATGATTATTTAATAAATCAAGCCAACGAAGATTTCAAATGACTAAAACCAAACAAGAATTTGATAAACTATTACATAAATCCCATAAATGGAGTAAAGTCTATATAGGCTTTTGTTCATTTGAGTATTGTAAAGAAATAAAAAAATATGAAAACATTTTAACATATATTTTAGTAACAGAGAATACTGTTGAATTTTCATGTCAATTAGTTAATGCTGTAACGAGAAAAGTTTTAATTGAAAGAACTTTTAAATTTGAAAACATACCAAATAATAATTTCATTGACTGGACTCTTTCACAAGCAAAAATTACATTTATGAAAGGGTTAGAAAAATTTAATCTTAATCTTATAGACCAGGATTTCAAATGAGTAAACACAAACAAATTAGAAAATTCCCATTAGCAAATAACTATTCAAAGAAAGCAGTTGAAAAACTAATTAAAGCAGCTGGGTTTATTCCTGACGATATGGATGATGATGGTTGGGTTATTCCAAATGGAACTGGCGACTCATACTATGACCAGGTATTTCAAGTTGGAACAAAATATATGATTGTTGCTACTGGATATGAAATTGAGACTGACATTAAAGGTGGTTCATATATTTCATTTGCTGCTGGTGAAGGTTCAAAAATTACATACAAATTACTCCCTGAAGATATGTTAAAAGAACTTATTAACAGAGCTTGGAAAATGTATAAAGACGCATTAATTGATTTGAATGAAGTAAAAGCCAGCAAGGATTTTTAAATGAAACCAAAGTTCGTAACTAACATAACCAAGAAAGAAGTGGCGAAACTTTTGAAGAAACGCGGTTTTGTAGCCTATAATGGAAATGATGATTGGTGTATTCCAAGCGATTATGTTGATTATTGGCACGGTCGTTGTTTCTCAATGGGTAACAAATATCTTTCTTATGCTGTAGATTACAGAATCAGTGAAGATAATGAAAATGTTTATGGCATTTGTATGGTTCGTGATAGTGATGCGAAAATACCATTTAAAATGATACCACAAGAAATGTTAGAAGAACTGATTGATAAAGTTTGGCAGTTGTATGAACATGCTCAAGTTCATTTAAAGAAAGAAAAAGCCAGTTTGGTGATTAGAAAAGCCCAGGAGGATTTTAAATGAACATAGAATCATTATTTAAAGATTTAGAAAAAGATGGTTGGGATTTGAGAATTGGTGGTTATATGAAAAGTGAATATTGTATTTCCGATGTAGAACATAATGGAATTGGTATTTTCATAGAAGAACCCGAAAACAATGATACATTTAATATAACATGTAAAAAATGGAAATCTCTAAGTGTAGAACTTTATGATTTACAAAAAATTCGTATGCATGATTTGCCAGATAATCAAGTAGAATACATTAATAACCTAGCCAGTACAATGTATAAAAATGGGCTAATTAAATATAATTTGAAAAAGATTCAAGAGGATTTTTAAATGATACATTTAGTTTGTTTGACTAAACCATATAATGATAACGATTTTAAACTTTGGTATAAGTGGCACAAAGCATTAGGAATTGACCAGATTCATGTATTCCATAATGATAGTGATTTGAGAATTGACCGATATGTAAATCCACCAGATACATATCAGTATATTCATGGTTGGCCTGACCAATGGAATCTTTACAATAAAATTCTCAATGAAAATACTTTGAAATTTGATAATCAAGACATTGTAATATTCCTTGATGATGACGAATTTCTTTGGTATGATATGAACTTGCCATTAGATGCCGCTCTAATGAAGCAGTTTAAGATGTTGGATTGTGTATTAGTACCGCAGATTTTGTTATCCACAAAAGAAATTGGTGAACAGAGAAGTAGAAGTTTAATTGAAAACTCTTTTTATCGCAGAGCTGACCTAAGTAACCAGGGAAAATGTATATTGTTGTATAACCAGGGAAATGAATACGATTTTACGAAAGAAGAACAGAATGAAAGAGGTCATGTTCCATTCATAAATGGTATGCGTTATTCCGATGTAGTCGGTAGTGATTGTTCTAAAACCACCTATGGATTGGTCAAGTACAATGCACCTGTGCGTTTATATCACTACCATATCAAATCATTAGACGATTGGAAACACAAACTTGCACGTGGTTCTGCTGCGAATGAAGTCCAATTCTATGACGAAGATATAACAAAGAATAAATGGTATGGTGGATATGATGTTATTGACCTTACTATGTTGAATACTGCGAAGAAATTGGGTATATTACGATGAACGAAAAAACTTACAAAGAAATCATTGACATGTTTAATCTAGCCCAGTATAGTGACAAAATCACCAGTGATGGTGGATATGTTCTTAAGGACGATTGGTTTGAATCTATATGTGGTTATCGTACTTATAAACGATTAACAAAGAGCAATATCAGAACAGAAGATGATAGAAAGTTGTATAACGATAAGAAATACAACTGGCCTGCTGGCTCTATGATTTTATATTCTATTGATGCAGGTCAATTTGAAGAAGGTTATTGGGCTACAAGGAAAGAAGATGCCATTAAAATGTTATCCAAACGATTGAAAGAATATAAAGAACGTAGAATTAAAACTCAACTGAAGAACATAGAAAAGGACTTCAAATGACACCAACAGAATTTGCCGAACTATGTGAATCTATTGGATTAGTTCCAGCGACATTGTATATTCCAGGGTCAAGAGATGTATGTTTATATCAATTACCTGAGGATTTAGAAAATCCAATGAAAAATTATAGTTCAGTAATGACTTCATATTCAAAATCATTTGGTTATAGAATTTGTTTGATTGATGAATATGGTGAAAAGAACATTGGTTGTTGGTTAGTCACTGATAGTGAAATTAAAGAACGAGCCTACGAATTACAGAAACAAATTAAAGATTTACGAATTAAACAAAATCTTGAATCTATAAAGAGGGATTTCAAATGACTGCAAGAGAAATGATTACTATTTCAAATGGTGTAAATCGTAATTCCGATGAAGAAATGATTGCTAGAATTGAAAAACGAATAGAAGAAAATGCTAGTAAAGGGAAAACCTATGTTTCTATTCCACAAGATAGAATGACCAGAACTATCTTTGAGCATTTTGAACAAAAAGGGTTTTCATTTAAAGACAGTCATTGTGCTGGAATGACATTTGTTCAAATTTCTTGGGCAGACGCAGAACCATTAACAGATTTTGATTTTAAATCCTATTTAATGGAGAGAAAACTAAGGAGCATTGAACATGACTTTTGATTTCAATACCATTCCACTAAATGATAAAAGGACAATTAAAAACTTCTGCCGGCTATGTGTAGAACAGTCTGTGAATTTGGAAAACACGAAGAAAAATGGTTATTACAAAATGAGAGCCATTTTTACCCCAAGTCCATATCTTACTATGTTTTTTAATAAATTCCAAATAGCATTAGGTAAAGAAGATTATACATTGGTTTGGCCTGAAGAATCTATGCCAAAACTGTTAAAATTGGGCAAAGAAGTACAAATGTACGAAAAATTACAGGAAATCAAGAAAGATTTCTAGTTTTGTAAACAAAATTTTACATATTTTTACAAGAATGCAGTTGACAACAACTGCATTTTTTACTATATTATACTATGTAAAAAGAAAAAGATGTAACATTATGGAAATGAACGAATTTTACAAGAATCTTGCCACCAAACTTGCTCCGGCAAATGTTAATAGTAAAATGAAAATTAATGTTTACTTTGACGCGGTTGAATTGGAATGGCCTGTTGATAACCAGATAAAGAAAACCATTTTAATTCACTCGGATAAGAATGTTAAACATACTATGCATGCTGATGAAATTTGGATTGGTGAAGATTCCGAAGGTTCTCCTTGGTCTGACCACATGGGCGGTCTAATTATTGATTGTACTGGTATGAATTGCCAAACTGCCATTGATACCATTGTGCGAAAGGTTAGAAACAATTACGATTTGTTTTAAGAGAGGTAAAAACTATGGCTAACAAGAAAAAGAAAAATTCCGCAAAAGAAAATGAACGCATGCGTAAGGAACGCATCGCTGGCTCCGACAATGGTCGCACTATGCGTACCAGGGTTGTAAAGGACAAGAAGAAGTACACTCGTAAAACAAAGCATAAGAAGAATGAAAAGTCGGGAGATTGCTAATGACAGTTGACGAATTTAAAGATAAAGTTAGATTGGCATCTAACAATTTAATTTCTTGTGAGCTGATATCAGTATCTAACAAGTATTGTACAGACTATGGTTTTTATTTCTCTGTAAATTGTAATGGAACTCAGTATGATTTGGGTCATGTAACTACAAATTCTACAACTAATGGCGAAGTAGATTATGTTTGTATTGACCGATATATGTTTTCCGCAAAACCAAAATACAATAAGAAAGAAAAGAAGTTGGTAATGGAAAAGAAAATTGTATTGGATGGTTTGATTGAATTTTCAAAAGATTTTGACACAGCAATTACTGTAATTGCCGAAATGCAGGAATATATCTTTTATATGGGAGGTCTTTAATGATTATTAAGGGTTTGAATTTTAAAAAGACATGTGATGCTTGCCCAGAGCAATACGATGTGTTCAAAGACGAAAAGCAGGTTGGTTATGTTCGTTTGCGTTGGGGTAATTTGACTGTTGATAGTCCTGATTGTGGTGGAGAATCAGTTTATGAACACTATTTTGGTGATGCTTGGAAGGGTAGTTTTGACGATAACAATGAACGAAACAAGTATTTGTTGATAATTGCTAATGAATTGAATAACTATTTGGAGAAACAAGAAAATGCCTAAATATGATTTTGCTCACCCACAGTTCAATAAGGGATATGTAACATTCCCAGTTAAGCAGGAACCATTATTTGAAAAGTTCTGTAATTTGGCTAGGCGTTATCGTGTAAATGTAATTCGTTCACAAATGGTTGTAACCACAACTGATTACACAGCCAAGGTGTTTAATCGTTTATCTTACATTGAAATCAAACACGATATGAAGTCCACCATTCTACATAACGAAGCAGAAATGGAGAATTATTTTAGAAGTATAAAATGCCATTAGTAGAAAAATACATAAAAGTTTGTGAAGATTTGGGTTTAGAACAAGATAAAGAACTTAATGAACAACTCAAATCTACCATAAACTACAAAATGTTATATCTTCCTGGCGATTTGGAAGATTACTCTTCGCACATTAGTGAAGGAATAATCATTACCAGATTTGCGATTGATAAAAATTCAATTTATGTTTGGGATGATTACATTATGCGTAATGGCAAGGCATATTCAAATAAGGGAAATAAACCTACAGTATACAAAACTATGCATGGGGTGAAAGCTCGTTTACAACGAGTAATTCATTCTTACGAAGTTTATGTAAAACAATGGAAAGAAAAGATAATAGAAGCAAAAATTGATACAATACAGGAAGACTTTGAATGACTAAAAAAGAATCAAAAGCATTAGCCCAGGAGATATTGAATTACGCAATATCTAAAGGTTTCCAATACCCAAAGAATCGTAAGCATTTCAACAATGTTTTCGGTCGCCAGGATTATTTTGATGGCGAATATGAATACGATGCTTTTTTGGAATTTGATTACGATGCTGACAGAACTAATGAATTTGGTGTTGGTGAAGAAGATGGTCAGTTAGAACATTTTTGGGATTATAAAGATTATGGTCAGATGGATACTGATGAAGCATCATTTAATGCTTGTATTACATTCCATGATAGTATGCCAGACGAATTGAACATTTACCCAGTTGAACCTGATGAAAATGAAGATTTGGAGGACGATTATAATGAAGATGAAATAAATGACGATGACGAAGTTGGTTTCTATATTGAATTACCAGTATTGAGTGTAGTTGACTATCTACCTGGTGAGATAAATGTAAATGCTCAATATGTTGGATTTAAACTCATACCAGAGAATAGAGAATACATTTATACCATTATTGACAAATTCGTAGAAAATGTTGGTAAGTATCAAAAGGCTTCAAAGAATTTACAGGTCACAGACAAGATAACTGAGATTAACAAAGATTTCTAATGAACGAAAGACATTTTGAAAAAATGGGACGTAGAGCCAAATATGGATTTTACCATCTTTCTTGTGTTAAATTACCTAGACTAATTACTGACTCTAATGGTAACGCCTGGCTTGATGAATGGGGTGAAAAACAATATACAAGAAAAGTCAGGTATAACATTTTTCGTTGTTGGGTTTATCCAGGAATGTGGCAAACTTGGAGAGGATATTATGGGAACAGTATAAGATACGATTTTACTTTGGATGAAAACGAAACTAAAATTGTACGAACTATGAATGGTGAATATGACGGTGTAATGTTTAATCAACATACTTTCATTTCACAAAATGAATTTAAAAAGATTTGTGAAAATGGTGTTTACGGAGATATATCACTAATTCAAGAAATGGTACGCAGGCAGATTTTAGAAAATAAACTACTTGAAGAACAAACTAGATTGGAAGAATTACAAGATGATTTTGAGTGAGTATATAGACCATATTGAAGAACCTTGGCTATCTTGTTGGACTTCAACGGGAAGATTAAACAAAATTAAAATCCATAAAAATGAAATGAATATATCACGATTGGTTATAGATTTTCGTGAACACCGATTTTGGGCTTTTGCAAGTGATTTGACCTTTGGTACTATTAAACAAGTTATGATTAAACCAATTAGTGAATCTACTATGGAAGAAATCAAAGCTCAATACGATATAAATTTAAAGGTTGATTTTATTAAGTATTCACATAGACAAGAGGCATATAAAAACATTAACAAAGATTTTGAATGAGGTATTACAATGTTTGAACCATCATTACAATTATTATTAGAAGCAGAAAAATTAGGCCGAGTAACTGCCCATCGTCAAAATGGGTTGGTTGGTTTCAAGTATTCTATGAATACGATTTATACTGGTGATTGGGATGATGTAACTCTTAATGCCCGTGGTATTGTATTCAATGAAAAGACTGGTGAAATTGTAGCCCGTCCTTTCAAGAAATTCTTCAACTACCAGGAATTCTATACTGCTGAAGGTCTTAAGTCCGAATTGTATTTGAAAGTTCCAAAAGAATTTAAACCAAATTTGGAAGGTCCATTCCGTTGTATGGAAAAGGTGGATGGTTCATTGGGTATTGTGTTCTTAAATCCATTTACTCATAAATGGCAAGTTAAGACTGGTGGCTCATTTGATTCCGACCAGGCAGTTTGGGCACAGAAATGGTTTGATAAAAACATAGATGTAAATTTACTTTATCCAAACGCAACATATTGCTTTGAAATTGTATATAAGGAAGATATTCATCCAATTAAATATGATTACGAAGGTATGGTTTTGTTGGGTGTATTGTGGAATTTAACTGGAGAAGAAGTATCTTTGGAAAAACTTCAACAAATCGCAAAATCTTTGAAAGTTCGTATGGTAGAACTGTATGAATTTGAAAAGTTCAATGATGCGGTAGAATGGGCAAAGAAATTGCCAAAGACCCAAGAAGGTCTAGTTATCACCTTTGATAATGGTTTTAAGACCAAGGCTAAATCAGACGATTGGTGCCAGTTGGCTAAAATGTTTGAAGGTATGACTAAATGGAATATATGGGTTTGTTATGACATTGAGAAGGACTTCTTCCATGCTCATGTTGATAAACATAACTCATATAAACCAATAGATGATGAAGTTCTGTTTATTCCTGAAGAATTGCCTGAAATTCGTGAATACGCAGAATGGATACGTACAGAAATCACAAATAGAACAGATGATTATGTACAGGTTGCTCAACAGATTATGGATGCTAAACCAAATAGAAAAGACCAGTTTCAAATGGCAGTAGACACTATGGAAAAGAACGAAGTTCCTATCATAATGTGTGCTATTGACTATTTGTTAGGTAAGAAATCTATCAAAGGTGTAAAAATTGCAGTTCATAAGATGATACAACCACAAAATGAAGAAGTATAGTATTTCACGAAAAATCGTGATTTACTATACCCTTTTTCAAAATGTTTTCTATATTATACACTACAAAATGTAGCAGAGTAAAATAGTTTATACATATAATGAACTGCTATAATGGAGTAAAAATGATATTAAAATGTAAACAAACTTACGAAGAAACAGCAACTGGTTCCAATAGATGTATTACTGTTGAACAAATCCAGGGTGTAGTAACTTCAGTAGTTTATCAAGAAAAAGTGTTTGAAGTAGCGGATGTAACCAATGAAGATATTATCTTTGATTTATCCGGTCGCCAATACTTTTTATCAAAGGTTTCAAATGTAAAACTCATTATGCCAGATAGTGATGGTAAATTGAAAGAATTTGAAATCTCAAAAAATGAAATATCCCATCGTTGGGAAATGAACGGTACTACTTATGACAATTTGAAGGAATTGTATTATGACCTTAGACTTAACTAATGTTAGTTCTAATCGTTTTAGTGTAATGTAAGGGAGCATTGTTCGTGCTTCCTATTTTTTCAGGAGAAAAACATGTCTAAATTAATTATTGTTCGTGGTGCTATGGGTAGTGGTAAAACTACTTTTGCTAACAAATTAACTCGCAACCTAATCAAATTTGGCTACTCACCAACAGATATTTGCCATTTTGAAGCAGACCAGTACTTTGAAGATAAAGATGGAAACTATAATTTTGACCCAAAGAAATTATGGTTGGCACACAAACAGTGTTTAGAAAAGACAAAGAAATGTTTGTTGCGTGATAAAGTTGTGATTGTAGCAAATACTTTCGCAACTATGAAAGAAATGAAACCATATTTTGACTTCGCAGAATCTAATGACATAGCTGTAGATATATACAGATGTACCGGTACATACCAAAATGTTCACGGTGTTCCTGACGATGTGGTAGAAGCAAAACGAAACCAAATGGAACTGTTAGAAAATGAAACAATTATTTAAAACATTACTATTATCCTTAGTGTTAGTTCTCCCAACTTTCGCAGTTGAGAGGTCTAACACTTTTTTCTTGTTACCATCATCAATACAAGAAAAAATTATTATATTTGAACAAACGAAACCAATGAAGCCAAGGAAGATATACATAACACCGGATGTTTATGGAATTTTCCACGATTACTTTGTTGATACTAAAACTGAAAAATGTTGGTGGAATAAATATAAATTAACAATACATTTTTGAGTTAGGTTATGAACAAATACGAATATCAGTTTGAATTAAGGAAACTCTTAATGTTTCTTTATGATGCTATGATTAGGAAAGACGAAACTAGAATCAAAGAACTGAAAGATAAAATTGAATTTATTTACAGAACACAAGGATTAAACAATGAAAATTGAGATATTAGATGGAACAACCAAAAATCCACTTGTAAAAATGCGGATTTAACGCTGGGGTATGTTGGGGAGCACCGCTAGACGATAGCCAAAAGAATATAAAACGAGCCATTTCCTGTATAAAATCTGGTCATGGCAGGGTTATGGAATATGTTGACGTTGAAGTGGTCATAAGTGACGTGTCTGCTCGTTGTTTGCGTGAACTATATACACACATTGGTGGCAGCCCAACACGCTTACAAGCCAGTACTCGCTATATTACTGAAGAATCAGGTTTTGGCTACTATATTCCACCAAAAATTGAAAATTCCGAAGTATGTAAAGAAAAATATACAGAAGGAATGGAAAAGATACAAGAAACATACAATTTTCTTATGGCAAATTCCGCAACGAAAGAAGACGCTGCTAACATTTTGCCATTGGGTATGAACTCAAAAATGGTTTGGAAAATTAACCTTAGAGCATTAGTTAATTTTATGAACCGCAGATTGTGTATGAGAGCCCTTAAAGAAATTCGTGATTTGGCTAACGAACTCAAACAACAGCTCGGCGAAATAAATGACGAATGGTCTTGGATTGCTGAAAATTTGTTTGTACCAACTTGTGAAATGTACAAATATATGAACCCAGCATTGGTTTTCTGTCCTGAAGCACAATGTTGTGGTAAACATCACAAGATTACTGATATTAAAGAAGTTACATTTAATGACTAATGGAGATTTCTAATGAAGAAATTCTTAACTCTAATGGCTAATCTACAAGGTGGTGTTTATCTCAAAGACGAAAATGATAGATATGAGCCATTTGATTCAAAGAAAATTACTTTGAAATATCTTAATAACCACCCAAAACTAGAAAAGCATAAGGGTAATTCCAGGTATTATTATTTAAAGAATAGTGTATTGGAATCACCAATTATTACTCTAGGTCAATCTGCTATGTATTTTCTTGATTCCGATTGGAAGTGGGTTGATGAAAATACAAATATAATGACAAAGGGTAAACTAACTATGAGAACTCCTAGTGGCTCAGGCTCAGGTGATGCTCGTTTATTCTATGATTATGCTATTCCAGCCGTAGTAGATGCGTTAGTAGATAAAATTGAATCTAATGTATCAGATTTAGTTAAGATTAGTAAAGATATTCCATTGGCTATTAAAGAAATGAAAGTTCAAGAAAATTTGAAGAAAGTTCAAAATGATTTCTAAAAATGAACTAATTGAGATAGCTGAAGAATTAGGTTTAACTGTGGATTGTAAAGGTGATATGGTTTGGATTTATTGCAAACCTGAATCCCCAATTTGGAACGCAAATGCCGAACCACATTTAATGTTTGAAGCAACTTACAAACCATTTGAAGAACCCAATTTGAAATTTTTTAAGTTAATTAGTCAAACTAGAACTGGCTATTATTTAACTATGGATAGTCCAATAGATAAAGAATTACCAGCAGAAGTTATTCGCAATATAGCAAAGAAATTGATTGAAGAAGTTAAAAGATTAGAATACCAACATAAATTAAATGAGATTAAAGGAGATTTTGATGATAGATGAAATTATGGATAAACTAACACAATTTGAAGATGTGAATGTTCGTGATTGTGGTGGTGTTTACGATAAAATCATTAGAATTAAGTATGGCATAGACCCGCATGATTTGGGTTGGATTTATATGAAAGACAACAAAATCGTGCTGATGCATATAAAAGACGAAAACTTTGATAATCTTGATTCATTTATCAGTAGACTACAGGAATTAAAAAATTAAAATTTCCCGCGACCAGCGGGATTTTTTATTATATTTGGCTATATATACGATACATTTATTTTAGTGAGAGATTATGGAAGCATATAAGCATTGTTTTTATAACAAATTCAATAAGACAATTTATTTAAGAACTGTAGCAGATGACCATTTTAAGAAAATTCCATATAAGAAAGATTACTGGGTAAAAGACCCAACTGGCAAATCTTCAATTCACGATATTTACCGGAACGCCAGTTGTTAGAAAAACTAATTTTGATAAAGATGCAGTAGAGCAGTTAAAATCTGCTGGTGTTACAGTTTGTGAAAGTGATTTAAAAGAAGAAGTTAAATTTCTTCATGACCAGTACGATAGAGAAAAACTTGAAGTAGATTTAAACAAGTGGAACATTTGTATTTTTGATATTGAAGTTGCGGTCAGTGGAAAATTCCACGATGACCACAAGCTCAAAGTTCAGTTGGATGGAAAAGAATACGAAATCACTTGTGGACAAATTAACGATGTTTTCCGTAAAAAGAACCCAGTTGTTTTTGATGAAGAAATGGGTAGATGGGTAAACTATACTGACTCTTGTTATGTTAGTATTGAAGGTTTCCCATACGCAGAAAACGCACCAGTTCCTATTAATCTAATCACATGTTATTCAACCAAAACCAAGCAAACATACACTTGGGGTTTAGAGCCATATACTGGTAATTCCGAAACCGTAACCAATTATCGTTATTTCAAAACAGAAATTGCGATGATTAAAGACTGGCTCAAATGGTTTCACGAACAGTGCTTTGATATGTGGACTGGTTGGAACTCGGAATTGTTTGACGTTCCTTATATCGTTAATCGTATCAAGAAATTGTGTGAAATCCACGGGATTAAAGGTCAATTAGAAAACGCACTTTCCGATGTTGGTCAGGCACCAATTTGGAGAGAAGTAATTGACAAGTCCACCCACACAAAGAAGGGTGAATCTTACGATATTCCTGGATTACTCCACCACGATTACATGAACTTGTACATAAAGTTCGCTAAACATGACCCACTACCTTCTTACTCATTGAACTATGTTACAATGAAAGATTTGGGCGAAGGTAAGTTAGACTATGAAGGGTCAATTCTTGACACATATAAGAAAGACTGGAATACATTCGTTGAGTATAACATAAAAGACGTTATGCTAATCGTCAAGTTGGAAAAAAAGATTTTGTTGTTCAATTTGATTATTGAATTTTGCTATGATTGCGTTACAACTATTGACAAAGTAATGTTGACCGTTCCTACCAACGAAGGTTACATTATCAAGTATCTCCATAACAACAATATGGTGATGAACGATAGACCAGCAGAACATAAAGACTGGTGGCGAGAAGAAAAATGTTACATTATCAATAAACCCGATGGTTCTACATACTACCAAAACTGTGAATGGGAAGCAGAAGAATTTGGTAAGTATTTAGTTTGTAAAGAATTTGCTGAAACCAATACAATGACTACAACATTGGAAAGCAAGATTGACAAACTATGGAAGCCACAAAAGATTGATGGTGTAATGAGAACTTCAATGGAACAGTTCGGAATGGCTTATGACAAGTACAAGAAGGACCCACACCCATTTGAAGCATTCCATGTGAAAGCAGGTTATTGTTATGACTATCCAGGACGATTTGACAACTGTATGAGTTTTGACATTACCTCTTCATATCCACACCACATTATGCAGTTCAACATTTCACCTGAAACATTGGTAATTCACCCAACAAAAGAACAAATTGCTAGTGGTGAAGTTATCTTGACAGATGTTAATGAAGTTGGATTTAGACGAACCGAAAATGCTATTCTACCAACTATCATTAAGCAGGTGTTCAATGAAAGAAAGCATTTTAAGGATTTGAAGAAACAGGCTCACAAAGATGGCAACAAGGATTTGGAACAACTATACGATGCTCGTCAGGGAGTTAAGAAGATTATTATTAACTCAATGTATGGAACTTGCTTGACCAGTTCATTCCATTTGTATAGTATTGACTGCGCCCGTGCCATTACTCGTTGTGCCCGTGTTACATTGAGAGACTGGTTATCAAAATCTATCAATGACTATTACCCAACTGACGGGTTCTTAAAAGCCATTGAAAAAGAATTTGGTATGAATTTCAAGGATAAAACACCATTTGTATGTAAAGACCGTGATTATAGTATTATCCACAACGATACTGACTCTGCCTATATCTGTTTTGACGAAGTCATTAAACGATTGATTTCCGAAGGTGTAGCATTTAACACAGAAGATGAAAAGCGAGAAGTCTTTTCCCATATTGAAAATGTTTATCAAACATTCTTTAATAAGGTATTGGAAATTCGTGCTGCTAAATCCAACACTACAAACAAAATCAAATATAACAGAGAAAACATATTCACAAATATGTTCTGCTTCGCAAAGAAACTTTATATTGGTTCTGTAATTGATAGTGAAGGCGACAAATACCCATTTGACAAACCAAAACACAAAATCATGGGTGTGCCAGTAAAGAGAAGTGATTCTCCTGACTATTGTAAAGAAGCAGATGAAAAACTTTGTTTTGACATTTGTGCTGGTCAGGGTAAAGAAAAATCATTAGAGTTTATTCGTGAAGCATACAAGGGATTCAAGGCTCAAAAATTGGAAGAAATTTGTGGTAGAAAATCCGTTAAGGACTACAACAAGTATGTTCCTGAACCAATAGAATACTATGTGGAAAACGGATTTGACTATAAGAAGATTGGTGGTATTTTCCAGAGTAAAGCTGCTCTCGCTTATAACTATATGATTGCTAAACACAAATTAAGATACCAACCAATTATTAACGGTACCAAGTTCAATTATGTGTATGTTAAAGAGAACAACAGAAACAACATTGAAGCCGTTGCTTTCGTTGGAAACTGGCCCAAGGAATTTGACCAATACTTTGAAATTGACTACGAAAAAATGTTCCGTAAAACATTCATGCCAGTAATTGAAAGTATGTTCCAAATTAAGGGTTGGGTCAAACCAAAAGAAAAGATTGAAATTGAAAGTAGTGGATTAGATGACTTCTTCGTATAAAGGAGAATTTATGGAAAAACCATTAAAGATAACTGAATACAAAAAAGAGAACCCAAACGAAAAGAGAACTATCCTTCTTATGCCCACCAAAGATGGTACGAAATGGCAATATGTAAACCTTACCAAAGGCTACATTTGCCCATGCCAATTTGACACAAGAGAAGAAGCTCTAATAGATTTCATTAAGTATTCAAACAAATTCTGTAAAGTAGAATTTGAAGAAATGAAAGTATGATTCAAGTATATAATACAGATGCGATTGAATGGTTAAAGACCTTGGATAACGATAGTGTGGATTTGATTGTATCAGACCCACCATATCGTGTTACCCAACACGGGCACTCAGGTTTGGGTGGTATATTCAAGACCAAAGTTGGTGAAGATAAAAAACTCAATGGCAAATTATTTGAACACAATGAAGTAGATGTAAACGATTATGCTGGTGAATTATATCGTGTATTGAAACCAGATAGTCATTGTTATATTATGACTAATGACAGAAATTTACAGAACTTCATGAATGTGTTTACGAACATTGGTTTTAATTTCTGTAAACTTCTCATTTGGGATAAACAAAATAAGATTACGAATCAGTATTATATGAACCAAGTGGAATACATTTTGTTCATGTATAAAGGACGAAACAAACAAATTAACAACTGTGGAACAAGTAATCTCATATCAGTAAATAATGTTAAGAATAAGACACATAATCACCCAACAGAAAAACCTGTGGAATTGATGGAAATTCTTATTAAGAACAGCACTAACGAAGGCGATTTGGTATTAGACCCATTCGTCGGTGTTGGTGCTACTCCAGTTGCTTGCCAAAATTTGAAACGCAATTTTATTGGTTGTGAATTGGATAAAGTTTACTATGATACCACTATGGAACGATTGAACGAAAGTATTGGTGATTTTTTTGAATGATTGAAATTTATAATAAAGATTGTTTAGAACAAATGAAAGAAATACAAGACCATACAGTAGATATGGTTTTGTGTGATTTACCCTATGGAACAACTGCGTGTTCATGGGATATAATTATTCCATTTGAAGATTTGTGGAAAGAATATAAACGCATTTGTAAACAAAATGCTGCTATTGTTCTTTTTGGGCAAGAGCCATTTTCATCTTTATTGCGTACCAGTAATCTTAAAGATTACAAGTATGATTTATATTGGGAAAAAGAAGCACCAACGAACATTCTACAACTCAAAAAGAGATTTGGTAAGAATGTAGAAACTATTTCAGTATTTTACGAGAAACAGTGCACATATAATCCACAAAAATACAAACACGAAGGTAAACCAGTAGTAACAAAAGTAAATGGTGTATTTGGTAAATTAAGTTCGGATAACCAAATAAAACCAAATAATTATACTGATGATGGAACTCGTTATCCAAAACAAGTTCTTAAATTTAATCGTGTGGATAAACACCATATTGTTCATCCTACACAGAAACCTGTAGAATTATTGGAATACTTGATTAAATCATTTACAAATGAAAATGATTTGGTTTTGGATAATTGTATGGGTAGTGGTAGTACTGGTGTTGCTTGTAAAAATCTAAAACGAAATTTCATCGGTATTGAAAAGAATGAAGAATACTTCAAGATAGCAAAAAATAGAATATACGAACCAACTGATGAATTTTTTGAGTAAGTTCTAAAAATTGAAATTGTTTTAATAGAACTAAATTTAATTCTATATTTGGTAATGTGAGGTGATGATATGCCAGAGAATTTGATTTATAAAATCATTAACAAAAGTTCTAAGGAAATTCCACAAGAATTGTATATCGCATTGTTGGAAAATCACAGTATTAGTGAAGCAAACCAAGTATGTGAAGATTACAACTTGAGAATTTACGAAATAGAACGAACCAGAACAGAATACAGATTTACAATAACAGATAAAAAACAGGAGTATTAAAAATGGCTGATACAATTCGCTTTTCTAGCACAATGACAAAGATTTCTTCTAACATCAAGAAGGAAGATGTTTTTGTTTGTTTCACTTTGAAGGTCTTGGAAGATTCTTCTGTAAGAACTTTCCCAGGTCAATTCCACACCATTGATTTGAGTGTATTTGATTCAATGGCAACAAACGATGTATTCAATAAGATTAACATCCCAGCAGATGATTACAATATTGAATACAAAGTAAATCTCGGTGATTTGGAATTCAACGCAAAGCTTGAAAGTATCAATGCTAATGTTAAGCATACCAAGGACGGCACTGCTTATACAGAATACAATTTGAATTTCATTAAATCCCTTGACAAGGATGTAGATACAAAACTTTCCTATTTCTTGAAGTTGAAAGAAACAGACGAAGAAGGAAAGAAGCGTATTAAATGGATTGACACCACAATGACTGAAGTAGAGGAATAATGAGTGCTATATCTACTGCCACTGAGCAAAGACCCAGAGTTGAACAAATACTAAAGTTCTATAATGAATTAGACGATGTTTTGTTAAAGAACTACAAGTATTTTTATATTCAGTGCTCAGTAGGTATTTCAAATTCCGACCAAAGTTATTGGGATTGGGGTATTACAAGTTCTAAAATGGATGACCAAAACGAACCCGAATACTACAATGCCCATGTTTGGGAATTGGGCGACTTCTGTAATTTCACTGTATCAGATATTGATAATTGTATTACAGAAGTTCTCAATTCATTTATTCTAAAAGAAAAAGAAAAGTTAGTAAACGATTCACTAGAAAAAATCCAAAAAGACTTCAAATGATTATTATTAACATTAACTCTGCTAATGATAAAATTTATCACGAACTAGAAGGTTCGGTATTTACTTTATATCATATCTTTGTTGGCAATCAAGAATGTTATAAAGAAACTGAAGCATACAAACATTACAAACAACATTACGAAATAGGCATTAAATCTGATAAAGACGATAGTGTAATGATTTCATTTGATTATCTATCATTAGAATTAAAGTCTAAATGGATGAAGCACGAAGCAGTTGGTCTTTTGGAATTAGGCATATATAGTCCAAACGAATGTATAGAACTGAATAAAGACCAAGTAGAAAGATGGCTTAAAAAGAAAATTTACAATAGAAAACCAGTAATTGAGAAATTAAAACAAGCCAGTAAAGTTGTTCAAGACGCAAAAAGTGATTTCAAATGATTATATACGATTCAACAAATTTAGAGATTAATGGAAACCCATTTTTGTTTGTTCCAACAGAAATAAATGGGTATGATATTACAGGTTATTATTTTGGTAAGTTCAAAGTAGAACCAATAGACCCAAATGATTTTTCACCAAGAATCAGATTGATTTTTGATGATTATTCACCATATTTTTCTATTGACGAAAGTTATACAAGGACTATATCATTAGAACTCATTGAAGATATGAGAATAATGGGTCATGACATACCAATGTATCAATTTAAACTAATCACTATTAATTTGGATGCTAATAATCCTGAAGCACAAAATATAATAAATTACTACTCAAATTATCAATGCCCAATGCCATTAGAAAAGATGGATGAATACGGTGCTAAATTGTACGAAATTAAAGAAGATTTTCAATGAGTAATATAAAGATTTATAATCAAGATTGTATGGAAATGTTAAAGAACATTCCTGACAATTCTATTGATTTGATTATTACTGACCCACCATACGATGTTTCTTGTACTGGTGGTGGTGGTTCACAAGGGCATAAGATTGCTACAATGGGCGAAGACTTAGTTGATTTGAACATTAACCAAGGCTATGACATCCGTAAAGTCGGAAAAGAAATAATCCGAGTAATGAAGAAAATCAATGTTTACTTTTGGTGTAATAAGAAACAAATACCTGAGTATTTTGATTTCTATGTGAAAGAAAATGATTGTAAGTTTGATATATTGACTTGGAACAAAACTAATCCAGTTCCAACATATTCAAACAAGTATCTTTCCGATACAGAATACTGCCTATATTTTAGAAATGGTGGTTATTGTAATCCAGCTAACTGGGAAGATGGTAAGACCTATTGGTACGAACCAATTAATAATGCAGATAAGAAAGTATGGGAACACCCAACCATTAAACCACAGCACATGATTGAGAAACTAATCCGTAATAGTTCAAAGCAAGGACAACTTGTAATGGATTTGTATTTGGGTAGTGGAACAACGGCAGCTGCGTGTAAGAAATTAAATAGAAATTTCATTGGTTCGGAAATAAACGAAAAGTATTATAAGATAGCACTTGATAGAGTGGAGAACCAACAACAAGAACTTGAAGAAGATAAAAATGTTCTTGAAGGTTTCTTTGAATAACAGTTCCCAAAAATAATTTATTTGAAAAATTAAAAATAAATTATCTATATTTGTATCATACATAAGAATGTGGAATAGGCGTAGATATGTGATAAAAAATCCGCCGAAACATGAATAGAACGAAAAGATAAGGAGAAAAAAAGATGGCTAATAAATTATTGGCTCAAATGAAGAAAGAAAAGGCATTCCTTGATGTTTTGGAAAAGGAACACAAGGAAGATGAATGGCTCTCAACAAACTGTATTTCAGTTAATTTGTTGTTGAGTGGTAAAATCCAGGGACGGAATTAAGAAGGGTTGTATTTCCCAGATTTGCGCTGACTCCGGTTGGGGTAAATCTATGATTGGTTATTCTGTTCTTAAATCTGCTTATGATAGTGGAATGGATTGCTTTATTATTGACACCGAAAACGCAACCAACTATGATGTATTAAAATCATTGGGCGTTAATATGGAAGAAGTCGGTGTTTTCAAGACAAACAGAATTCCCGAAGTAAAACAAATTCTCGCAAAGATGGGTAAGGGTTTGACCCGTGAAGAAGCACGAAATGTGTTTGTACTCATTGACTCATGGGGCCCTCTCGTTACCGAACAGGTAATGGAAAAAGCCGAAGACGCTTCTAGTGCTGCTGATATGGGTAGTACTGCTCGTTTCAAGAACGAACTTGCTAATGTTCTTTTGGCTTGTAATTTCACTACACTTGTATTGAACCACGTCTACGCTTCTCTACAAATGTATGGTGATAAATTTGAAATTCCAGGTGGTAAGAGATTGTTCTTCAACTCTGATGCTATTATGTTGGCATCTTCTGCTGCTAAGGACAAAGATAAAGACAACAACATTCTAGGTAAGATTATTACCGCTGGTGTTAAGAAAGGTCGTGCCGCTAAGGAATTCGTAAAGACTAAGTATCTTATTCTTCATAATGGTGGTATTTCACCATATTACGGATTGCTTGATGAAGCCATTGAATGTGGCGAAGTCTACAAGCCAAAGAACGGATACTACTCTCGTACAAACTACGATGTTAATAAAGAAACAGGCGAACCAACCAAGTTGTGGAAGGAAGAAGAATTGTATTGCCCACAATTTTGGATTGACATCTACAAGAACGAAAATTTCCGTCACTATGTAGAAGCCAAATTCGCATTTGAAGATCAGGAACTCATATCTTCTACACAGAATGTAATGGATATGATTAACGGAAAATCTTCAATTCCTACTGATGACGAAGTAGCTGACGAAGAAGCATAATTTAAAAGAGTATAGTCCACTAAGGCTAGGAGGTGTTAGAAAAGTGGGCTATACTCTTTTTTCTTCAGTATCCATTTTTAATTTGTTTGCACCGGTTAAAATTTTATTTTTATATTTGTATTCGTTATGACAACACAAGAATTTGAAAAAGTAATTATAAAAGCATTATACGCAAATCAGTCAATTTGTTCTAAGGTTCTACCTGAATTGACAGATAAATGGTTCTCGGAATACGATACTAAACAGATTGTTAATAAGATTATTGAATTTAACACAAAGTATAGTAATCTTCCAAATGCCATTGAATTAAAGAGAATGATTACTGACGAAAAGACTTTAAAGGTCTTTGACGATGTTTTAGCGATTGATGATAACCAAGTAAATACACCTTATTTAATGGGTGAAATAGAAGAATTTGTAAGAAAGAAACTTCTATTGAACCAGGCTACTAAAATTCAACAGTATGCTAATGGTGGTGTTCAAAAAGAATCATTTACAGATAACATTGCTGATGCGGAAGCATTTACATTTGACGATAATATCGGCTTTGATTTCTTTACAGAAGCTCAAAGATTGTATGAAGATGCTAACACCAAAGAAGTAATTTTCAAGAGTGGTTTGAAAACCCTTGACGATTTGATTGGTGGTGGTTTCCACGAAAAGTCATTAAGCCTAATTATGAGTTCTACTAATGTGGGTAAAACTCTTATTATGTGTGCTTTGACTACCAATTTCGTTCTCCACGGTTATCGTGTTTTGTATGTGACCTTTGAAGATAGTGAAAATAAGATTGCTACTCGTATTGCCCAAAATATGTTTGACATTACACAAAGTCAATATAAGGTAATGAGCCGTGACGATTTCGCTAAGGCATTTACAAAAGCAAAAAGCATTGCTGGTGGTGATAAACTAATTATCAAGGAATATCCTGAAGGCACAGTTAATGCTCTCCAAATTGAAGCACTAATTAAAGATTTGAAGGACAAGAAGAAGTTCGTTCCTGATGTATTGGTAGTTGACTATATTGGATGTATGATTCCAAATGGTAAACCAAACCCAAATTTGAACTCCAATAGTTTGTTGACATTAGCTGCTCAACAAATCCGTGCCCTTGGTATGAAATATGGTTTCCCAGTAATTTCTGCTTCACAGACAAACCGTGGTGGTTATAATAATGCAGAAATTTCATTGAGTGATGCTGCTGACTCATTCGGTCAAAATATGAAGGCCGATGCTGTATTTGCGGTCACACAAACACCTGAAATGAAAGACCAGGGAATGTATCAAGTTCAATTATTGAAAACTCGTTATGGCAACCAAAGAGGTCAGCTCGTAACGATTGGTGTAGATGTTGAAAAGCAGCGTATCTATGATTTGAACAATAGTGCTTCTGTTGCAGCTAGAACTCAAAACATTGTAGATACAAACCCAACAAATTATCAAGCACTAGGTTCAAACCCATTTAGCACTATTACACCACCAGCTAGTGGTTCAAGTGTTAGTGGTAAAGACCTTAGTGATTTGAATAGTAGTGTATTTTAAGGAGAATTTATGAATTTAGATGTATTGATTGAAGATGGTGAAGGCATATCCGATTCAAAAAGTCAAAAAGAAAAGTTCTTCAAAATAATGGGAATGAATGGTTTTGATTTCTCCGACATTGACGAAGCAACCAAATTACCAAAATTCCTATTACCAGTAATTGATAATGAAACCGAAGAATTTAATAAGTTCAATATATTACTTGCCAAACTCCACAAGACCAAGCAGGTCAATATATTGGAAGCATTATCAATTCTAGTAGAAGATTATTTAGAACCACCAATGGCTCTAAAATGTTTAGACGAATTGAACTATGTTGCTTTAACAACCGAATTAAAAGAAAAATTCAAATTAAAGACAAATAAGAAACAGGATGTTTCAATTTTAGATTTCTTGAATTAAGTTATGATTACCACTGATGGAATGTATGCGTTATACCGCAAATTAAAGGATATGTTGGAAAAACCAACACCAGGTAGGGTGAAGGAATTTCTTGAACATCCCTTTAAGTATCATACAGAACACTACTACAATGCTACAAAGAATTGGAGCAGTGGTGCTAGTAACTTCGTTACCTTAGCAAATGCGATTAACAGTGGACATTTTTCATTGGATGCTTTTTGTGTTATCTTTATAGGCTATTATATTACACAGTCTAAATTGATGACACAAAAAACTATGAATAATATTGACAAACTCAAAGAATTTAATAAATTTTATACACCATTTGAAATGAAGAAACAAATGGATTATATAAATAAAAAAATTGAAGAATCGGTAGATACAGACGATGTGTTTGCTGACTTCACACAAACAAAACTTGACATATATTCAGTCGGAGAAGATCAGAAAAATACTTTGTATGAAATGATAAAGTCGGGTGAAGTTAATCTAATACATTTCGTAATTGCGTGGCACAACCACAAATTTGAAGTGGATGAGAATAAGATTACAGACAAAGACTATTATAATTTTATACAGTATATGAAGATTATAAGACAAAATATGTACAAATTAACACAAACTACTGTTTAATATAACATAATGTGTTTTGTTGAAAATTGTGCGGTTAGTGATTGTAAAAATTCTTTTACAAAACCATTGACAACACAATATAGTTTTTTAAATTTGTGTTATAATAAATGGTGAACATATTAAAGGAGAAAATATAATATGCCAATTAAAAGAGATTTCCAAGGTTATTTTTCACAAATCGCTCACGCAGGTAATGCTGGCACAACCGAAAAGAAATCATACAAAGTAGAAAATGCTTTCACCCCTGTACTCAAAGATGGTACATACGAAGTTGTAATGCGTTTTCTTCCTTCCCACCCAGACGAAATTAGCCCATTCATTGAGAACAGAAACCACATGTTCCAGCTCAAGAATGGCACTTGGTTTGGTTGTGATTGTTTGAGTAAGTTCGGCAAGCCATGTCCTATTTGCGATTACAACCGTGCTATGTGGAAGAAATATTCAAAGGAAGAAGCCAAGAATCATACATTGGGCAAATTCAAGCCAAATTATGTTTCTAATGTTCTCATTGTTCGTAATGACAATGCTCCTGAAACAGAAGGCAAAGTATTCCGCTTTGAATACAAATCTTTGGTAATGGGTCTAATTTCCAAGGCCATGACTGACCACGAAGACCCTGAAGAAGGCATAATCAAGGGGTTTAACCCATTTGACTGGAAGAATGGTGCTAACTTCATTTTCAAGGGAGTTCAAGCCGGTAAATTCACAAAGAATGACGGCTCCTGCTTCGGTGCTCAAAAACCAATTAATCGTTGGGATAGAACCACCAAGAAGTTTGTTCCTTTGACAGACGAAGAAATTGATGCCATTGAAGCTCAACTCTATACACTTGCTGATTGCGAACACAAAGAATCTGATGTTCGTGATTACCAGGGCATTTTGGATTCTTATTTGAAGAAGAACGGTTCTCCACTCGGTGCCGACGAAGGCTTGACCTTTGGTGCTGGTGTAGCTGTTGCTGCCGCTCCATCCACTGCTGCGACAACTTCTTCTATTCCTGATGATGCTTCATTTACCCCAAATACAGAAAGTGTTGACCAGGACGTCACCGATAGTGACGATTTCTTCTCTAAACTTTCTAACATGTAATCCTAACACATCAGATTAGAATTACACTTTATATTAGCAAGCGACCATTGACAACAGTGGTCGCTTTTTGTATATTATAAAGAAAAAGAAAAAGGAATACTAACAAATGAATTATTTTCACAATACTAAACTTCGCATTTTAAATTTCACTCACTCAGACATGGATGGTGCTACTGCCAACATCGTTGTTCGTAATTATTATAACAAAGTAATTACTGAACCAATTTCCCACATACAAGAAAATACAATAGTCCAAAAAATGATTAAGTATAAGGACGATTTTGATGCGATTTTGTTTACTGATTACTGCCCACAAAATCTAAATGAAATTAAAGCATTTGGTAAGCCTGTTCTTGTATTAGACCACCACGAAACAGTAAAGAAATTCAATAATCCAAAAGAATTTGTTTATGTTTGTACTGGTTTCTGTGGTGCTAAACTTGTTTACGAATACTTGAACCACGATGATTGTTTGAAACATTTGAAAGAACTTGTTGACATTGTTAATGACATTGACCTTTACATTAACAAAGACCCTCGTTCCAAACACTATAATGCTCTCTATTGGGAAATGGGATTTAACTGGTTCGTTAATCGTTTCTACATTGGTGAGATTGAACTTAACAAATCCGAAAAAGCCTTCCTAGTTCGCAGGCAGAAAGAATACAAAGAATACTTTGATAGTCTTGAAATTAGTGAACTTCGTAATGGTGGTGTTTTCTGTTATTCCGAAAAATTCTTACACGAAATCGTTGAATCACTTTATGCCGAAGGATATAAATGGTGTATCGTTTATCGTGCCGGTTATCTTTCAGTTAGAAGCTCAAATGATAGCGGTATTGATTTGACAGAAGTTGTTAAGACTCTCGGTCGTGGTGGTGGATTAGAACACGCAGTTGGTATTCCACAAAACAAAGATGTTTTAGATAAACTAATCCAGTCTGTTGATGAAGCAGTTGATACAGCAATTAAATTAAAAACAAATCCACCTGCTGACGAATTTATGAACAAATTGCAGGGTGTGAAATAAATAGAAACAAATGCAAATACAAAACATAAAAAGTCAATTTGATAATAAAATGGTGCCCTTGGAATTAACCGAGGGTGTTATGAACAATGTAATTAAATGTATTAAAGAACCTATTACTTGCCCAAATAAAGATAACATTCCACAATGGAAATTTTGTACTGTAAAGGGTAATGTTCGTTGTAACGATAATATGGATAAAACCAACATTCTTATTCTTGACTATGATGACGCAGGTTATTCATACCAAGAATTTGAAGATAGATTTAGAGGTTACAAATACTTCTTACATACAAGTTATTCTTATAATGGAACAAATAGTAAGTTTCGTGTGCTATTATTTCTTGACCAGGAATATGAAATAGATAGACTATTCTGTAAAACCAGTCAAGCAATTTATAGCCCATATACTTTGTTATTACAGTATTTTAATCATGTTGACAAGGCTAGTTTTGTAAAATCACAATTCTTTAAGGTCCCAGCTATCAAAGAAAAAGATAGTCCATATTACTACAACATTCACGATGGCGAATTGTTCTCTATGAACAACATTGATACATTCATGTTCGCTTATACAGAATGTAAGCAGTTTTTGGAAAACGAAAAACGAGATAGAGAAGTTAAATCACAAGTATTCAAAACCCAGTATACAGGTGATTTGACAAAGGCCTTGGAGTTCGTCAAACGCAAAATGGAAGAAGCTCAACCAGGTGAAAGACATAATGCTGTGTTTGGATTGGGTGCGTTCTTCCAGCATTGTGGTGGCGACTATGATACTTTCTCTCGCATTAGACCTAGTTGGGCAGATAAGAAATTTGATAACCAAATGAAAAGACTTGAAAAGGAATGGTTTAAACTATGACAATAGAAGAACTTTTATCACTCAAAGATTATGGTAGAAATATCGGTTATCTTGTAAATGATAGTTTTAATAATAAATTCTGTTTTACATTAAGATACCCTGAATGTAACAAATACGATGTTGTGTTTGATTATACCTATCACGATAGGATTACTTATAGTGTTTCTACCCAAACTGCTGAAGATATAATCCATAATTTTAGTGATTATGATGGTAATGTAGCAGAATACCATTATAAAGATGTACCATTAGATGTAGCAAAAAATCAACTAAAAGAAAAATGGATAGAATATAAGAACTATCTTAACGATATTGAAGTCAATAAAATCGGAGAAGATTTTCAATGAAAATTTGGGAAATAATTTTATTTTGGGCAATTATAACTTTAATTGGATGTTTAGTTATAGGAACACCAGTATTCTTGTTAATGTATTTTCTTGCCGGTATGCCATTAGAATTTTCATTATATTTCTCATTTGGAGCTTGTATATTTGGTGGTATTATGTGTGCTTTAACCAGTAAAATGTAAAGTTCTCAGTGAACAAATTTATTAAAGACCCTATTGACATATAGGGTCTTTTTGTATAGTTTAACAAGAGATAATATATAAAATATACACATTATTAACAAAAGGAGCATAAATGAAGAAGTTATTTCTCATTTTAATGGTGGCAATTAGTGCCGCTTTTGGTGGTCCTGGATTGGCAGATGGTGCTGCGAAATTCGTGGGTAATATTACTACCCAAGGACAAGTTCGTAGTGATTTCACCAGTCTATGGAATCAAATTACCGCAGAAAACGAATGTAAATGGGCGTCTATTGAAGGAACCCAGGGTCGCTATAACTGGAGTGGTTGTGATGCGGCCTATAATTGGGCAAAGAACAATGGAGGTCATTTCAAGTTCCATGCGTTAGTTTGGGGTTCTCAATATCCTAACTGGTTGAATGGAAAATCTGCCGAAGATACAAAGAAAGCAATTACTAATTGGATGGATGCAGTTAAGAACCATTATCCTGATTTGGAAATGATTGATGTGGTAAACGAAGCAATTAAGTCAGGTGGTAAATATCACTCCAACTATGGTTCACAAGGTAACAATAACATTATTGCTGCGTTGGGTGGTGATAACGGAAACTATGAGTTCGTAGTTACCGCATTTAAGATGGCGAGAGAAAGATGGCCCGATGCTATCTTGATTTACAATGACTATAACACAGTTCAATGGCAAAAGAATGAAGGTATTGACCTTATTCAAAAGTTGAAAAAGCAAGGTGCCCCAGTAGATGCTTATGGTCTCCAGGCCCACGATATGCAGAAAGCAGGTGGTGGTAATGGTGGTACAGGTGGTGGTGGTTCTTGTTTAGACATTAACCAACTAAAGTCTACCATTGAAGAAATTTGGACTAAAACCCAAATGCCTATGTTCATTAGTGAATATGATATTGCTACTGAAGATGACAATGACCAGAAGAATTGTTATTCACAACAAATTTCTTACTTTATGGAAAATGAACATATTGCTGGTATTACTCTTTGGGGTTATATCTACGGTGCTACTTGGACTACAAATGGTAACTCCGGTATCATTAAGAACGGACAAGATAGACCTGCTATGACCTGGTTGAAATCTTATTTGAAAGAAAATAAGGGTGTAAACTCTACTGGTTTGCCAACTGGTGATGGTGTAACGATTGTTGAACCAGAACCACAGAAACCATTTAAGGGTGAAGCATTTAATATAGCATTACCTATTGAAGCAGAAGATTTTGATATTCCAGGTAAGGGAGCAGGAAACAATTCCTATTCCGTTAGTGGTGATTGTAATGACACATGGAATACTGAATATCGTAAGGGAACAACTGTAAAGATTGGTGAAAAGAATGGTGGTTTAGTTTTGGGTTGTAATCCAACTGGTAACTATTTCCAATACACCATTAAGGTTCCTGAAGCAGGTAATTACTATGTTTACGCAACAGTAGCAGCTGAAGGAGATGGTGCTATCTTATTCAAGATTGGTGATAAAGCCATTACAGATACATTGAAATATACCGGTGATTCCTGGACTAAATTTGAAAAGATTAAGGGTCAAGCAAAATTTGATGCTACAGGTGAACAAATCTTAACATTAGAGATTGCTAAAGGATATATTGATGTAGATAAATTTGAATTTATGGTTACAGATTGTGCCCCAGGTGATGCAAGTTGTGGCGGACCTTCCTATAATTGTGAA